CGCTTCCGCTCGGCGCGGGGGGTATACCTCTGTATGGTATAAGAGGTATAATTGGAAGGGGAGTGGGTGTGTGTCCGCCCTCGGCTCCGCCTCGGGCGGGGTTGTTGATGTGTTAAGAGCGTTTGAACCGGTTAAACAGGTCCGCCGATCCAGTTAAGTAGACGCTTCTTAGTTGTGGTCGGTTCTTTCTGGGCAGTCGGTTCTTCCTGGGCAGTGTCTTCATCTATCTCTTCGGGCTTCTCCTGGGCCTGGGCTACTATCTGGCTTGCGACTCTATCCTTAAAGCCTAGGGACCCTTTCAAGAGACCGTAGCTGCCCTTGAGGGCATAAGCCATTGGGCTTGCTACATACTTACTCCCGAGGGTATAGGCAGTCATCTGGATCTTTTGGCTGGTGACAGCTCTCTTCTCCGGGATGGAGACGGCCTTTGCCGCTTTGTCCTCTAGAGTTGCAGGGGCCGTAAGCCTTTTGGCTGCTTTGAGAGCTCCGCTGCTCACTCTCTGGAGGAGATGTATAGAGCCTGATGCTGCTAGCTTTGCCGCTACCTTTGCCGCCGCCTTGGCCTGTTGTAGGCTAGTATGTTCTGGCATTTTGTCTTTCTCCTTGTGTTATTTTATCTTCTTGTACTGATTCACCATTTTGGTGTCGATCCGTGTGATTATCTCTCTCATTCCAGATGATTCTGAGAATGGGAGGTCATCCTTCTTCGCTGCGTGTAGCTGAGCTACGGTGATACCCAGGACATTACAGAGGTGTGTTCTTATGCTTCTTAGTCTCTGCACTGACTTCGCCTTGTTTATGGCGGTCGCCACCTTTTCCTCGAACGCTTCTGTTACTCCATAGATGGGGCCAACTTCAAAAGCTGGCACACCTGCTACGTGCAGGAGGTTGAGGGTATGGATGCCTTTCCCCCGGGTGTATACGGAGGTCTCCTTAGTCTCGAGGAGCTTTTCTCCCTTACCACCTTTAAACTCCCCCTGGGTTACCAGGGCGTTGGCCGCCTTTGCGGCGCTACTAGTAAAGGCGTAGAGGATCATCCGTTTCCCGGCGCGGGTTATTCCTTCGCAGAGGGATCCTTCGTCATTAGGAACTATCTTACCGTGCCTGCTCTTACACAGGGATATGATCTTATCCATCATTATGTGTTTCTCCTTTGTTTGTTTAACCCTAGGCCCTGTGACTGGGCTCCAGGATCGCATTAGGGCTCTTCTGCAGAACTCTGTCGTGGTAGGACTTAATAGCCATAGCCTCGACTAATCCGCCTTCACGGCTAAGTCGGTGGGCCGCCAGCACTCTTTTACCTACCCTATTCCTGTTGTAGGGACAGGATACGGATAGGTCGCTGATGGTGACCACCTTTCTGGCCCCTCCTAATTGGGGGAGGCCCAGCCGGAGGGCTGTGCGGACTCGCAGAAGTATCTTGTTCCCTGTTGGAACGAGACGGCCGCCCTTCTTCTCTTTTACTTCATCCGTCAGAAAGATGTAGAACCTCTCTGACCCCTGAATATTTAGGTCTTGTAGGTGCATTATTCCTCCTCTAATTTCTTCAGCTTCTTCTTGTCAACCCTGAGGGCCATCGTGAGGAACCTCTTGGACCTCTCTATATTCCTCATCAACTCAGGATCGGTCTTACTCACAAGTACCACCTTCCCCTCTTTGAGGGTGATGGTCTGTTCTGACCGGCCCCCAAGCTTGTCCAACTCTCTACGGAGGTAGACAACGCTCTTCCTCAGGGAAGAGGTCTTCCTCTCCTTCATTTTCTCTTCCTTCATTGCGTCTCCTTTCTTCTCTTAGGACAATCCTCTGGTCGCCAGGCATCTCCTGGCCAGACACAGAAGTTGTTTCCGCGTGTATTGTGTGGACAGGACTTACATTCCTGTTCCGTGGTGGGTGTAGCCCGGATCAATCTGCTATCTGCCTCGTCCTGCCATCTCTCTATTCTCTCCCCAACGTAGTCGGGGTCGGGCAATTCGGATTCAGGTATCATTGGATTTTCTCCTGTATAGTTCTGTAGGTGGAGGGAATGCCATGGAAATTCCAATGGCCAGCCACATCAGGAAGATGAATACCCGCAGCATCACCCGCGACATCCACAAACAGCCATATATTTTCAGTTTATTCATTTCTGCCTCTCTTTCTTCATTCTGGTTCAAACCAGTTGCTTATTCCTCCTAACACCCGCCGGACGGCGCGGGTAATAGCTCGGAGGATCTTTCGGACTATAATCACAACCGTCAGGGCCAGAACAATTCCGGCTCCTGTGGCGAACCATGGGTCCATTACTCTTCCTCCTCTAACTTCTTGAGGATATTTTTCCGGAGTTCGTGTCCGGAAACGCTTTTATACCATCTATAGACAAAGATGCCTATGATTATTCCTATGATGATTTCCATCTTTTCTCCTTTCTTGTTTTATGAATAGAAAAAAGGGGGAGCCGACCTGGCTGGGCCGACTTCCCCCTTCGGGTTGGAGGTGCCATGAACTAAATGTGTTTTTATGTTATACGCCGCAGCATTTCTTGTGCTTTCTCCCAGAATTGCAGGGGCACGGTTCATTCCTTCCCACCTTCATGTGGGAAGCGCTGCCTTTCGCTTGGCGGTCATATATTGTTATCCCGTTGATGTGATCCACTTCGTGCTGGATGCAAGCGGTCTCCAGCTGTGATAGATTATCCTTCCCGGCGTAGAAGTATAGGGCCCCGGGAATATTGTCAGCCTCCACAACAACCCCCCGGGATCTGGAGGTTGTTATAAACTTAACCTCCGGGAGTGAGAGACAGCTCTCCTTCCGGAGATAGGTCTCTTCCTCCCGCTCTGTAATCACGGGATTAATCAGGTATAGAGGTTCCTTGACTGCCATTGCTATCACGCAGGCGTCGAGGCCTACCTGATTCGCGGCCAGTCCGACTCCTGCCTTATGGGTTTGGAGCTTCTCCAGGAGCTTTTTACCAATCTCGTGACCTACTTCCTCCCCCACCTCCTTGCAGGGGATTTTGAGCAGGTCCAGGTTTGTTATGATGTTCATTGGACCAGCTCCTCTTTCAGGTGGGCGGCCCACCTTTTATTAGCCAGCTGTATTACAGCCAGCTTGACAGGCACCTTCATGACCTTGTCATGTTTTAGGACCTTCTTCAGCCAGGGGATCCTCTTCTTCATCCCCTTGGCCTTCTTCAAGATCAGGGCTGCCTTGTTTTTGGCCGTCTTGCTTGTCATACTTGTTTTAGTTTTCATACTACTACTCCTTTGTGTGTTTATCCCTCATTTTTTTCTTCATTTTCTCGACAAACTCATCCCACTCCTCCTCGGAGAGGGTTTTAATATCCTGGGTCTCTTCATCCCAGAGGTCATTTACCTTCAGGACGAATGTTCTGTCATCGTCTTTTTGACCGAGCAAATGATATTTGCCATTATGACTCTTAAAATTATTCTTTTTCATTGATAGTATACTTCTGCATAGTTAACGTCTTCATTCTACTTCTCCTTCCCCTGCCGGTAGAATCTACCAGCAGAATATGTCCGGGTGTATCTCCTTAGTCACTCTGTCAGCCACCCGGATTGTCCTGAACGGACTCGTACTTGGTGACCAGCCTGTGGACTCTTTAATGGCCACCATCACCGGTAAAGGCACGATGACTATATCCACGTCCACGGGTAACAGGAGTGCCTCTTCCAGAGCTTCCCCGACAGCGGTGGTCATCCGGAAGGCTAGGTTGATTGTCTCATACCCCTGCCATCCGAGGTCCTCCATCACTTTCTCCTCCGGTGCCAGCATGAGTCCCTTGGCTCGCTCGGCAGAGCACGCCGGAAGGACCTCGCCGGAGGTGAACTTAAACTCATGGGGCGAGCTGAAGTTGGCTACATTCAGCCCGTTTGCCAGCGTTACCACTGGCATATTTACCACTGGCATATTATTGTTGTTATTCTTGTTGCTCATTATTTATCTCCTTTATTTATGTGCCTGCCTATTCTTGGCCGGCAGGCTTAGGCCCGGCAGGGCCCCTTCTCCTTTCCTTGCCGCGGTAGCGGCGGAGGCGGCAGCCGGAGGTGTTGAGGTGCGGAGGCTGCCTACCATGGCAGATCATTTCCTTTCCTCTTTGTAAGGATCACTTTAATCCCCATAACAATCATCTTCTATTGATGATAATTGTCTGGAGATTTCCTCTTCAATTTCCTCTTTCGGAACAATTCCAACATCCGAAGGGTGATACAGAGGATCACACATTGCTTTCTCCTCTGTATTGTATATTTTATCACCCACTATGAAATAATGACGAGTTGCAAATCCAATCAACTCGCCATTTTTCAACTCAATTGGAATACTCCCTTCATGCCTCAATTGAGTGAATCGCCAGTTTTTGCCTGGCAATTCGTAAATATACTCAATTGTACATTCTAGATTGCCCTCTGACCTGGCATAGTGACCAGAGGGCATTTCCATGTAGATGACTTTCTTTCTGGCTACTATCTTGTTCATTTTTTCCCCCTTTAGTTATGAGAGCAGGCTCTGCTTGTTAAGACAGAACCTGCTTCTCTGTTTGTCATGTTTGTTATTTGTGGTGGTCCACTGTCAGGAAGGCAGATAGCTGCCCGTCCTGTACAATATCTACCACCCTTACTTTACCAGTTACAACGCTGTGTCCATGGTTGGTCCGCTTTGGGCTCCCAGACACAACTTTGCAGCACCTCACACCTTTGATGTAAAGCCCAAGCCCAAGTTCGTCAGGCTTAATCTCTACACCCGCTAGGTGCTTGGCGGCCTTGACCTTTTCAATGGTCTTAGCCGCCTTCCTGGCGTTGCTCTTGTCCCCTGGCACATCTTGCCACAACCCAATCACCTTCATCAGGTGACGGGCTGTGGTTGTTCCATTCTCCTCGAATACAGGAGTCAGAATAACCAGCACGGTGCCAGTTAACGTCATTGACCCCTTGAGGATATACGTACCAGGCTCCACAACTGTGGACCGGACTTCGCCAAGGATCTTCTTTTGGTAGAAGATCGCCTTCTTATAGCTTTTACCGTTCTTAGTACAGCTATATCCGATGATAACCTTCCTACCGACGACCTTGTCCAGGGTTTTACCCCACTCAACCACGGACAGATCAAATGCAGCCTTCGCATCCTCATCGTCACGTAGCTTCATGGCGATTTCTCTTGGATCATAGCCGAGATCCTTGGCATGTCCTTTCCAGCCTCCATACAGCCGGACCCGAGGAGCGGGATGCTCCTCAGGTCTTAGGACTGTATAATCACGGGGCACCCTCCCAAAGCCGCCGTATTCATCGTTGAGACAGTCAACAATGATATCAGCAACTCCGGCCGTGAAGACCACGGACGCCTTGGAACCCTTCTTGGACCTCTCAGCAGCCTCGTGTCCTGCGTTCCACAGGATACGAACCGCGTCCTTGAAGGACTTATGGTCCATGGCCTCACGTAAGTAGGCCCAATGGCAGCGGTTGGTTTCACACACCACCGTGATGGACTCGCCCCGGGTCAAGGATCCCTCCTTGGTGCTGGTGAGGACCTTGGCAATGGCGACATTGTAGTCCTTCACCATGTCAATGACCTCATCATTGAGGGTCAAGTCAGAGGGACTCCCCAGGAAGCCGAAGAACGTTCCTGGATTGAACCCGTCCAGAATGGCTTCCAGGTTGTCCTCCTTCAAGGCATCACGGACCTTCAGGACGAGCCTGTTCAAGAAGTGATCAGGCTCAACATCCCAGTCCGTATTACCCGCACGGATCTCGGCCAGGGCGCTCCTGTGGAACGGACTCTTGCCCGTGAAGAACTTCAGGAGCTCATCCACAGTGTCCTGTTTCTTCTCGGGGAGTCTTTCGCTCCACTTGTGAGCGGCCACTGCGAACGTAGTGGCCAGGCCAGTGAGCTCGGCTGCACTCTGGACTGTCAGCCCAAGTCCCTTCAGGAACTTGACTGCATTAGCATCATCCTTCCGCAGAAAGATGTTGTGCTGAAGCAGCGTCAACGCGCCGATGTTCGGTGCATTGAGGAAGGCGCTGACAGCATCAGTGGTACCGAACTTGTGCCACTGGCTCCTGGTGCGCTCCTTGGGCTTGAACGCACCCGGCATCCCGTGCCAGTCCTCGGCCACCAGGTCGAGCTTGACGTGGTGCGGATCATCCTCACCGCAGCGGCACATTGGGTCGAAGTCGAAGTCACTGTTCATGACCTTGGCCACCGTGCTGTTGGTGAAGATGCTTCCCCGGCACCTCATGGCCGCAGTCAGCTCCGCATCGTGGGCCTTGTCGCCGTTCATGAGGCTATACAGATAATCCTCATCGACGATCTTCAGCCGTGCGAAGTTGCCCGCAGACAACATCGGGATCCTGAAGACCCATTCATTCCCGGACCCACCGGGAACAAATGCCACATCGTCAGGTAGCGCCTCCAGACATGCCAGGTATGCGCCATCAAAGCGATGATTGGCGCACCTGGCCGCATCTGCGTACTGAGCCAGAAGGTGGTTATATATCTTGCGGGCGATCCAAGGATGCTTCATCAGCGTTTGACCGACATAGCAAGCCTCCTCGCCACCAGCAAGGACAGCCTTAAGGACCGCGTGGTGGACCATGAAGTCCTCCTGGCGCTCTTCGAGGTCATTCACGACCTCCAGGTAGCCACGAGGTGTCTTATGGGCCCCATGCAGTTCGCCGAGCCTCTCCATGACCATGGGCCAATCGAGATCCCTGTAATAGTGCTGAACCTCGATGTTGTCCCTGATCTTGAGATCACGGCTCGCCGCATCGGCCATGATGCCAAGGCGTCCATGGTATTTGTAGGTGCGACCTACTTCTACCGGGATCTCCTTTCTTCCCTTGAAGATGGAGATCGGCAGGATTAAGTCAACATCCTCACCACGGACACTAGGCAGCAGGCTACCGGCGGCCAGTAGATCCAGCTCTTCGAACTCGAGCCTGAACTGCTTCTGGCCCCAGGTATTGTAGCCCGACTCACGAGTGAGTGGGATACTCATCCTGCCCTGGCCATCAGCGGTGCCGAGCTCTCCCTCAGCTACCACGAGGAACTTGAAGCTCCCCGCGACAATCACCTCGTGAGAGGTGACGGTCGCCTTGCCATAGGCAACCATGTCCTGCGGGGAGCTGAAGAACCTGCGGCGACTGGCAACATATTCCGGATCCGTGCAGACCAAGAGGCGTACGGGTGTGTCCGCCGCATTGCCTTTCTTGGCGCTCAGGATCTGGCCGGCCCATTTCTGAACGGTCTGCTTGATGAGAACAGACTTGTTCAGATTGCTGCTATTAGATCTCAGCAGCTCGGTCAGGTCCACGAACCTGAAGGCATCCAGGCTGGTTACTCCAGCCACGATATCCGCCTCCAGAAATGTGTTGAAGTTCGGGACCTCGACCGCTAACCTCTCATCCCGACGGTTTGTGATGATCTCGCCGTCCGCATCCTTGAGGTAGAGTGGTCTACCTTGCAGATCGACGACAGGGATCTTCACACTGTGGGTATTATTCCACAGATCCCGCCGGGGGGTAACGTCGAAGCGGCCAAAGGTTACCGGGCCTGAATACAGGTTTCCCTTGGCCTTTTCTTCCTTTATTACTTCCTTACCCACGTCGCCAAAGATATTGCTGACCAGACGGTCAACCATCTTTGAATCCCGGGCTCGGAAGTTTCTACGTTGTTTACGCATGATACCTCCTCTATTGTGAAAAGAGCGCCAAAACTACTGGGCGCCCTCCTCGTTTCAGTCTACACCTCCTACTTATTGCAGCAATCACTGCAAGAGCCGGATGATGTAGAATGTGAACTCCAAGCTCACCCACAAGCTCTGGAACACCGCGGTCGGCGCTCCTCCTTGTAGGGACTTGGAAATATATCCGCCCCTATGTATATTTGGGGTGGAGTTTATACGCATAGGCATATCCTCCATATTGAGCCCCTGCCGCAAACAGGGGCTTGTTAGTTACTTCCTCTCTTCAGGCTCCCCACAATAGAGGCACTCATCATGCGCTCTATCTTTCCACCTATTGTAGGCACAGTGAGCGAACGGGCTGTCCGGGCACTCCCAGCGGCTCCCAATCACAACCTCCAGTGTTGTAAGATGGATGGATGGTTTCACCATTATTGTGGTTTTAGGTGGGTCGTGGTCTTCGATCACCAGCTCCTTGAGTTTGTACTCCAGGCGAGACACTCTGTCTCTAGCTTCCTGGAGCTGGTCATACAACCTTTTATGTGTATTCATGTTATTCCTCTCTTGGTGTAAACTTCTCCCAGTCAATGGGAGAGTTCATTTTCCCGGTAGAGACCAGGTAATTATATAACCTGGCCTCCCGTTCCTTTATGTGGACAGGGTTATCCATAATCCTGTCCTTTTTGCGAAGCTCTCGCCGATCGGTGCTGTACACCAAGCGGGAGTTTTGCTTTGTTTTATTCATAGCTTCCTCCTTCTATGCTTCTACCATTGGCCAGCACGGGTCCTTTCGGACCACTCCCATACTGACCAGGAGAAGGATAGCCTCCTCCTTTGTTTCTTCATCCGGCGTCCGGAGTATCCTTCTTGCTTCATACTCCGGTATGGTCTCATGACGAGACCCGCCGAAACGTCTTTCCCGAGTGACCTGCACCATGGCAGCGAGCCACTGTTGGTCGAGGTCGTCCTTGGGTACGCTAAGTACCCACACGTGTCTACTTTCACTCATGGGGTTACCTCCTTATTTAAAGAACTCAAGCTGTTTAGGTATTGAGCTCCTGTTATATGACTTAGCAAGATTCCAGGCCTTGCCCGGACGATATCTTGCCAAGTCTATGACTCTAAGAGCCGCGCCCCGCTCCAGCTTGTAGCTGTAGCGAGGTCCATTCCCCTTCCAGAAATGGACCAGCACGGCCCAGCCACCCGGATTAGTCCAGGTGACCATTATTCCACTACTCACGACAGCAGCTGCAGTAGCTGCAATAGCAGCTGAGTCACAAGTAGGCTGGCGAACCAGGATTGGCTCACCAGTATGACTCCCTGTCGCAATTTGTAAGATTCCTCCCGCCTTCGTTTACCTCCTTTCTAGTGCCTTATCCAAACCCTCAAAGGGCCTGAATGTGGCAGCTGTGACCACTGGCTGCTCAAAGGCCCTATAGTTCTTCAGGACCTGCCTGGCCTTGAAGAACTTGCTCTTGGCCGACCGAAGAGCCTTTCGCTCCCCTGTGGTGGCCGTAAGCAGGAATTGATAGGACGTCTCCATAGCTGTCCTCAGTTCCTGCTGAGCAGCGTTGGCCTGGGCTCCACACACACCAACCAGGGCACACATGGCGTCCCAGTCTTCGGCCGCGTGGCTGAGTCCCTTGAGCTCTTCCTGGAGCCCTAGAGCCTCTTCCCAGTCCCGCCTGGCCCTGGAGCTAAGGCTCTTAGCTTCCTCCAGTTGGCCAAGCAAGGACTCCATTTGATAACTGGCCTTGATGGCCGCCCTCCTTTCCTGAAGGGCCTCTTCGGCGCAGACCATGATGGCCTTTGCCGCCTTTTTGTCGGACTTAAGAGATTCCTCCCTTAAGTCCTTTCTTACTCCAGCCTTGACCTCCATGGCCGCCTTCTTGGCAGCCCACTTGGCCTCAGCCTTCCGGGACTGGGCCTGTTGCTCAGCCCGGACTTGTGTTTCCCGTGCTTCTTTCACCAGGGCACGGGCTCCCTGGATATTTAGAGTTGCATTCATGACCATGACGCAGCCTCCTTCTTATATTATGGACGCTCTTTATTGAGTGAGCCCCGACTCAGGCAGCATCCTTGTTCCTGCATCGGGGCTTTTGTGTTTTCACCCCCTTCCCCTTGTTGTGTGGGGAAAAGGGGGGCTTATCTCTCTGATGAGGCTTTCCTCATCATAGGACCTCGGCGAAGAATCGAACTTCACTACAACCATTCGAGGTCTCGAGGGCTCTGCTTCCCTCAATGGCTCACCACTTTAATCCTCAACTGGTCGCTTTGCCAGCCGTATTGGATAACCCAGGTGACGGGTTGTCTTTCCTAGGACTCTGGCCTGGCTAGTGTGCCAGGACCAAAACCATTATAGCCACCGCTACAGCGGCGCCTATAATGACTTTGGTGGAAGTCCCTGTCCTAGCAGCAGGGACTTCCTTTTCCCAGGATCCTGGGGCCACTATGCCAATACCCCTCGTGGCATTGACTCTGGCCCTGAGCTTGGCCTTGTGCTGGACCAAGATCATTGACCTCGACTGGGCTGAGGCCTGGAAGTACACTATTTCTGCCGAGGGGGTAGTGTACTTTTTCACCCACGGGTTATATTCCGTGGGCACCCCCAGCACGACAGTGTATGTATATACACCATCGTGCTTAAGGTCGTCCCACACTACGCTGGTGTAGCGAAGCGTGGTGACTTCCTGGGCCACCAAGAAGGCGGCCATGAAGGTGGCCATGAAGGTGGCCATAAGAGTTGCTTTCATAACAACTCCTTTCCTTTCTTAATCATGATGCCTCACTATCTTTTCAATGGCCCGTAAGGCTTGGGGCCTTTATTTACTCGGATCACTCCGAGACTAGTGCAACGTAGTTGTTGCCTTGTACTCTTCTTACTTGCTATTCCTTCCTTCCTATGTACAGAAATGAAGGGTACAATTGAGCTCAGCCAGGTCTCGAAACCTGTTACCCTTTCGCAGGCACTGAGCGGTCCAGATTACTTATTCTTATTAAACAAGTAATCTTCGATATTCTGAGCTGATCTACGATACATCTTAGCAAGGTATATATAACCCTCTATTTTGCGAGGATCACATGATTTGCAGCGATGTTCTAATTCATCTGCTTTCTTTCTAGAAGAAGATGCATCTTTTCGCAGTTCAGCATCATTTAATACTTCTGGCATATAGCCTCCATATTAAGAGTTAAAGGGAAGGTATTTTCCAAGCCCCCTTCCCATAGGGCTTATGTAGAGGGGTCGGGCATGGAACCCAAACTCTCCTTTGATACAATATAGTATCTTTACCACACCCACCGTACACCTAAAATTTCTCCCCCAGCAATAGCGTCCCTTCCCTCCCCCAGCAATAGCGTCCCTTCCCCCCCCCAACGCCCAGCCTAGTTCCTACCAACACGCCAACCTAGTTCCATATATATATACAACAGGGGCCCTACCCCTCCCTGGTAATAGCGTCCAGATGACATATCTAAAATAACAGGGGAAGAAAAGGGCTAGGCCCCAAAGAAAGGGTTAGGTTTGCGCCTAATAAATGCTTAAATTAGGAGGTCTCCCCCTCCCCCCCCCTCTGTGTATGTGTGTTAAGTCCACCATCACCACATTACCAAGAAGCTGATGTAGCTCAACTGGTAGAGCAGTTGATTTGTAATCAGCGGGTCGGGGGTTCGATTCCTCCCATCGGCTCCACCACCCGAAGGCTTGCCCACCCCCTGGCAAGGCGAGGTAAGTCCCGGGAACCCCGGCAGGTTACGATCTGTCGGAAAGCTTTCAAATGCGGGAGAATCATATATATCTGGGCCCTAGCTATGTTAGCAGCCCTAATTGAGTTATTAAAAGAGAGAAAGAGAGAAGGAGTAAATAGCAGATGAATAGGATAAATGCTTGTGGAGTTAATTAAGAGATATGACAATATGAAAGGAGATAATGCCCCTCGGTCGGGTGGGATGACAGATGAGAGCATCTGGCTTACCTCCGACCATCATTAACTTCCGCCATAAGAATGTCCTGAAGTATACCCGACCCGAACTGGTGGAGGATCCGGAGAATATTACCAGGGAGGAGATGACCGCCGCTGAGAAGATGATGATTGAGCGCTGGAACTCTGTCGTGGGCCCTGAGGACCTTGTCTACTACCTGGGGGACTTTACCCTTAACCGCGGCCCCTCCCTCTGTAAATATATCCTGGAGAAGTTACACGGGGCCAGGGTTATCCTTCTCAAAGGGAATCACGATAGGAAGACTAAGGCCATGGAGGCCGCCGGCTTCGCGGAGGTGCATAGCCGTCTCTTCCTCAATCAACAGAATGAGGGAGGGCCAACCTGGCATACCACCGAACCGATTCAGGAGACTACCTTCCTGGAGCTGCATCACTATCCAGCTACAGTTACCAACAAATTCCCGGCCGCCGTTGGTCATGCCCACAATACCTGGAAACTAAAGGGGCCGGGGACTAAGATGTTACAGTGGGACCGCCAGCAGAAGGAGAATTCCCCCAGTATCATACTTAAGCACCCCCTGATAAATGTTTCTGTGGAGAATTGGAACTACACTCCCCTGGCCCTCTCCCATGTCATAGCATTGTTAGATGACCCTCCTCCTCCTCCGCTCCTTATATAATAGAGGGGCCTGGGGCAATAATTCAGGGGCCAGATAATAATCCAGAGAGGCGGACAGAGAGTCAGAGGTAGACAAGAAGTCAGGGGCCGAGCTTGTTTAGCAGGGTATATGACATAACTAAGGTGACTAAGAAGGGATAAACCCCTAGCCCCCCTGAGATGAAGATGAAGAAGAAGATAACTAAAATTATGAGAGCAGCCACAGTGGTGGTGGTACTGCTATCCCTCTGTATAGGATGTGCAACCGGGTGGTTCGTCTTCGACTCGGGAAATAAAGGAACCGTGTATTGGAATAGGCAGGAGGAAAAGAAGAAGAAGGGATATATTTGGATGGATGAATTTTATGAGGAAGAGATGGAGAAAGATGACGGATAAGGGTATACAAAGATCAATACCTCGCCGGGCGGATGGCAAAATCAAGGTGTCAGAGTATAGAGAGGTTATGTGGTACGCAACCCAGGATAATAATGAGAGACTGGATAAGATTGAGGAGCACCTGAAGGAACTGAATGGGGATGTGGCGAGGAACTCCCACTTTCGGGTGAAATTTAACTTTCTCGGTAAGATCGGTTCAGCACTAGCTGGCCTCGTAGCCCTTGGCATCGGTATTTGGAAATTATTTAAGTAGGAGAGTAGTGGAGAAAAGATTCCTAAGTCCCTTCCCCTCTCCCAACATATTATACGGTGGGTGTCCTCCAACACAACGCAGGGTGCGGGCGGTCTTTCCCCTCCTTTCACCGTCCCTCCCTGCACCCTCCAAAACATACAACCCTCCCCCCACCCGAGGGGTTTTGGTGCTTGGTAACTAATAATAAATAAAAGTGAAGAAAAGGTTAGGTTTGCGCCTATTATTGTTGTAAATTATGATGCGTTCAAAAGTAGAAACAACCAACCGTTTAGCCTCCCTCAATAAATTTCTCTGCAAATTACAGGATAAAGTATTGGAGACTACCAAGAAAAGTAAACACCAGGTAGGAGCCATTCTCCTACAAGAAGCCCTTCTGGAGGGTTATACCGCGGGCTTACGGTGGATTCTGGGTGAAGAAGGTGATAATGACTTCGTTGATATTGCAGAAATGAAGATGAAGTTGGGCGAGGCCTTTTCAAAATGGCCGGATGCCCCACCACCCAAGGAAATGTATGACTAGTTAGAGGACACAACACCCATATACAAGTGAAGGAGGTATATCAATAATCTATGAGAGGAGAAGAAGAAAGGGAGGGTGCTGAAATAGCCGCCAGAGCATACAATACGGAATCTGATACTGATGATACTGATTACCCCGTTGAAAAGCTTACCTACGTAGAACACCGTTACTCCGACGGCACCATAAAACGTATTACCGATCCAGGAGAACTAGATTACTACCAGGAAACTCTCGGTGGTCTGGTTCTTTTCGCGCATGTACACGGATTTAATCCTTTTGAGGATAGGCCCGTAACCTGGGAAAAGAGCAAGGCTACGGATAAAATTGTGGAGGGATATTAGGATGGCACTACAACTACCGAAGGGTTATCTGAGCATCTCGCAGGTCCAAACATTTATGACTTGCGGACTAAGATATCATTTCCGCTACGTCAAGGGTATTATCAGCCCACCCTCCGTGGCGCTGGTCTTTGGCTCCTCAGGCCATAAAGCCCTGGAGAAAAACTTCTTCCAGAAGATTGAGACCAAGATTGACCTACCTACTCAGCAGATTCTGGACGAATTCTCCGACCAGTTTGATGTTAAGTCTGTGGAGGTGGAGGACTGGGAGGGCCAGAGGCCCGGGATAATTAAGGACAAGGGCATACGGGCTATATCTCTACACCAGCGTGAGATTGCCCCCGGCCTCCAGCCTGTGGAGGATGGTGTGGAGAGAGAACTCTCTCTGGCAGTAGACGGGGTGGAAATGCTCGGTTACACAGATTTGATAACGGAGAAGTCTGTTATCGATCACAAGTTTGTTGGCAAGGTTCGTTCCCAGGGGCAGGCTGATAATGATTTACAGCTCTCCTACTATTCTTACGCCACCGGTAAGAAGGATGTGGGCCTGAACTGTATCATAAAACCAACTCCCCGTTACCCTGAGGGTAAGGTCCGAATGGTGACTAGCCGGCGTACAAAGAAGGACCTGGAGTGGATGGAGTTTACTATTAGGTCCGTGGCGGAGAATATATCCAAAGGGGTATTTACACCTGCCCTGCCAGACTCCTGGGCCTGCTGTTCACGATTCTGTGGTTATTGGGATATGTGTCGGGGAGGTAAGAATTATCTTGCCCTGGGAAGTGTGGAGGGCCGAGAGGATGAAAACGTAGCAGAACCAAAAAGCTTGGTGGATATTTTAGACGGATGAGGGTAGGGTATATAGCTCCTCTCTCTCCTACAGGGTATGGATCAGCCGCTCTGGGGTATATAAGGGCCATACACGAGGCGGGGGTGGATATAAACCTTTCTCTCTGGACCGAATACAGACAGAAGGGTACTTACGAAGGAGATGATGAGCAGTTGATCAGGGAATTGCTATCCAGGTCGGAGGAAATGAGGGTTTGTGACACAATTATTCATCATAAACAGCCAGATGTTGCCAAACCTGTGGAGGACAAGTATAATATCTGTTATACCGTCTTCGAGGCTAATGTTATTCCATCTTTATGGGTACAGATTCTTAATAGTTATTTCCAGGAGGTGTGGGTTCCTTCTGAGTTTAACGTTACCTCCTTCCGTAATTCTGGCGTTCGTATCCCAATTACCAAGATACCTCATATTGTTAAGGCAGAACCCCTCCAATCTGCTGCTGAGCCTATTGCCCTGAATCCTCAGGACTTTGAGGGGAAGGTGCTTTTCCTGTTCATAGGCACCTGGGACCAGCGAAAGAACCCTGATGGCCTTCTTACTACCTACTACGAAACCTTTTCCGCGCAGGATAATACTCTTCTGGTATGTCGTACACACCTTGGTACTCACGGGGCCGAGTTACCAGCTGATACAATTGCTCGGATCAAAAAGGCAGTTCCTAAGGAACAATACCCGCCTGTTATAATCCTTGGGGAGAACCTACCGCAACAGGATATTATCTGGCTACACCAACAGGCTCGTGTCTTCACCTCACTTGCTTACTCAGAGGGATGGGGCCTTGGCCACTCTCAGAGCCTGGCTGCTGGTGTACCAGTTCTTTCTAATAACTGGGGCGGTTCCCTGGAATACCAGAATGAGGAGAATAGTTTCCTGGTAGATACTATTAAAATTGGTCCAGTTACTAGTTCCAATCGAAATACCATATACAATCCATTCTTAATGAGTTGGGGGTACCCTGATCTTAAGCATGCCTCCAAATTACTTCGTCGGGCCCTGGAAGAACCTGCCCTGTGTCAGGAAAAGGGAAGGGCCGGACAGAAAGATATGAAGCAGTATAATTCCACAACCATTGGCGAACTAATACAGGGCCGCCTTCGTGACATACCTAAGACATGAGAAGAGGAAGAAGAAAAGCGGTTAGAATCTTTGGATATTCTCGTAGGCGGTGGAATAAACCACGTATAATACGAGAGATACAGCAGCTGGAGGAGGTTTACTCCACCTGGGTAAAGAAGAATAACAATGCCCTCTGGAAAGCCGCTGTACGTTATTTTGGCTCGTGGATGGAGGCTGTGGAGGCTGCAGGTTTTGAATATAGTAAGGTAAGGCGCAAGGGCCCAACCAAACCTCCCCCTAATAAAGGGGTCGGTGGTAATTGTAGTGAGCATGGGTGTGATGAACCCCATCATGCCAAGGGCCTTTGTAAGAGGCACTATACCATTAAGCGACGTAAGAACGTAAGGCGAAACGCTTAGCCTAGATCACGTCACACACGACGTCGTACTTACCACCACCATCACCACCACCACCACCATTATTATCACCAAAATAGGAGACCAGCTAAAGATACTATGATCATAGTTAAGCACGTAGCCGAGGATCCTCTCTATATCTACACGGTAAATCATTACCAGGGTATGTATGCCCTTGATTATCTCATTGACCAACTATCTGTCTGGATTAAAAATGACTACGAGGAATTTAACCTGGTTCTCACAGGATCCTCATTTGATATGTTGTTGGACGAGGGCGAGTTTATACCTAAGCTCCTTCGTCGATACGTGGAAGTAAGTGATATGAGTTGGTTAACCGTTGATTGTTACTCCCTTGCCCATCCCCATCCAGAGAATAACCCACAACTGAATGGTTCTGGGGCTGTACCTCTGTGGTATGATATTATAGAACTCCCAAACAAAAGAGCCGAACGAAGTTTGGTAAGGTTATTGGATAAATATTGTTACCGTAAACAGACAGAGAGGAAGGAGAAGAAGAAAAAGAAGGAGGAGGGGAAGGGAACAGAAGAGAGAAAGAGAAAGACTGGTACTACCACTAATAAGAGAAAAAGAGGTCATGGCCGGAGACACACCAACAGAAAAACGTAGAGTACTTAAGTATAAACCCGATATTGAGTTCCGCAGGAGACCTATATCAGGGGATGGCGGTATACGCGCCGAGGATGATATCGAGGCTAGGCGTGAGTCAAGGGTAGATGGTGTTAAGCAGAGACGTAGACGCCGGCTGAATAAACTTATCAGGACCGAGGAGAAGTTGGATGATATTGAAGAACGTCTTGAAGAAATGCTGGAGGACTTGAGGTTTACCTTTAATCCAACAGAGCGGCCTAGACTGTCCCAGGCAGTTGATATACTTAACCGGAGTAAAGGCCCGGCTCCCCTGGGTACCCGCCCCTATGAATCTGATTATACAACCGGTGTTGTGGATTTTACAACATACAAAAGGGCCCTCACGCTTTCCATGGATGCTATGCTCCATACCTACGGAGTTGATCCTGTGAACTATATCTTTGCTCAACAGGATGAGTATGGACAGCCACTTATTCCTAAGCCACAAGGTAAACCAGCAAATTGCCAGGAGATGGAGGAAATGAGTTACATTAATGAGGGGGATGATGCCGAATTGGCCCCCATTGATGTGGTAATTGAGGAGATGCAGCAGTCTGCCCTCCTGGATATAATGACTCTTCTCTGGAAGCTCCTTCTCTATTTTGTCTACGGCTTCATCATTTATTTCTGTAAGAAACTTAAGTTAACAAAGATTCCTGCTGGTATTGGTAAGAAGGTAAAGAAATTCATTAAGAAGCTGAAGAGAAAGAGGGCCGAGATATTATGTGAAATTAGTGGTGACTGTTCTGACCTGGAAGATACTGAGGATACTGGATTGGACTACGAGGGTTTTGATGATATGGATCATACCGGAGATGAATTTTGGTCAGGGGTAGAATGTCTAACCGCCGCCAAGACAGTTCTTGACTTCGTTAACCGCTCCGCCGCCGGTGCAATAGAGAATCAGGCCAATATAAATATCCCTGCAGGCGTTGACACACTTGGCGGTTCTGATGGGGGCGATGGTGGTGCAGATACACCCGGTGGTGATGAATCTCCTCCTGTCGAGGGACGGGTAAGTGCACTCCCTCTCTATACCACAGTCCAGCGTATACGTGATCTCCTGGAGGCGGAAAAGTTTAATGCGATTATGGAAGTCCCCTCCAGCGAAGAAGACCTTCAGCCCCTGGTGGATACTCTTGAGGAAGGGACTCACACACGTAAGCGTTATAGAAACAGATATTTTAACCGTAATGCCCAGGCGTGGAGAAATTTGAGATGAAGATTATAGAAGGTTCAGAGGAATGGCTCCTGGAGGAAGAAGAATTTACTATAAACGAACAGAGTGCCTCAATTAGCTGCATAGGTTGTGGAAAGCCATTGGAGCTTTATAATTACATTAGTACCTCTTGTGATTGTGGACGTCTTTACCGAATGCAGACCGCGGTCGTGGTTGAGTGGGTAGAGGGAGAGGAGATAGTACAAGAGAAGTGGGAATATGAGTGACACTAAGAGGTGATTGATGAACCTAGATAGTAGAAGAGAGGAGGTATATGGTTATCTTCAAATGGGGAAGTGATGGAAATGTTATTTGGGTTAGAAGAGAGGAAGAGGAAAAGGAGAAGGAGAAGAGGAGTTCTATGATAGAGAATTGGTTAATTAACCTCCTGCGAGAGGAACCTGAGAATATCAGTATCAGCTTCAATCACTCCTGGGTATGTGAGGTACGGAACGCCACAAAGGGTTTGGAGCCTTATGTATCTCGTGTTAATGGGTTCCCGGTTTTTGGCAAGGGAGGCGGGTTACTCCTGAGGTTAGAGGGTGTTATGTGTGAATACAGTAATATGGATACACTCTTCGCCTTCGAGGGAGATAATATTGTTGAGGCTGATTTAATAAGGAATTTACAACATGGCTAGTACTTATGAGATACAGAGGGTGAAACTCATCTCCGAAGACACTATGGCCGAGTTGGAAGGTGCTATAAACGCCGAACTAGAAGATCTTCGGGTGGGTATTGGAGATGATTTGCTCTCCATCATTAATGTCCATACCCATGTGAGCCGTGTCCCCTTTGTGGATTATTCTGATAATATTGTTACAGATTCTTATATAAGCACCAAGTACATAGGTCAGATTAATTATATTGAGACCGTCGTGGTTGAATAGTAACAACCCGGCACCAGAACATATGTGTGTGTAACATAAATACACACATACCCACGCATAATATATATATAGGAGGATATAACTATTGGAGGATAAGAACAGGACGATTGCACTTATTGGTGAGATAAACGAGACTCTGGTTCTTGAGACTATCAAGGATATGGAGGATATGTTGCGGGAGGATTCAAAGGCTCCCATCAAAGTTATGGTTAATTCCGGTGGAGGCCATTTTAATGATGGTATGGCCTTATTTGATTGCTTTACCCTGGCGGAGGCACCCATTCATACCTATGCCATTGGTACTGTATACAGCTCTGCCTTTTGTGCTTACATAGGAGGTTGCGAACGCTATGCCCTTCCTAATTCAGTGTTTCTTCTCCATCCCCCACGGTGGTCGAATGAGGTGGATAGTACTCCCACCACCATGTTTGATGTCGCAAGCTTTGCTAGGAGACAGTTTGAACATTCCACCAGGATAATGGCGGAGCGTTTAGGTATACCGGAGGATGAGTTTACTACTATAGCCCTAGCAGAATCATTCTTTGTTGCGGATGATGCTAAGGAGATAGGCATAGTTCATAATATCCTTACCTCCTTTCCATTCTGGCAGGCAATAACTGATCCTGTGGAGAATGACAGTGAAGCAGATTAAGCGCATTGATAGCCTTCCCAAACCCATTATGGTCTTAGCTAAATCATTCTACGAGATGGATACCTATTTCCCTACCGTGTATGAGTGCACCGATACAGAAATGAGCGCTCTTAAGGAAGAGGAGGAGATTATCTTTCAATTAATCTTCGACCGTGAGTGGCAAAAATGGTATTTGATTGGTGTAGGCGATCCGGAAAGGCAAATAGTATCAGAGTATATCTATCATGACCCACTTCGTATCAAGCGCTCTATCCTTTGCTTCCAACCCGTAGATGAAGCTTGGATACGTGCAAGGAGGCATGAGTATGAGAAGCAGATGATCTATGAAAAGGAACGTATCTGGACCGGAGAGGGGTGGCTCTAATGTCTAAGGTAGACATAATAGAAGACGGTAAAAGGCTCTTTATAGACGGAGTTGAGGTAGAGGGGATAGTAACTGTTTCAGTAGAATATAAGGAGCACAATTCTAGTTTGTTTTCCCCATACGAAGAGCGACAGCGCGGGCAACCTAAATTGACGGTGACTTTTACACCTGATCTGATAGAGTATGAAAAAGACCTGACAGAGCACAGAGTGTCCAAACTTGGATGGTCAACAGCAGACGCCCTGGGTATAGAGGAGTAGGAATGAAGCTTCTTTACCTCTCATGCCACGAGATCCTCGAATTCGATGAGGTGAGATTATTTCATGAACTGGGCCACAATGTCTTCTCCCCGGGGGCATATGTAGAGCCTAGAAACAGAGGGGATAATCATCTCCGGCCCGATATTCCTGATCCCACCTACGACCCCGAGGATGTGGAGGCCTGGCACGCCCTGGGCCGACCGGGGGTTGACAACAAGGAGCTCCTCACCCGGGAGTTTGTCGACCGCTTTGATGTGGTCATTGTCATGCACATACCAGATTGGGTTGCCAAGAACTGGGAGGCCATGGGCCACAAGCCAGTGGTTTGGAGGACCATTGGTCAATCCGTTAGCTCTGTGGAGCAGAGGCTTCTCCCCTACCGCCGCCAGGGGTTGAGAATTGTCCGCTACTCCCCCCGGGAGCGTACCATACCTGGCTACATAGGTGAGGATGCCCTCATCCGTTTCTACAAGGACCAGGATGAGTTCGGCGGCTACGTAGGTGAGAAGCAGCAGGTGATAACCTTCGCCCAGAGTATGAAGCAGAGGGACCAGGCCTGCAACTTCACCCTCTTTGAGTCTGTCACCAGAGACCTCCCCCGAACTCTATATGGGCCCGGGAATGAGGAGGTTGACTTCTCCGGCGGCAAGCTCTCCTTTGAAGAGATGAAGGAAGCCCTGCAGGGCAACAGGGTCTATTTTGCTGCAGGTACAACACCCGCAAGCTATACCCTGAACTTCGTGGAAGCTTGGATGACAGCTATTCCAGTGGTTGCTATCGGGCCCCAGTATGGCAATGCTTCCCACTTCCCTGATCACAACCTTTATGAGGTCCCCGACTTTATCAGGAGCGGAGTTAATGGATACTGCTCAGATGACCACAAACAACTGCGGCAGTGGTGTATTGACCTACTCCAGGACCACAACCTGGCCCGCCAGATTGGTGAGGAGGGCCGGAAATCAGCCATAGAGATATTTAACAAGAGGAGGATCAAGGAAGAGTGGAAGCTGTTTCTAAAGAGCCTGTAGGATGGATTTGTGATATGTGTGGCAAGTCCACCTACCACACCGAGTATGACTACCTGGTTACTCCCCGACTCCACCTGGGCTGCTATTTGGATGATCAGATGAAGCATCCCCTGGAGAAGGCCGTGGAGGAGGTACTGTCGGAGGACAATAATGAACAGCAGTAACAATATCTCAGACTTCCTGTATGTACGCAAGGACTGGTTCACCAGAGCCTACGCCGATAAGCTGGATCACCGCTTCCCTACCATGAAGGCCGCCCTGAACCTCTTCTACCAGCGCGGGGGCGAGACGATAGTAGAGACAGGCTGCCAGCGGCTGGTGGATGACTGGGGAGCCGGTTGCTCCGCCCAGCTCTTTGCTGAGGTAATTAGGCATCACGGCGGCCAGCTACATAGTGTAGACAACGACAGGACCCATCTGGACACAGCCCGGCGGATTGTCGGGGATCAGCAGGTTAGTTTCTATCTCCAGGACTCAGTAGCCTTCCTGATGAACTTTGGAGGGCCGATAGATCTCCTGTATCTGGATAGCTATGACTATCCCTACTTCGAACTTCTTGATATCTATGGTGGGCGCCACAGTACTGAGGCTATAATGGCCCTGGATGGTTTAGAGGAGGAGGAGATAGTTGAGCGTCACGGGGATTTAATCATACCCTGTCAGGAGCACTGCCTAAGAGAACTTACTGCCGCCCGGGATAAGCTACACGACAGGAGTGTAATCCTAATTGATGACAACAACTTCCCCGGGGGCGGTAAACCCCGCCTGGCCCGGGAGTATCTCAAGGATCGGGGCTGGGAGGTGATTCTGGACTATCAACAGACACTATGGACCAAGAAGCAGTAAAACGTGCCTTCTTAGTTGTGGGCCCTGAGTCGAGCGGTACACGCTTCCTAACCAGGCTGTTCATCGCGTGTGGTTGTTTAGGAGACGGTGGGCATTATCAGAGGCTCGATTCTTATTTCTCTATGGTCCCTGGTAGTCTTAAGGATGTTGGGGAAGAGGGTATCAGTATTGATATTGATGGTGTGGATCTGCTTGTGTGGCGGAGAAGCCTCCCCCATGGGGGGCGTGAGGAGTGGCCTGATTTAAGGCTAATGATAAAGGCCCTTAGGAGGCGTGGGTTTGAGGTGTGGGTTGTGGTTATCCTTAGAGATTGGCTGGTAACTGCGAAGTCACAGGTCCGGAGGGGTATGGCGGCGTCAGTTGATGAGGCTTTGGAAAGGATACACAGAAGTGTACTCAGTTCCTTAGAGGCGATCAAACACGAGTCTGTGGCTTGGCACGTGGTATTATATGAGTCGCTAGTTCTTCACCCCCACAGCGCCACAAGTCAGCTGTTCAAGCATTTAGATTTGACATTACCGGCCAAGTTTGAGAAACCAGTGGATATGAACCTGAAATACTATGGCAACTAATAGAGTACTAGTAGATCTCCATCATGCTGACCTTTTCTATTCCCTTCAGCTCCTCTTCGAGAAGCGACTCGGTGCAGAAGTATTCAGGCCCATTGGTATGGAGTGGTATACCGAAGGGTACTGGCATGTATATCCCCACATCAATGTGGCCCGGCAGTACCTAGGTATGGATAACAGCATTATCCACAAAGACGTACACGGACAACCCTTGGACAAGTCTGCCTGGGTTAATGCGTCCTACACAACCTCGGGTGATGGAATCTACTATGTCATGGATGTTACCAAGGATAAGCTGAATAGGGGCATCACCCTGGAGGCGTTCAAGGAAACTGAGTTTGATATCATCATCTCCTCAATACCGGCCCACATTAGGCCATTCAATGAACTCATCAGGCTATACCAGCCCAGGGCCAAGCATATCTTCCAGATAAGCAATTCCTGGACCTTCGATCCCGATGTACGGAATATCATGTCATCCGCCTCTCCCTTCCCTACTACCAAGCACGCAATCTTCTATCACCAGGAGTTTGAGCTGGATACGTTCCACTATGAGCCGCCACAGGGCGTAGCGACTGTATCGAGCTTCATTCACTACATGCAGGAGATGGATATTCGCAACCGCTTCGCAGCCATGCTTCCAGATTGGACTTTTCGCTCCTATGGCGCTGGAATGCCTGAGGGCAATATTTGCAAGACGGCCGAGATTGCCGATCGGATGCGGGAGAGTGACTTCATCTGGCATGTCAAGCCAGGCGGGGACGGGTTTGGTTATAACATCCACGAGGCCTACGCCGTTGGCCGTCCTGTTATTACTCGTATGCATCATTACAGAGGCAAGCTGGCCGAGCAGCTGCTTACCGATCAGGAGACCTGCATCGACCTTGATAGGTACACGGAGCAGGAGGTGGCCAGCCAGCTTGAGTACTATAATACCAACCCAGAAGAACACCTGGCCCTGTGTCAGAGGGCCTATGATCGCTTTGGGAAAGTGGTCGACTATGATCAGGAGTTTGAGGAGCTCAAAACCTTTATGGAGGACTTGAGATAATGAAGAAGAGAGCGTTAATAACGGGAATCACGGGACAGGACGGCAGTTATCTTGCTGAGATCCTACTGGAGAAGAGGTACGAGGTCTTCGGCCTGGAGCGCAGGGCGTCCCGCAAGAGGCGGGACAATGTGGCCCACATAGAAGATAAGATCAACTGGCTGACCGGCGACCTGGCGGATCAAAACTCCATCTACCGCGCCGTGCGGGAGTCCGAACCCGATGAAGTTTTCCAATTGGCTAGCCAATCATTTGTCAAGGAGAGCTGGAACTCCCCCGAGTACACAGGTGATGTCACGGGTCTTGGGGCCCTCCGGGTCCTGGAGGCAGTACGTGAGTATGGAGAGCCGGTGAAGTTCTATCAGGCCAGCTCCTCAGAGATGTTTGGCAGGATGGTAGAGAACCCAGCCAATGAGAATACCCCCTTCTACCCCCGCTCACCCTATGGTGTAGCCAAACTCTACGCCCACTGGATTACGGTTAACTATCGTGAGAGTTATGATATGTTCAACTGCTCGGGAATACTGTTTAATCACGAAGGACCACGTCGGAGTCTGGAGTTTGTCACCCGTAAGATCACACACGGAGTGGCCAGAATAGCACTTGGCCTAGACAGTTACATTACTCTTGGTAATCTGGACGCCAAGAGGGACTGGGGGCATGCTCGGGACTATATGATGGCGGCGTGGATGATGTTGCAACAGGAGAAGCCGATGGACTTTGTCATAGCGACAGGCGAAAACCACTCCATCAGGGACTTCCTATCTGAGGCGTTTAGGTGTGTTGGCATAACTGATTGGGAGCCGTATGTCAAGCAGGACCCGCGCTTTATGAGACCAGCCGAGGTTAATGTTCTGTGTGGTGATGCCGCACGAGCCAGGCTCCTACTAGGCTGGGAGCCAACCGTCTCCTTCAAGGAGCTAGTGTCTGGAATGGTGGAAAATGACATAAAACAGTTGACGGAGGTTAGAAAGACGGTAAAGGAGTCATAGGATGGGTAAACCCGCAACTACTTACTTCTGTACCCAGGGCCATCTTGTCGAGGATAATCCTCATCATTGCTTTGGCCACAGGGACTTTGATGGTTGGTATAGTGGAGAGGCAGAGTCCGAGCCATGTCCTTACTGTGGGAGTGAAGTAAAGACAATGATCTGTGACTTCTGGGATGACCCGGCCCCCGTAGTTAAGACGGAAGACATTCAACAGACTGACCACCTGGGGAATACCTACTATATTCAGGTGGAAGTATATGATATGAAGGAACTGACAACAGAAGATGCATCTTAGATTCCAATCCTTTACAGTTGTACTATTAGTAGCGCTTGGTGTAGCCACCATCTCAGCATGGTTTACGGTAAATGGTCTTATTGCCCTATTCTCTGGGGCCATCAATTCCATTGTTGCCATGGTCATAGCCCTGGAGGTCGGCAAGATAACCATCGCCGGCTGGCTCATCCTTGGTCGTAGAACTAAACTTAAAATACCACTCCTAATTATTATGCTGGTCCTCATGGGTATAGCCGGGGTCGGGCATTTTGGCTTTCTCTCAGAGGCCTATAATAAAGAGCGCGCTGTTCAAACCAGGACCGAGGGTAAGGTAGAGCGCTTGGAGCGGCAGATTGAAATGTTGGAAGCCCGGGACACTGACCTACAAACCCTGGTAGATAGAACCCCTGAGAATTATGTTACCCGCCGGTGGCAAATATGGCAGGACATTGCCCCGGAGCAGGAAAAGATATACAAACAACTTGACAGCTTGTATATTGTAAGAGATAACCTGGCTGAGGAGGAATTGGAGATAGAACTTTCCATTGGCCCCTACCGCCACATTGCGGCCCTCCTGGGCACAACGAAGGACAATGTAGCTCGAGGTGTTGCATTGATATTGTCTCTAATTATCGATCCGTTGGCTATACTGCTTATTATGGCAGGTAGCAGGCAGACAAAAGTAATTGTCCAATCCCCTTCCTCTTCTCTCCCATCTCCTCTCCGTTCCTCTTCTGTGAGTAAGATAAAGTCTGAAGGCGTTTTCAAACGCCTTAACATCCCCAGCCGTCGTAGGAAGGTGAATAAGGCGGCGTTAGTAGAGAAAAGAAAGGGACCAGTTAAGGATAGGGTTATTATAGCCATTGGGGGATCACTTCACCATGCCATATATAAACTGGCTGTCATTCTAAGGTGTCGGGGTAGTGTGATTCTTCATTTACAGCACGGTCTTGAGCCTTTAGAATCTATTTGCCATAAACTCCCCAATGTACAAGAGGTAATTATAGGGTTACCAGGGGAGGCTGATATCATTCTTACAGAGGACAAAACCGTTGTAAAAGAAGGGTGGGTAGGTTCACAATATATTACCCCAGAGGAATGGTTTGGCCTCGGTAGTAGCCTTTTGTCAGATGTTTCCATAGCCCATAGTAAGAAGGTCTACTTGAACCTCGGGGACACGCCGATTGATCAGGATTTGTATGGTTTGGGTGTTCAGCTTAGTGATGAGGACGACACCCTTATGGATATGCTGATTACCGCCGCTGGATGTTACAGGCGTTGCGTTTCTGTTGGTGTTTTGAGTGCCCTACTAGAATTTACTGGTCTGGGGTATGTGGCCTGGGTTGCACAGACCGATAACAAACTTTATGGTATCTATTTACTTCCTTTAACAAAAACTCTATCATGTAAGGAGGAATTTGTGGATGAGTTTTCTTTTATCTGAAGAAACAAAGGAGAAGGATATAGCAAGGGATATATTAAAGCGTTTACTGATTTATTACGAGAGGAGTACTCCTCCTCCAAAGTACTTGGCAAGACTTCCTGCCTGGATATCCTTCCGGCGGGTAGTGCCTATTATGGGTAGTGATTGTGAGTATGTCCTCGCCATCTGTAATGCGATTCGCATTCATCACCCTGATGTTGTGGAGAGAATACTAAGTGAGTAGGCGCGTCTTAATATCTTCTGATTCTACCAACATACGTACAGGGTATAGTCGTGTAGCCACAGATATAATGCAGGCCTTGCACAAAGCAGGTCATGAGGTAGCCCAGTTAGCCTGGTTCCACAGGAGCGAGAATTTATTACATCGTCCCTGGCAAACATTTACCACTTACAAGGATCATAAGAAGTGTTGCGGACGAGGGGACTACATCAGTGAGGTATACAGAGATATGAAAGTCTCTTATCTGCAGGTTGATAAGGAGACAGGTTATCCGCAGGCGGTGGGTAAAGACTTTCCATATTGTCCCCACGGCCAACGTTTGTCTGGTGATATATATGGTCAGATGAGCATAGATCTGGTAGTATCTATTTTTCAACCGGAGATCGTTATATCCATAGGGGATCAATGGATGTGTGCCAGTATTGAGGGGTGTATCTTTAGGGGCTCCTTCAAACATGTTATGTATGCTGCCGTTGATGGTGCTCCATTACCTCGTTACACCATCAAGAATGGTCACCGTCTTGATTGGAGGCAACTTTACCTTGATGTGGATTACCCAGTTACTATGTGTAACTGGGCCGCGGAAGAAGTCGATAAGATGGTTGATGATGGTGGAGTAGCCTGTAAAACCATTTTACATGGTGTGGATACGGATTGTTTTCATCCTTTGAGTAGTACACAAAGAACCCGCATCCGTTCAGGAAATACCCCTGGCTTTATAGAGATTGGTCGTTCCTCTGGATCTGGTATATGGGATCGCGTAACCAATTTAGATGATGATTTTCTAGTACTTTATGTGGGCCGAAATATGTCCCGGAAGAGTATTCCCTTCCTATTTCGAACGATAAGGCAATTTAAGGATGAGGGGTTGGAAGACAAGGACAAAGTTCGACTCCTACTACATATGCCTTACAAGGATGTAGGGTGGAATATGGATGAGCTTATTCGTATCTACGATGCTTATGATTGGGTTATGGTTAATCCACAGGTGAAGGTTGGAACAGGGCCAGATGATAAGGAACTTAATAAGGTATACAATATGGCTGATGTGAGCCTGCATATGTCATCTGCAGAAGGATTTGCCCTGACCCTGGCTGAAAGCCTTTCCGCCGGTGTTCCTACCACCGCACTTGATTATTCAGCCCCACCCTCCTGGGGCGGGGAAGTATTACAGCTTATTCGACCTATAGAAGTTATACAGGAACCTGTAACTAACCTGGGTAGGGCAGTTCCTGATATAGATGATGCCGTAAAGACTCTAAAGCGTATTTATGATATGCCCAGGAAAGAGAGAATAGAAGTATCTAAGGCCGGCAGACGTTTTATGGTAAAGGGGTTTAATTGGAAGGGGAGTATCACTCCTAGTTGGGTGGCTCTAGTTGACACCATTTCCCTGGATGGTATTACTCCACTGTCTTCCCAAGATATGCACAGTAACCAAAAGAGGTAAAATGACTGATACTAAGAGTAGAAGTAATTTCAAGTATAGTGAGGAGCATATTCAATGGATCAGTGATCATCTGGAGAAGGAGTGGGGATGGCCCCGGGTTGTAAGAGCTTTTAATGCCATCTTTGTGGAGGAGAATCTGGATGTGGAGACTATTTCGGAGGAGAGCCTCCGAGGTGTTTACCGTTACCGGACGAAGGCCACTGTTAGGGATGGTACTTATCGCGTCCTGATAGTTCCTGATATCCACATTCCTTTTCAAGATCGTAAGGTTTTGGGTGGTATGAGATTACTAATTCCGGATCTTGAATGCACTGATATCGTCTTTATAGGAGATGTCTTTGATTGTGCGTCCATCTCGAGATTCGATAAGGATCCGAGACGCATTAAGGCCTTCATGACGGAGTTTGAGGAAGGCATAGACGAGTTGAAACTATGGCTACAAGCCGCTAATGGGGCCCGTGTTCACTATGTAATCGGGAATCATGAGAAGAGATTGTTCGCGCGGCTCCGACGAAGGGTACCTGAGTTATTAGGCGCCATACCCTCCAACTGGGAGGATATGATCAAGTTTCATTCCCCTGATGTTTATAACAGTATGATTATCCACCCGGACGGATTTGAGTTGGCAGGTTTCAAGTTTGTACATGGTGGCCAGGCCTACTCAAAGTTCTCTGCTTATTCGGCTAAAGCCCATGCCTACCTCTATCATAAGAGCGGCTTCTCCGGCCATACTCACCGCGTCGGTTCATATTATGAGACTACCGAGGATAGTACGATTGAATGGCATGAGGTTGGGCACGTAACTATGCAGGAGGAATATGCCGACTATATTACTGGGACTCCAAACTGGCAGAAGGCATTCGCAACCCTAGAGGTTAGTCCAGATAAGGAGTTTCCGAAGATACAGATAGTCCGGATTGATAGTAAGTCCGGCTTCTGGTATGGGAATCAGTATTATGGTGACTAAGACCGACGAGTTGAAAGATATAATCACTCAAAGGTTTGATCGAAATTATTCGCATAGACGATAACTCAAAATTCTCTTACAACGGGAGAATATATAAAGGAGAGTAATATCTAATGAAGGAATATAATATTCCCAGGGGTACTATAGCCCGTATTATGGGTATTGAGCGGCCAAAAGAGTCCAAGGCAGCCACAGAAGAGGAAGGGCATTTGGCTGAGGAGGAGCGTATGTTTGATGATGTAGGTGTTTATGTACAAGATCCTAATATCAATATTAAATGGATTTATGACGGTACATCAACACCAACATCAGAATGGGATAAAGCAACAACAGGTACGGCCAACAACTTCCATTACTATTCTAGTTCCAATAGTACTTAAATGACTGGAGAGAAGAAGGAAGAAAAGCTTATTCCCCATGGTCCAACTAAGGCCCTGGCAAAGAAGATAGGGCCGGAGGATGAGATTCTTGTTGCTGATTATGCAGATGATTTCCCGGAGGTGAAGAGGCTCCTCTCCTCCTACCCCGAGGAGGCACATGATTCTCTTATTATAACCGGGGCCCAATTACTTCATCTGGTACAGTATCAACAGGATACTGCTTTTGGTATGGTTCGTACCGTCCCTCTTAATTGTGGTGGGGAGGATTGTGACTTTGCTGATGTTTGTGCCTACTACAAAATAGGCATCGCACCTATGGGGCACCCCTGTCCAGAAGAGGTAGAGGTAGTTCGAGCAGTCGTGCCACAACTAATACGTGACCTGGATGTTGATACGGAATCATATCTTGAGATTAATATGGTTCAGGAGTATGTTGATGCCCTTATCCAGGAACATAGGGCTCAGAAGTATCTTGCCCTTGATAATGACATGATCCCCAGGTCGATAGGTATTGACCAGGCTACTGGAATTCCAATCTGGCAGGATGACATGTCCCCCGCCCTATCTAACAAGGAGAGGGCCCAACGGAAGAAGGAAAAGCTCCGGAAGGAGTTTGTAGCTACCCGGGAGATGCGACTTAAGTTCAAGGTAGCTACCCCGGAGGATGAAAGTCAGAAGGCAGCAGCTATGAGAAAGCAAATGGAAGAAGCTATTCAAAGGCAGGCACAAGAGGCCAAGTTTGAAGATATAGAGGAAGAAAGAGAAAATGCCACTTAATCTATTTAAGAAAGCAGCTGTGAGCAGGGGCCTACTTAAGAAAGCAGCTAGTAGCAGGACAGGCTTATACGCGAGGACGCGGGAAGAATTCACAAGGAGGCTTTATCAAGAAGGATCGCTTAAGGTCGGGGATGTGATAGAGGCATCCATAAGGGGCGAGACTGGCGGCGGGGCGATCAAGAGCTCCATAGCCGTGACCGAGTCCATCTCGACTAGACTGACAAGAGGCTCCTCGTTGCATGCCCAGCGTGCTTCTCCCCAGGCATTTACCGCAGAACTGAGCGGTATCTTAGGTGATACGTTAGGCGGTACAAAGAATTTCATGCGAGAGCTGATGGCATCAACATCTAAGTACAACTACTCCGGGGCAGGCACATTTGTGGGTGCTGCAATAGGTATGAGTGGGGCTTATGACAGGGATGATACATCAATGCCGCGTATGTTAGCCTATGGCATGGCGGGTGGACTGCTGGGAAGATATGTAGGCGGGTTCGCCGTTAAGAAGGGAAAGTTTATTAACTGGTTAAACAAGACCGGCGGGAGATTTAATATAAGTACACAGGTTCTACAAGGTGGTAAACACCCGTCCGTTGTTGGAAAGGTATTTAGGTAAAGCGGGATGTCTTTAAAAGCTATGATACAGGGAGTTAAGGCTTCGAAGGTAGTTGAGAATGCCGGCCGGTTCCTGTCAGGCCCAAATGCCTCAAATGCATCCGCTGCTGTAATGCTTGGCCTCGGAGGTGTGGGTATTGCTGCAGGCATAGGTTATATGACGGACACCTCATACTATGGCCGTTACGGTATGGACCTGGGCAGTGGTATGGAAAATACCCTAGCCAACCGGCCGTGGTTTGGTATTTGGGGTAAGAGTCCGGCAGAGGCCTCAGGCTTCGGTATATACATGAAACCCATATCCCCCTGGGATGCAATAAAGCAATCTGCTTCTTACATGACATCTAGTAAGGATGCCGCGTTACTGAGAAAAGGCACTAGGGCAGGGGCTGTTACCGGCGGTGTAATAGGTGCCGCGGCGGGACTGTTCTTTGGCAAAGGGACGAGGGGCTGGTCAGCTGTTATTGGCGGTCTTATAGGCGCCGCCGCAGGTGGCTACCAGGGGAGCAAGTTGGTCCTTGGTATGTCTAAGGCTGTTAATGATGTTGTCCGTACCTATCACGGCCTTAATAACACTATGACAGACAGAACAAAAGTTGGCGGCGGTCAAGGATATCGTACCTGGATGAAACGGCCAGGTGGTAGGATGTACCCTGGACACCTAGGGGCCAGCGGCAATTTAGCACTAGCCTCCCACAGAGTAAGAAACCGGAGTATGTTGTAATATGCCACTATTCAGAAGAGATATCCCTAGGCGAGCACCTTCCAGGCCTATAAAGAAGGTGGGCAAGGCTAAGAAGCCAAATGTGAAAAGAGGCAAGAAGTCATGAAAAAGGTAAGGTGTGCAGAGCGTGGCGAAGTTGTCATTATCCTTGAAAAAGGTAGTCAGATAAAGCCTGATCTATACATTGTACATGAGTGTTGTCCAAATCTGAGTAGCCAGGATGGTGTAGAGTCTCCCCCCTAATGAAGTAGAGGCTAAAGACATAATAGATTTTCTAGGTAAATTTAATGCCCTCAATTAAACAGGCAACCAACGCCAGTTGGACCAACCCGGCACTGATAGGTGCTGCGGCGGCCGGTGCGGGTGGTATTGCTACTGATGTTGCCGCTGGTTTTAACCCCCTCTCAGTTCTCTTTGTAAATCCGCTTGAGTCCCTCCGGATGGGTATGTTAGTTAACCCATTCCAAGGGCTAGGCCCGAGCGGGGCAGGGTTAAGTCAGTTCAAGTTTGGCGGGATGTGGGGCTATAAGACCCTTCTCACAGGAGTAACTGGGCCCAGTCGCTACCTCAGCGCCGGTAATATAATTCTTTCAGCAGTTGAGGGTGTGGCACGTACTCCCCTGGCAGGTTCCCTATTAGGTGATAATGCTAGAGTAGCTCTACAGCATGCACGTTCCTTGGGCCTGGCAGGTATAGTTGACCCGGGGCGGTCTGTAGTCTCTCTCGGAAGCGTCGCGGACTTAATTGATGATGCATTAGAGACAGACCTGGGTTATAGGAAGAATATATTTAAGGGGGAAGTTAGATGGGTAAAGAAGGATGCTAAAAGGGGCAGTAGGAAGTGGGGCGCTAAAACAGCGGCCAAGATTACAAGACACATGGATAAAGACAAATTGGTTAGGGGACCGGCTAGGCGTAAGTTAGTTTCAATGATTGGCGACCGTGAGGCTCCTAAGGGCGTTGTGAGAAAGATACTCCGGGCCGCGGGAGAGGGATTTGACGCGGATGATGTACTTAAAGGGGCACGAATTGTTGAGGAGGGTGGTACATACAGGGCCATTGTTAGTGCATCCAGTAAAAAGGCAAGTACCTTAGCTATAAAATTGGGCAAAGGTTTTGCAGGTAAGGCTGCCGGACTTGCTCTAAGAGGATTCGCCGCATGGAGTTGGGCCAGCCTGGCCTGGTTAGCCCTTAAGCCATTGGGCTCCGCCATGATAAGAGAGGCCGGAGGCGTTGCAGCCTCAGCCCTTACCCTGCTGGATGAGTTCCGCTCCTTGGAGATCAGTACAGGCAGACTTCCAGGGGCCTTCATGACCCCCGGAGCTGCCACAGAGAGACAACGTGCGGTTCAGGCCATCTATCAGGCGAAGGTACAGCCCAGTAATCGCTTCCTAGGAAATGAAGCACAGTTCTATCATAGATAGGAGGACATATGGTAATTGTTGAGGTTAAGGGACAGGAAGAAAGAGACATAATTAAAGCCCTCCGTAGATTCAGGAGGAAAGTAGATAAAGCTAATATCATTAGAGATGTTCTTGATCACCGCTATTATTTGAAGCCATCAGCTAGGAGGCACAGGGATCGTAACAGCACCAAAAGACGAAAAAGGTAGGGAAGGTGAAAGGCTGTTAATCTCGGCCGCGCAGGAGATTGTACTCGCCGACGGTTCTTTTCACAAGGCCGGCGACTTAATTGGTTGTGGTCCTGTTGAGGGTTTGGGTTGGTTGGTTTCTTCTCCGCGAAAGCAAATGATAGAGATTTATCCTGTGGAAGAGGGTTCATCCGCTCGACTTTGTGGTCTTGTGAGCTCAAATGGCCGCAGTATCTTATGTGGGGAGGAGACAGAACTCTTAGGGGCCAAGGGGTGGATATCCTTCGCCGAGCATGTTAGGCAATATAAAAGATGTCGATGGTTAAAAATATATCCCTATCTCATTAACAGAATTAATAACTATGGGAGGGATGAGCGTGGTCAGGAGTGGGTGGATGCCTTTGTTGCCTCTCTGGTTGAGCTGTCACGTCGTAGTCCGCATATGGGCGAGCGTGGTACTATCACAATTCCTTCCTACCTTGGTAAATTAAATGAAGCATCCCTTAATCGTTTTCTGGGGGCCTTATTTAACGCATTCTCCAAAAGTAAGAGAACTGCCTTTATAAGAAGGATTGATTATGAGAGTCAGCAGCGATTATTTAGCTTATTTACGAGGACTGGCTCCTACAAAACAACCAGCCGGGGTAAAAGCAGGATTTATGAGGTTGGTATACCTGGCGCTAATTTACATAAGAGGCCTGATGAAAACACCAACAACAGAGGAGGTTGGTGGCCATCACCAAATTTATTAATCCGTACAAGTAATATTGATGATTCTGTAGTTACTTGTTGTATAAACCGCTATAGGATAGTTGATCGTGATATATATGAGACCCTTGTTGAGGTCCGCACCCAAATTGGTAATTTCATTGATAAGAGCTTCATATGTCGGACCGAAAAGATCAATCCAGCCTAGGTAGTTTCTCTCCAGACGAATTCCTGGAGGCCCAGACCATTATAGACCCTACGCTCTTTGCTGAATCTTACCTCCGTAATCCAGCCGATCCAACTGAGCCTCTCGTCTTACGGCCTTATCAGAGGACTATTCTTAGGGACCAACACCAGCATCGTCTTCTGCGACTAGGAAGGCGCGTTGGAAAATCCGTAACCTTAGCTATTGAGGCGATTTGGAAAGCCTTCACTCATAATTATCGTCAGGTTTTGGTTGTAGCCGCCTACGAGAACCAGCTGGATATCATATTTAACCTAATGGGTAATATGATATATGACGCCCCAAAGATAAAGGACTCCATTAAGAATGTTCGGAAGAAACCACACGAGATTTGGTTTGAGAATGGTTCCAGTATTATCGGTAATGTTGGTAATTCCTCAGTTCGCGGTAAATGTCTCCCCGCAGGAACAAAGGTATGGATGGCAGGCGGATCTTGGAAATCAGTTGAGGAAATTAAAGCTGGTGAACGGGTTCGTTCCTATGACCTGGATGATCTTTGTATGGTGACTAGAAAGGTGACGGCTATACACGATAATGGTAAGAAGCTTATCTATCAACTAAATACCACCTCCAGTCGGATTCTAAAGGCTACTGCTGAGCACAAGATCTTTATCTTTGGAAAGGGTTTTATAGAATTAGAGGATATCAAGACTTGGAAAACTGACCAGAATATGTCTCACTTTGTGGGGGTGGTAGATATAAATGGTGGACTTAATTGGAGCCGAGCATATAATGTTGAGGAGATGGGGGAGGAGAGGACTTATGACCTTACTGTGGAAGAGGAACACAACTTCATTGTTATGACACCACCCCCAGAAGAGTTAGGGGGTTTTCGCATATCTGGAGTAGCTAATGGAGGTTTCCTTGTACATAACTCTGCGCACGACCTTATTATTGATGAGGGTGACTATATACCGGAGAATATAATCATTGAGGATATCTGGCCCATATCTACCTCCCACAAGGATACGCAGGTAATATTTTCTTCTACACCCTCCGGCCGTCGGGGTTTCTTCTTTAACCTGAGTCGCAACAAGGACGATCCCAGGTTTGACTTCCACGAACATCACATCCCCAGCTCATCTAGCCCGGAATGGACTACGGAACAGGAAGCACTAGCCCGTTCCATCGCGGATGAGAGTCAATACAATAGGGAGTATTGTGCCCTCTTTAGTGATGCGACTGAAGGCGTCTTCCGGAACAAGTTTATTGAGCCGGCTCTATTTGTTTATGACTATCCTGACCTACAATTTAATCCGGAGAACTATTATACCATGGGGGTTGACTGGAATGAGGCCGCCACTGGGGTACATGTAGTTATCCTGGAGCATGTTAATAAGCCGGTGGAAATGGTCCCGTACAGGTCTGGCCTTATCGGAGAACCTAAGAAAGTGGGAAAGGTTCTTCGCCTCTTCAAGGCAGATAGGGTTGATGCCCTGGAATATACCAACGTAGTGGCAGTTGATTTTATCCTATCTCTTCTACATAAGTACAGGATTGACTATGCCTGTTTTGATCATGGCCACGGGCATACCAATTGGGAGCTCTTACGATTATCCATACAGAGGGGTATCTCTCCTACCGGTATGAGGTGTACCGGCCTTACCAGGATGCTGGATAGGATGGAGGTAGTTGATTTTGGCGGCTCTAGTGAGGTTATTGATCCAACTACCAATAGTACCAGTAAGGTGCGGACTAAGAATTTCCTTGTTCGTAATGGAGTTCGAGTTTTGGAGGGTGGTAGAATTATTATTCCTGCTGTTGATGTCTTGGGCAACCCAATAGAACTTAACGAGAAACGACTTGTGGGCCAGATGCGTGCTTATACTGTGGAACGTGTAGGGGCCCGGGGGGAGGTTTATTCCAAAGGAAACGATCATGTCTTAGATAGTTGGATGTTAGCTGTTCATGCTTACCTCACTAATCATGATGATTTCATGGCCTGGGATTATGCTATGGAAAGTGCAGGGGTAGAAGATTCTACTCTCATTCCCCATGCAATAGCCAGACGTAATGTACTTAGTCCTGTAAGTAGTAAGAAGACATCTTTGGACCCAGAGGTATTTCAAGCAGGCGAGTATACAGTCAATCATTATGGGCATTGGCCTAAGAAAGGTGAACCGCCGGAGCGGGAAGATAAGGGGGATCCGCTTCTCCCCAAACGTCGTGGGTCCCGGGGAGATAGACACCACACTCCAAGGAGAACAGATATATAATGCCGGATGATTTTGACAAGGCGGCCAAGGCGGCCGAGGATCTGGGGAATCTTGCTGTGAGTGAGTTTTCAGGGTCTCTGGAGAACCAGCTTAGTGGTTTACAGGAGGAGATGACAGGGCGTACGCATGGGCCCAGTAGTGGGGAACCGAATCCAGTCGCGAGTAGGATTAATACCTGGCTGACAACCCGTCTTGATGATCTTGCGTCATACAGTGACACATTACGTGAGGATTGGGGCTTTTCTAAAGAGACTGGTGTTGCTAAGCTCTCCAAACCTATCAATCTTGGGAACACCAAGATAAGTGTAAAGGACTTCTCTGCCACTGCCATGGAGGAAGAGTGGAAGGCTAATGAGGGTCATAATAGGGTGGGTTTCGTGGAGGGAGAGACTCGTATTTCTGATAGGTTACCTGAGTTTGTTAAGTCGAAGTTTGTGAGTGGAGGCGCAATTATTGAATTAACCCTTGAGGGGGGAGGGGTTCAGAGTAGCTGGCTTAAAGAATTCTATGAGAATAAGGGTGTTGATATACCTTCCCCCTTAAGTGTGCCAAGAGGCACACCAATAGCGAATTTTCATAAGGGTTTTGGAGGAAACTTAACAAATATAGAGGATGCTGGCTATGGCGTCATCGGACGTGTCTTTGAGGAAACCGTAGACCTTCTTGAAGGCGCTGTAAGATCGCTGGAGCATATGGATACTGAGCCAGTTATGTTTGTCTGCTGTCTTATACGCCAACTTGCTGCTTGGGATAAAATTGAACGAACAGAGTTGGAGAAGGCTCTGGAGGCCGGAGTATTGGATGAAGATGTTAGGAAGGCCATGCGTGAGGTAAGGACAGTATTATGCAGCGTTCGGTTAATTCTTACTCTTGCGATCTCGGAGAAAAAGGACTTTAGCATTAAGATGTTAACGATGAACATCTTCAAGATTATGGTGGACAGTCTGATTATGGCCACATTTGGGACACTTCAGGTGTTATGTGGAATACTTAAGAGATCTATATACGCCTGGGCTATGAAGATGTTGAAAAAGTATAAGATACAATCGTGTATGCCATTTCTCTCTTTGATCCAGCTCGCACTTTCTAAACTTTTTGGTCGAGAAGGTATTCTTGCGCAGCTCATCAGTTATCGACGTCAAACAGAGGCCCGTATGTCTAAGTTGTTAGGGGGAGAAATACAGGAGGATATCAAGGAAACAATGGTCATTGAGTATTTAACCATTCTTATTCAATTGATGGATGCCTTAATAGATGCAGGATATAGGGCTGAGTTATGCGTGGAAGATATCCTAGATGACATGTATGACACAACTAAGGAAGAGATCCCTGCTGATGATAATATAAGTGCAGGAGACGATACAGGTGGTTTAGATAGAGGTGGTTTAGATAGAGGTGGTTTAGATAGAGGTGGTGGAGATGCAGGAACTTATATAGATAACCCAATGCGTGATGGTTTTGAGGATCTAGATGAACTTGATTCTGCGTTACGCAATATTATGTCCCCGTCAACAACCTCTACGGCTCTTGGAGTGCCTTCAACGGGGGAAACGGCACCAACCCTTAATGATTTGCTTATATCGGGGCCAACTGATGCGGAATTGGAAAGGTTTATGATTGCGCGGCTGGGGGTAGATCCGGCTACAGCACGGGATGCCGTCTACAGATCTCGCGTATCTGGTGATTGTGCAAAGGGCCTAACATCCGCCGAGTTGCGGGAAGTATATGAAGCTTTAGAAGATATGAAGGTTTACAAATAATATGGCAGCAATAAAAGAGAGAAGATATTTCTGGCAGGTGTGGCGGCCCAGGGAAGTTAGTGTGGTAGAAAGAATACACCAGATTGAGGAAGATAATGTCAGTGCTCATACACAACTTACCGATACTCCCACACCCAAGGGGAGATCTGTAAGCATAAGCAGTGTTCTGCAGAAGTTACGTTCCACAGTACTAAGGGCGGCAGGGTTTGCTACCAGGGGATCTTTTGAGGCAAGCGAGTGGGATCTTGTACAGGTACAGAATGCTGTTCAGACAGAATCCATACTTCGTAGGGCCATTGAGAAATATGTGGAGCAGATATGGAAGAATGGCTTCGAGTTCGTAGGTCAAAATCCCAAGACTACAAAGTATATCCGTAGGCGTTTTGAACAAATTGCTCAGGTAACAGGCAAGACAACTATGGAGCTTTTTCAGGAGATAAGTTATTCCCTCGTGGTATATGCAAACGCCTTCGTCATTAAACAACGTAACATGAAAGCCTCCGGAGGTCGAAAGAGGGTAACCTTTGACAATAAACTTCGTGTCCCTGTTGCTGGTTATCGTGTGGTCGATCCCACTTCTATGTGGTTTGATGGGGATCGTTTTGGTAATGTATATCGTTGGAAGCAAGTAATAGCGGGTATGGAGCAATCCTCCTTCTTTCATGTCTCCAAGGAGACAGCTAAGGAGTGGCCCCCTTATAATGTTATTCATTTCCAGGATCGTACGGCTACTCCCAGTAAATATTTCTTTGCTATGCCCATGGCTGTACCAGTGATACCCGATATCAAAGCCCTTCGTGAGACGGAGGAGCTAAGTCTTTTGCAGGCTATTAAATTTGCTATTCCCCGTTACCATGGCAAGGTCGGGGAAAAGGACAAACCCGGTACCCAACCTGAGCTTGATGCGCTTGCTGATCTGATTGATACTCTCCCCCATGACGCTGTTCTTGTCACCTCCAGCAGGGCTGAGATAGCTAATATATCCCGGAATGATAGTGTACTCGAGCTGGAGCCTTATTTGGAATATTGGCGCCAGCGTATTCTAACGGGCCTGGGTATGAGTGATGTTGGTATGGGGAGAGGCGAAAGTTCATCGAAAGCAACTGCACAGGTTCTATCGGCGGAGATGCAGTACACCACAGTCAAATTTCAGCAGATCATCAAGAAAACTATTGAAGAGGAAATGATTAAGGAGCTTCTCTTCGAGGCCGGTTACACACCCGAGACTCTAGGAATTGAGGACATGGTGCGGCTGCATGTACCGGAAATTGATCTGGAGGAGAAGATTAGGCGCGAAGCTCATTCCCTAAATCTTTATCTGACTAATGGTATCACCCAGGATGAGCTGCGTAAGGAGCTGGGCCGGGATATTGTATCGGAAGAGGAACAGAAGCTTATGTATTTACACCTGGTGCAAATACCATTGGCCCAGGCAAAGGCTAACCTCCTATCCCCCGGGGAAAATAGCGCTAGCAACAAAGCTCAGCCGGAAAATCAGTATGGTAAGAGTTTGGTCAAGCCGCGAATTACTAAGGAGGAGTATATGAGCCTTTGGGAGGATGTTGCTCAGTATGAGGAGGAGAAAGCCATTATTCATACCATTACTACCTCACCCATACTTAATGATTATACAGAAATGCGAGATCATTTGGTAACCCATCTACGTGAGGCTTTAAGGCATAATGGTATTATGCCCTCCCATGTTGTGAATTTAGTATTTCAAACCCTAGAACCTCACCTAACCGAAGAGTATTAGAAATGATTGAAGAGAAGAAAGAATTTATAGAGTTCAAATGCCCGCCGAGTTGTGGTCGTATGCTCTGCCGGTATATTGAGAAACCAAGTAATGAACCGTACGCCTTTGAAATTAAATGCCATCACCACGGCTGTAATGCGCTCAATTACCGTGGTAATGTTATTGTAACTGACAGTATGGAAGAGTTTCGTTGCTATGCCATTGACAAGAAGAAGAGCGTTCATTGGGGCGCCGAAACTGTTTGTAACAAGCTTCTGGCTAGGATATTACCTGGCACAGAGCTGGAAATTAGATGTCCTCGTTGCGGAGCGATTGTAAATAGTAATGAGGCAGACATCAAAACACCCGAGAGTGTTGAGGCAGAGAAATAATACAGGTATATAAATGAACAACAAATTACTTATCGATACTATTGAGGTTGATGCTAAAAAAGCTAATAAGGATTATGTATTCACCACCATTCCCAAGGCGGCCTTACTTACAACTATTGATGCTACACACTCAGGATATGTTAATAGTAACTTCTATTACTATGATCCTGATTCTATGAAGGAATCCTACCATACATGGACAACTCCCTACAAGAAGCCAATCCTACGACATCATAATTTAGGCGGTGGTTTATTTTCTTCGGCCGAGGATCCTATGGGCCGTGTACAAGATGCTCGCTTCCTAAAGGATGCCCGTGGTGGGTTCATTCAACTTGATGCTCGCATCACAGATGAAGATGCTAAGGCTAAAATAATGGATAGCCGTTATGAAACCGTCTCTACGGCGGGTAAGCCTGTAGACTTTGTGGAATGCTCTGTTTGTGGCGTGAATATGCTTAAGGGTGGAAAGTTCTGTGGCCACAACAGGGGTCAGGTATATGAGGATGAGGAATCCGCTGAGAAAAAGCTTGCTTATTGGAAGATTGGTCCGATGCAGTATAAGGAGATGTCATTTGTTAATGCGCCGGCAGATCAATCTGATACACACGCGGCCCGGGTAGTGAGTTGGCAATTTGCTGACTCTGAGCAACCAGCCCCAGCTCAACAGGACCAGGTTCGGCACACAGGTATTTGGGTGTTTGATACCCAGGTTGTTTTACCTGATTCAGGTATAATTACTCTCTTTCGGGAGAAGCCAGATGAGGATATGATCGTTAATAAATCCCTCTGGGAAGCAATCGAGGGAGATATATCACGTTATGCTGAGCTTGGTGGTTTGGTATTAAGGCCCGACAGTGTTGTGACCCCGATCTCCACTACTGTCCCCGAGGGGGCCAATCTGGCCCAGGAAGAACATTTTGCCCAGGAGGGGCAAGATGATGATGATGATGAAGAGTGGACAGAAGACGATCTTAAGGTCCTTGACTGGTTAATGGACGAATTGGAGAAGCTGGAAGATGAAGCCCTATCCAAATCTCGTAAGCTAACAAACAAAGTTGGACAGAAGGGTAAAGTGGCTCATAATCATGTTGTCCGTCTTAATGAGGTAGGCAATGGTCGCACAGATTGGGTTCTGAGCCATTCCCATGATGTTGTGAACAGTAAAATATCTGATGCAGTAAGCAGAGGTGAAGAAAAGGCACATAACCACAGTATTACCGAGGATCTGAAGGTTCCTAAGAAGAAATGCCCGTGGGAACTATACGAACGATATACCACAGACTTCCCCAACATTAAGGGGGCCAGGAAGCACCGTCACGTTGTTGACCTCAACGAAGCGGAAAACGGAGACACTGAATATGTTGTCGCCCATAACCATGAAGTCGTTGGCAACCGCATCCTACCTTCCACAGCCGATGGTGATACAAAGGCCCACACTCATAAGTTGGGTGATCTTCTGACCGAGGATCAGTGGTTAGATGAGGAGACATGGGATATTGTGACAGAGGCTAAAGATAAACTCTCTGAAAAGACTAAGAAGTCCGCTAGTAAGGCAGGAAAGAAATTTTGTGGCCCTCAGGATCCGAGGAAAGGTCGTAAAAGCTTCCCGGCTTATAGATGCCAAAATGTGCGCAGCGGATTACAGCTTTTGGCTAAGTACAAAGGGCCTGGTTCCAAGGCAAAAATACGTAAGTGTTTATTATCTCAGAACAAGAAGCTGAAGTGTGGTATTACCACTAAAGACCTAGAGGTCTATGATCTTCTAGCTCTAGTTGAAACCCTCATAAGCGGGTAAGCAGTACAGCAGAATTAACCTATCCACACACATACACATACTAAAGATGAATTATAATGGTACAGAATGATTATAGTACGTACCAAATAAGGGCCGTTGAGTCTATTCAAACAGACTTGAAATAGTTACTTCCTTCTCAGGGCTTGTTTAAAGGCCCGTAAGAATTGGAGTGACATAACTATATATAGCAGGACAACTGCATAAAATGATGATAAATGATAACTATCCATCAATAAGTAGTAACACGTTACAGAGCCTCACAGAGATACTCTATCATATTCCCCTAGACAAACTCGACCGAATTAAGAAGGTGGTCGCATATAGCGGCTACTCTGAGGAAGTGGTAGATATATTTCTGCAGGCACTGACTCAAATAGGAGACAAAATGTCCATGACTATGAACCTTGAGGAAATTCTGGCCTTGGATGAGGTTCAGGAGCACCTTAGACAGAAGGTTGACGAGGCTGTACAAAACAGTGAGATAACTCATCGAGAAGAGTCGGCTGATATAAAGGCCGGGTTTGAGAATGAGTTGCAAGTACTCAGGGATGAGAAGAATACTTCCGCCCAGGAGTACCATGCGCTTGTTGTGGACAGTATCGTCTTCCTATCAACCATACTACGTAAAGACGTCATTGATTTTAATGATGAAGCAGGATCCCAGGAGAAATATCGGGAAGAGCTATCAAGTAGTTCCGAAGAGGAATTGAAAGAGACACTCTCCGAACTCCAGGGCGAGTACATTGCTTCGTTTAGCAATGTTCCGGCCGAATCTCTTGACGGCGAAGTCGTTACAGAGAGCGGTCAGAGAAACCCCTCCGAGGGTTCTGATGGAGATGAGAAGGCAGTGACAATATCATCACTTGGTGATGTTCTCAAAGTAGCCTTCAAATCCATTGGAAAGAATAATTAAGTAAATGGAGTTGCTATACTAAAATGGCTAAACTCACATTCTCTGCACAGAGCGGACGTAAGAGACCTATTAAGCCTGTCTCCAGTAAGTATCTGGAATCCAAAATCAGGCCTAATATTGAGGTCTCCGATGGTATCCGCCCGGCTCTTCCTCTCATACCTCTACGGTATCTTCCTGTAAAGTTCCAGGATGTTACCACGGAGCAGTGGGTGGTAATTCCAAAGGGCCGGATCGTATCAGCTGTTATGGCAACTAATTCAATTAATGAACCATCCAGCGAACATCTAGAGATAGGTCATGCCTCTGGTGATATCCAGACTGGCTATGCCTCTGAACTTGACGGTTCAACTGCACTATCTCTTGGGGCAGATACAAGTTACTATGGCATCAGCCGTAATATCCTGGGCCTTATGGTCCCAGCTAACGGTGGTGCTGTATTCGAAGTAACTTATGATGCTGATGATGTCAGCGCTAATGTACCTTCCGTGGTAAATACTGGCTCACCTGTGGCAGCGGCTGAGGGATATACCCTTCCAGCAAATATGCCCATTGGTATTGCTATGTATGATGTTTACCAGGATATTCGTGGTGCTCATTTGAATTACGAGCTGTGGAAAAACTATGGCGTCCTCGCAGAACACGTCATCAAGCTTCCATTTGTTGATGTATATGAACTCGAGGCCCTTTCTGAGGTATCAGCAAATAGTTTCACAAATCTTTCGGGTGCTAATGATGCACCGTTAGCTATTGCTGAAGCTGCTGGTGGTTATGAAGCGGTTGAGAAATACTACTCCTTCCTAACCTTTAATACCTCGCAAACAGGTCATGGCCTGGCAGGTTCCCTTGTGAAGTCCGATGTCTTCGGTAACTTTGCTATGCAAGGGGCCAGTTTGGCTGAAAGCCGTAACACACAGACTGTAGGTCGCTTGATTGGTATTGATACACGCCATCCCAAGGATCTCCTTGAGACGGTTGACACATACTGGGACCAGTTCCAGACCGGTACCAAAACAGCCGGCGTACCTGAGAACCTGTATGACTTCGCTGATAAAATCTTCACGGGTTGTGGCATTACTTGGCCCTCCGATAAGGATAAGGCAATCTATATTCGAGATGCAATCCAGGCGGGTGCCATAGGTTATGCCCATATACAGATATCTCTGCGTTAGTAATAGATACAATAAGACTACCAAGGCTCCGGTTCTTAACAGGACCGGAGACCTTCTGTCTCCCCAGGTCCTTAGAGGCCAAATCATTTGCACGCTTAATATCTGAGGAGTGCAATAAATAATATGAAGATACTAAGTACAAACCGTACTGGCGAACAGATCCTTAATGATCTTGTCTACAATGTCTTCACGAATAATGGCGTGGTTGGTCTTCCAAAAGAGGATAAAACCATTGTCCAGCTCGGTTTTAATGATCTCTTTTCCATCCCTGAGGAGTTAAAGAGTATTCCGGAGATTGCTGACACGGTTACTAGTAAGGACCTAACAAGGTTCATTGAAACCTCAATTTCCCGTGTAGTTAGAGATGCTATTGAGCCTGAGCTCGTTGTTGTGCCAAATCTGTTTACCGATATTCGGTATGAAGGACCTGGGCGACAGGTTGAGATTGGCTCACTAGGTGCGTTTCATGCGGCTGAGGTTCCAGAAGGCGGGGAATATGAAGAGGTTGAATTTAACTTTGGTGAGGGTCACATGATCCAGGTAGGTATCTCCAAGCATGGCTTGAAGATGCGTGTTACTGAAGAAGTTATAGAAGACAATCTCTTTGATGTTTTCGGTCTCTGGCTTCGTATGGCTGGCCGAGCTCTTGCAAGACATAAGGAGGAATATGGTATCAAACTCGTAAATGATATGGGTATTGATGTATTTGATAATTCCTCTCCATCCACAGCGGATATAGGTTCTTGTTCCGGCCGCGGTATAGATGGCGCACAGAATGGCTCCATGACGGTAGATGATATTTTTGAGATGTATGCCTATCTCTATCTACGAGGTTTTGCGCCTGACACCTTATTGATGAATCCATTATCCTGGAAGGTCTTTATGACGGATCCAGAAACTCGTGAGATCATTTTTAAAGGTGCTACACTGGCAACCAACAGACTCCCTGGCGGAAGCTATTCCAAAGCATTTGGAACCGGCTTTGCCGGTCTGGGTGCTCGGACAACTGCCACGGGCCGTGGATTCGACAGCTCAACGGGTGGTGACGATAATCGTGTAGCTGGTAACAATCCATTTGTAACGTCCCTTAATCCTTTAGGGGCCACATTTCAGATTGCTCCAAGCTATCTCCCGTCACCTCTTAGGGTGATTGTATCGCCACACGTAACATATAAGACAGCTACTGTAGGCTCTGCAACTAAACATGTAGCCGATATCATTATGGCTGACAGTTCACGCTGCGGTCTTTTACTCAGTAAGGAAGAACCTTCCATTGATGAGTGGAACGATCCGGAACGCGATATTCGGGCTATGAAGATAAAGGAACGTTGGGGTATGGGTCTGTTTGAACAGGGTAAGGGTATTGCCGTTGCTCGCGATGTTGTTATTGAGAAGAACTATGTCTTTGACAATGTTAATCAACAGGTGTTATCAGCCCTTAACCATAGCTCAGCTATTGTAGACTAGTACAGATAGCACATTAGCATATATACACACAATCAGATAGTGGTGGGGCAATAACCCCGCCGCTATCATCTGTGTATATGTATATGGACTAAAACAGTGGAGGAATCAATACCTATATGAGTACTGACAAAGAACAAAAGAATACCACCAAAAAGGAATTTAGTAAGAAATACGTTATTCTAACCAATCAGATGATGTGGCAGGATCCAACAACTAAGTTTCAGTTGAATTGGTTTAATCCCGAGGAGGAGGAGTCCTGGTGGGCCAGGACTGAGGATATTCCTGGTGAGGCTGTGGATATAGTTAAGAAGGCCATTGGTATGGGGATATTAAAGGTAGCGAATAGTTATAAGAAGTGGGCTGATAAGAACAAGGTAGCGGGATCTAAAGGACGCCGAAAGGATAAACTTGTTTGGACCGAGTTGGATAAGGATGATGTTAAGGCAAATAAACGGACTCCAAGGAATCCTAGCATTGCTAAAGGTACATTAACTTATGGAGACCAAAACTCAAAGGCCTATCAGATATTGCAGAAGACAGTTATAGAACTTACAAAGGAGCTACCTAAAATAACTGCCTCTATGTCAAAGGAGAATGCAGAAGCTTTTCTTCGTGAAGCTATGGACATTGAAAAGCACGGGTACAACCGCGTATTACATCCCCGTGACAGTGTACTCGATACAATCAAACAAATTCTGGTGAGTATGGGCCTTTCCTCCGGCATTACTCGGGTGGTGCAGGAGAGGGATGATGAACCCATTACCAGGGATAGCAAACCCGTAAGGTTTGCTCTTTAAGACTGTGTAAATGACCACCTTTGATGTTACGTCAATATCTCCATCATTTAATGCCACTGATGTATTACTTGATACAACAGTGGAAGCCACATTCAATGCGGCTGTACTTGCCTCCAGCGTAACTTCCCTCAGCTTCAGTTTTGTAAAAGCCAACACCCTAACACCTATTGAGGGCACGGTTACTTTAGTTGGCAACAATACAGTACGCTATACTCCCAACGATAATTTAGCAGGCAATACACGCTATACAGCTATCGTTATGGGTGGGCCACATGGAATTATCTCAGCCGGGCAGCAAGAACTTATATCTCCTACCATCTCATGGAGCTTTACAACCGGCTTATATGAGGATAGTGAGGATCAAGAGGATTCCATTCCATTCGGTGTTGACCCAACAACCCAACCTACGGGAGATGAACTCTATATAGTTTCTTCAGAGCCGCTCGATGATAGTATAGGTGTTCTCTCTCCGAGTTTGAGAATAGCACTCACAGGACCTGTTCCTTCCGATACAGCCGCCTCTATTAAGGCTTATCATCCCCTTGGATATCCAATGGGTGATAGTTATTGGCAGAAGTATTCTCAGTCTGTTGTAAGTGGGGATTATATTATTATTACCTCATCCGGCGATTTGTCTGAGGATGTGGCTATTAGATTAGTGCTTTATGATGATGAAACCGAGATAGAGGAAAGTTCTATTGTGGTAGCTAGTTCTGGGGCTATATCAGATGGTATGATACCGTGTACCTTTGTTACCGACCCAAATTTTACTTATGAGGTGGATGTTTTCATTCCTACCAACAGATTTACTCCCGAGGTATCCTTTCTTTCAGAAATGGTACCCCAATACGCCCCGGTAGAGGAATTACGTCTGGCTATGGGACCTGCAACGGGTAAGTTTAATGACTATACCTTATCAGTTTTACTCTATAAGATTAGTCGAATAGCAAAGGATATATGGACCGGTAATAACCATACCTGGCCCAGTACGGTCCCCTACTATGCTAAGGAATATGTTCTTGCCAGGGCCCAGCGTGATTTGGTACAGATTATTCTTCGTGACCCCGGAGGTTCCGGAGGAGCTTCAAAAGCTCTAGGGGATATTCGTATACAAACCAGAACTGATTCAGATACCTTAGCAGAAGATCTGCGGCAGTTGGATCTTCTTACAAACATCCTTGCTGGTAAATTAGCCAGGGGAGACATAGGCACCAGGCCAATATCTGGTCCTGTTTGGGCAGAAGCGAGTAAAGGCGGCAGTTATGGTACAATAGGAAGATACTCTGAGGACTATGGGCCAGAGGACCTATACTCTAGGAGCGGCAGCAACAATTTTAGTCGTGGAATCAAAGAGCAGAAGAGATAATATACATGAGTAGCTCACAAATATTTGGAGGGGAGTCTTCCCTATCTGATAGTATAGGAAGAGACTTTGACGTGTTTCTGGAGGACTTTGGTCATTGGGTTATTTACCGCCGGTATGACCTAACCAGGAAATCTACTTACGTAGATGAAACTACTGGTGAGGGTGTAAGTGGCCCACGCTGGACTTATGTGGATGAACCAATCAAAATTAGACACGACTCGGCCAGTGTACGCGCTATTGCCGGGCTTATAGAAGATGAAAGTAAAATATATTGTGGTGCTGAGGTACGACCAAAGAGAGGTGATGTAGTAATAGAGATCGATTATGATGGTGACAGTAATAAGCTTACTCCTGGTGTAGTAATGTCTTACCCCCACCGGGAGGCATATCGTATTGATGAGCTTGACACCAAACGTGGTATTGGGGGCCATGTGGTCTATTATCGCCTCATTGTGAAGCCGGAGTTGAAGGATTACTAAAACATATGAGTAAGATAAGACTGTACAACGAAGACATATCCCAAGAACCTACGTTGGTTTGTCTTACTGTGGATGGTAGTTCTATCCCAACTGGGGTTAGTCTATACTCCTTCATCTCGGGTATGCGAAGGACACTCAAGATGATTGCACCTGCCCTACATTTTGAGCCGGCGTACCCGGATTATATTATAAATTATGATGAAACCAAATTTGAGACGGCTATTACCTGGGAAGTGCAAACTATGGCCCCTACGAAATTAGGTGGGAGTCCATCAAAATCTCCAAGCATTGGAACAAGGGAAATAAAGCCCCGTCTTCGCTCTGAGGTACATGTTGATGGTAAGTATTATCAAATTACCGGGCAATTCCTTGATTGTTTCCTACGGTTTGTTGTATGGGCCAAAACCGCAAGCGAGTCGGAACAAGTAACTCAGTGGTTTCAATCAGATTTCATGAATAACTTTTCACGCCTGTTTGGTTCACAGCAGGTATATCTTTATGAACGGTCGAGAGATAGCGAATTGTTGAAGATAAACAATACGCTTCAAACAAGGTCCCTGGAGTATTATGTACTCCTGGAGGACTACACAGCCATATTGACAAGCACGATCCAAGAGATCAAAGTGGATATAGAAGCTAAGGATACACTTACTAATATCATGGGCCATGGAAATGATACCTAATATCGTTTTCCATAGGGCTGTGATTTAGATCATACAAATGTTATCATCATCATTATCATCATTATCACACCGTCCTGTTTTGAGTGATGTAAGTGTCAATGTGATGATACAACCTTGTTGTTCATCAGTATGTGCGTCAATATATGAGCTGATTTATTACTCTCACAGCAGGAGTAAGAAATAGAATGGCACTTCCTAAAATCACAAGTGTTTTGACAGATGGAAATCTGGAACGGGCCGAGGGTAGTGGTAATCGTAGTAAACATATTACCATTATAGGTACAGCTGTAGATGGGCCAATGTATACATCGGTGACGATCCGAGATCTGGATCACGCTGAGAGCATTTTTGGTACCTTCAATAGAGGAACTCTTCTCCGCGCCATGAATGAGGCATGGCAAGCCCAGATGGATAGCGGTAGAACTCCGTACATCTCTGGTGTGCGTGTAGGTGGTCTGGTTGCTTCGAGGGCTGATCTTGAGATTGAGAATAATAACTCAGAAGTAGCTCTAAAGCTTGAGGCTCTTTACCACGGTAGTCGATATAATGACATCGTTATCACCGAGGATAGTTCTAATGATGCTATCAAGATATACAACCCCGTATCTGGTATTTGGTCAACCTTCAAATATAACTGGACAAATTCCAACGCGGGAGGCGTAGATGCGCATAACGTCGTTGAACTGGCAAATGCCATCAATGCTGATAGTAATCTGAATGGTATTTTGGTTGCATCGGTTCCTGAGATGATTGCTACGTTTGAGGTATTTGCTAAAAGCGGCGACGCTTTTGTGTCTTCCTCAAATAGTAAAACCACTATCACCCTTAATGGGGCCGGTAGTGGCGATCTAAATGCAGACACTCTTTACCTGGACGGGTCATCGAGTACCACTACCATAGACGAAGTTCATAGACCAATTGTAAGAGTGTCAAAGGTGTATGCTATTACTGATGGTGGTATCGAGGTTCTTGAGGGCGGAAGTTCTCAGGCTACGACAGTACATCTACCTCTGGCGGGCCGGAGTGATACTCGTTTTGATACCCTTCTCAATGTTATTGATGAGAACGGGACATTAGGCGAGCTAGCTCAAACCCCGGATGATTTGGCCATAACTTCAGAAGGGTATTTCAAAGTCCGGAATCAGGGCATTGGTATACTTGATCTTGATGTTGGTAGTATTACCTTCGATGCTCCCCTTGCTATTGCCGATGCCGATACTTCAAGTAATTTAAGTGGTACAGCATCAGCCTATACTACGGCTAAAAATTATGGTGCTGGTTACACTGCAAGCAATCTTGGAGCAGAATTCCAAGGCTTAACTAGATGGACAGTAGCAGGGGAAGAAAGTTCCTCTGGTACTTATCCTATCAAAGTTGAGTGGAAGGATCCCTCTGCAGGACCTAATGCGTGGCAGGCCGCCAATCTAGGCGACACAGCCTGGGCCCTTAGTTGGGCAAACGATCAAGCGACACTTACGTTCCCAAGCAGTACACCGGACAGGTATGACGGAATGGAGATTAGAATCTCTTTCGATTCATGTATTGGAGTGTTCAATGAGAAGTCAACCCTGGCCGGGGTTGAGGAGTCTTCATCTTCCTTCCTGGATTACTTTGTGCGAGGTCAGGAAATCATCTTTGGTAAAGCCCTACCACATAACTTGGCAGTTCGTTACGCCAGGGTACAATACTATGAGCTCGGCTCCACAATATCTCTAGAAGATGCTGAGGCCGGCAAATTTAGTATTACTGGTGTAGGTATACAACCAGGTCCTGGGGGCGGTGCTCTTGGAACTAGCGATAGTACTATCGGCTTTGATGTTATATACGCTCAGGATGAATTCAGTTTAAGTAGCTCTCAATCTCTTCTAGGTGGTACCTCCGGTACTGGTTTATCGGATAGTACTCTCTACAGTGAGCTAAAGGAGGCCTATGATAATCTGGATGCATTTGATTTTGACCTCTTAATCACACCTGGTGCATATATTGACTCCACAAAAGGTGGTTACAATGTACTAACAGGCGCTCCAGAAGAGGTGAACGCAGGATTCCATGAGCTTATGGATGAGTTTCTCTCCGGTTATAATGGAGATGCCCGTGGTATTATGGGTTTCAAACCCATAGTAGGTACTGGTATCAATAATACCATCAGCAGGAAAGATGTTGCCAGTCGTGTGTCCAAACTAACTGTAGTTGATTACAGTGATAATCTTCGTGCGGCTAACTTTCTGGCTAACTTCGACTCCAAATATATGATGGCTATTGATCTAGAACCTATCGTTATAGCTAAAGGCTCCCGTTATACAACTACGGGCGAAGCAATAGTTGCTGGTCACCTGGCAATTCTAGAGCCAGAAGAAGCCCCTTATCTTAGCTCCTTAACAGGTACACAGGGTCTTCGTTATCGTTACTCTAGTAAAGTAGCTGATGGCCGTAGTCAACTTGATGCACTAAGCGACATGAGAATAATAGGGGCCAGGATCGATGGTTACAGGGCGCGGCTCGTTGATGGACCGTCCCTTGCTGAACCTGGATCTGATTACGAACGCTGGACAACCTCCAGCATCGTGGCTGCTGTTATGAAAGATGTTCGCGCTGTTGCCGAACCATTCCTCGGACATGTCTCTAATTTGCCTACACTACAGGCACTGGAGACTACTCTCCGAAGTAGACTTAATCAGCGAGTACCAAAGTCACTTTCCGCGTATTCCTTTAAGATCAAGTCTTCTCCGGCACAGAAGGTTGTTGGCATCATCGAAATCCCACTGACATTGGTACCTGTGTTTGAAATCCGTCAGATAAAGGTTACAGTTGTACTTAAGGCTGACGCCTCGACTCTGGCGTAAGGTACAAGATGGACTGATCTAGAGCTAGTCTGGTCCAGAAGAAACTAACTCAAATCAGAAGGCCCCTATAACCTGGGGGCCTTTGCTTATTAAAGGGGTATTACCGCTCTGTGACATAACTAATTACAAGAGCTCAAGGGCCGGCAGTTAATACTGCATAGAGCTGAGGGCCATTAACTTCTGAAACAAGGAGATGTAAATACAATGAGTAATGTGTTTGATGTAAGTACAAACGATGTTGCTAAGACATTTACGACCTTCTCTGGTTCGGACATCAAAGCGGTATTCGGAAATGTGGAGATAGGCAATCTGCAAGGCCTTTCACTCTCGGTAAACCGTGAGGTGAGGCCGGTGTTTGTGATGGGTAAATAGATGATTTGCCCTTTCCTGCTAATATCGGGGAAATCTAAGGGCCAGTGGGCCTATGGCAATCCCGAGGCAAGCCCATTATGTGGCAGCCGTAGAGACTTGATCAGCAATGATCAGGCTCCGTTGAGAAAGACCCTAATACAGGGTAACGGAAGCAATACGCAGGAGCTGTCTAAATGAACGATCAAACACATCAGCTATTGAATGGTAGTCTGTTGGGTGACGGTTACTTGAGCAAGTGCCAATATCATACCGCCAGTGATGGATACACACGCTGGCATAATAGTCGTTATGAGGAAGATCACAAAGAAGATGACAAGTCCTACCTTGAGTGGAAGGCAACAATCATGAGTCAGGACTTTGATGTGAAGTGGGTATATAAAGAGGCACGCACGTTGGGCATTAAAGGACATGAGGCGGACTGTGGTCCTGTTTATCGAATTTACACCAATACGTCTACTGAACTGTCCGATCTACGGCAGATATGGTACCCAGATGGCCAGAAGATAATACCGGACTATCTGGATGACTTTGACTCCTCGACACTGACTTCCTGGTACTATGATGATGGCACCTATCATGTTCACCGTCAGATAATAGAGATCAGCACCGATAGTTTCACCCTTGAGGACGTCAAACGCCTCCAGGGATGGCTTAGAGACCGGTGGAACATTGAGGCTGCCATCAAGCGCAAACCAGGACACGCTATTAGGCGGTACTACCTTCATCTTAACAGGGAAGCCTCCAAGAGGCTCCTCAGTCTAGTCGAGGATGTACCAAGTATGGAACGCAAGAAGCCTATGGGCTGGGATGGAGTCTTTGATCGTAGTGAGACACCATCCAACTTTCATAGGCGGCTGAACGCTAGGCTGTCCTCAGGTGAGAAGCGGAAGCTAATAGTCCTCGACCTACAAGAGTTCTATGAACAGACTGGGCCGTGGGATGGTTTCCCAGCCGTAAAGTATCACTACACTGAGGATTGCATAAGTCCAACCCTGGCCATACGCCACTTCGGATCATTCAAGGTGGCTCTCGAGTCGGCCAGACTGCCAACTAACTATATTTAGACAGCAAGAGATAGTCCATACCTACCGAAAGGTTAGGATGAATTGAAATCAGATGCCGTGAGTTACTCGAAGGGTAAATAGATGTTTGCCCTTGTAAAAGCTAGCTCGTTCGAGGAAACCTACAGGGCCGTGAGGCGCCAAGGCAATCTCGATGCAAAGACGGTCCCGGGGACTTGGTTACCGGGATGCAGAGGCGGTAGAGACTGCACGCTAGCCAGCTGGGCCTCCAAGGGTCAAACAGCTGAAGGAACAGTCCAGGCCCATGGGAAACCATGGAGAATTACTGAAACGCGGAATCGCAGGGTTGAGATGAATTGGCTCTGCTTAAATCCGGCTTATATCGGTGAACGCCGAGAGGCTAATACCGAGGGGTATCCGTACCTGTGATGCAAACAATAGGAACTAACATAAATGTCTAGTGGAAAGTGGAAGAAGTACAGATCCTGTCCTATTACTAGAGACGGGGTCAGAGTACTGTATGGGACTTTGCTAGGAGACGGATCCTTATTTAAGGATCCAGAGTGTGTGAATTATAGATTTTCAGTAACACACTCTAATCGTCACTCAGATTATATACAGTGGAAACAGTCTATACTTGGACTTCCATCGAGTATTTGGAATGATGAGAAAAGAAACCTAGTAAAACTTCAGTCACTAGCCTGTACCGAGCTTACTTCTATACATACCAGCTTCTACAATGGAGCTGTTAAACGAATTCCACGTGACATTGACTTAACTGAACTGCTGTCACCTTTATCGATAGCTACCTGGTTCATGGATGATGGTAGCTACGATGTTGAGGAGGCAGTAGTTATATCCGCGTATGCTTTCTGCGAAGAAGATATGCTTCGTGTAGCAAAATACATGGATCACGTTTATGGGATTAAGATCAATGTCTGGAGTGATAATCGTGTTTACATACGCAAGGAATCACATGACAGGTTCTTTAGTATTATCACTCACTACGTAAGTGAGGTTCCTTCTATGCATTATAAGGTACGCACTTGGATAAAACCAGGTGTCTCCCAGGTGAAACTCCTGGGGTATGACGAGCCCTGTAGAGACTATCCCACAGCCGTGGGATCATGGGATGGATTTATCCGCCCATGAAACGCCGGACTTGAACTAATAGAATATGAACTGGACACAAGAAGAAACTGAGATCCTGAGAGATAATTACTCCTGGAATCCAAGGACAGCTATGTTACTTCCTAACAGGTCTGCACATCAGGTAATAAAGAAGGCTAATAATATAGGCCTGAAGAGAGATGGGCGAGGTAGGATAGATACTCTAAGGGCTGACTATTTTGATCATTGGACCCCTAACATGACATACATCCTAGGATTCTTCACAGCGGATGGAAACATATATGCACCACCAACCCGGGTTGATGGGGTTAGTGTTTATAAGATCACATTTGCCCAAAGTGACCCATACATACTAGAACTAGTATGTGATGAGTTGGGTATCTCAAGAGGGTATATTTATGGACAGCAAGGGCTTAATGCCTTACCTCAGGGCGGGTACCTGAATATGATACATCCGATGTATAGGGTAATGTTTACCAGTAAGTATATGGTAGAGAGATTGAAGGAGCTTGGCTTGTCTGAGCGTAAATCAACACAACTCAAGAAAGTATCCGTACCTAAGAAGTTCTTCGCTCACTTCTTGAGGGGCTACTTTGATGGAGATGGTTGTCTTCAGATATCCAATAACACCACACCAAGTATCACATTTACTGGTGGATCGAGGCAGTTTCTTAAATCAATCGAGGCCCGAATCAGTCGTTATTGGGATCTCCCAGGTGGCAGACTAAGGCCCAGGAAAAGAAACAAGGTCTGGGATCTGCGGTATCGTAAGGCTACTTCTCTCGAGATCTTGAAGAGAATGTATGAGGGCCATCCAGATATTCTATGCTTACTGACTAAGTACAACAAATATGCGGGTGTTATAGGTGATGATGTAATTGATATACCAGAAGTATCATACAATTACCGAGTCTATGACACTGGCACACAAGTTCAAGAAGATATAGTCCAGGAATAGAAGATAACGTAAGTTATTGATAATTCAGCACTTATATTGACCATGTTTGACCGCCAAGCCCTACACGACATCATGCGGAGTGCTCGCTATGTAGCCAAACCAGATGATTGGGCAGGGTCGGCGGGTGTTTCTCGTGCTTTAGGCGATGCCTCAGATGTAGGTAGTGACTACACCCTGGAGTCTCCATCATATAGTGACCAGATTCCACCGTTCGATATTACACTCGTCGGTAAACCTAAATAAGAGATGAGTAATCTTAAATACGATAAAGAACAGTTAGTATCTGAATCTCTTATTGAACAGCCGCTCTCAGAAGCGATTCTGAGTGAAACACCGGGTGAATTCAGTGGATCCCTAAGTACCAGTCAAATCTGGGATATGGCAACACTGAGCCAAGCCACGCTGGGCTTTGATAGCGTGGAAGGTGCAACGACTACATCTCTGAGTCCCAACAATAACGAGATGCACGAGCTCCCGGCACCCCTTCGGGGTGATGATATAGTCTGTGCTTCAGGGAAACCTGAAGAAGTAGCGGATAAAGAGCCGCTATGGTAACAATACAGGTTAACGAGTTTGGGTCAGCGACAACAATGCGAATACATGGAGTTCACCTCATTTCAGAGGGAACTGGTGTGTCGGTTGACAATCAGCCGCTTTCCCAAGAGATTGGGATTGACAAACTGGGTGAATTCGGAGGAAGCCTAAGTGCTATTGCATAAGGTAACTCCGAGCCAAGCCGTACTGGGCTTAGATAGTACGGAAGGTGTAGAGACTAGCTTGAATCATATAATAATAGTTCACCAAAGTGTGTAACGAAAATGAATAAAGACAAACGTAGCATACTCTTAGGTATGTGTATAGGAGATGGTTACATAGGTGTCAGTACAGACAAACGGTGGAATACCAAATCCTACGTACTTAGGCTATGTCACTCAGTGAAGCAGAAAGCATATCTAGAGCATAAAACCGAGCTCCTCCATTCTGCTTTAGGTGGCAAGAAACCTAGAATCGTTGAGTATAACAATAATGGATACCCAGGTGTGAAGTGTAGCAAGACAAATAAGTACTTTAAGGTGCTTAGAGATTGGTTGTACAAGGATGGGGAAAAGGTTGTTACCCGTAGAATCCTTGATATGCTTACTCCACAAGGTATCGCAATATGGCATATGGATGATGGTAGTTTGTATACTAAACGCCGCAACGGAAAGGTTCACGCTTGGGAGTTATGTACCAGCACATATGTAAGCTGGGATGAAAACCAAGTAATAGTGGACTATTTTCGTGATGTCCATGGAATACGCTTTACAATAGTCAAGGGAAAAGGAAAGTACAGGATTCGCTGTGGTACAAAAGAGGCAAAGAAGTTTATTGAGATCGTCAAGCCATTTATAATACCATCAATGTTGTACAAAGTCCGAATGATCTCTGACAATAATGATTCAAGCCAAGAGCGCCCAGCACCCCACGTGGGTGATGATATAGTCCGGACTCCAATGAAAGTTGGAGAGATAAGGTTTAAACGGCCTTATGATAACAAGTCGTGATGACAATGTCCAAGAGGCGACACAACTGCCTCTCTTCTCGAGTAATTGAGATGCCTAAACCAGGCTTATATCAGGGGAGGCTAAGTCCTACGGGATATGCTAATCCTGAGGGGTTCACGCCCTGCAGAGACTCATCCACTATGGATGGATCCGGAGTGCTTTGTCAGCCGGATAATACGCCTGGCTCCCACTTTATGTGGGATGATGAGATAGTCCATACCTACCGAAAGAGTAGGAGTAAATGCACAAATGACGTTTGTGGCTTTACCCAAGACGGGCTGGGTCACATTAAACCGTGCTTAATCGGGGAACCCTTACTGGGGAATCCCGAGGGGTGTTTCGTCCCGGTTACTGCCGGGAGTCTGACAAGCCCTGTAGAGACTGAATAGTATGAAACTATGGACTAACAAAGAAGTTGAGATCCTTCACGAGAACTATAGCTGGAATCCGCGTATTGATGAACTATTACCGGATCGTCCCAGACGTCAGATTGTGAGTAAGGCAAACCGAGAGGGCCTGAAAGTAATGGGACGCGGACGTGCATGGGGCTTAAAGGTAGACTTCTTTGACCATTGGAGTGAGGAGATGGCTTATGTTTATGGCCTGATCGTTGCTGATGGGTGTATAATGAAGCGTAAGGATAGTGGTATAATGGTTATTGATATAACGCTAAATGATGAAGACCACATTAGGCGATTAGCCAATTTGTTGGGCGTACCAGAGCGTGTTTATAGTAACAGTGATGGTACATATCATCTGAGGTTTGTTAGCAACTACATAGCCAAAAGACTGATGAAGCTTAAGGTTCCGTTTCGTAAGTCTCTTGTCCTTGGTAAGCTTCCTGTCCCTAAGAAGTTCTTCTCTCACTTCCTACGTGGTTACTTTGATGGAGATGGATCCTTCAGTATTAATGCTAAGGGCCGAGCTCCTATGCTTAGTTTCACATCAGGTTCATACAATTTCCTTCGATGGATTCAAGCAAAGTTAAAGAGGTATTATGGCTTTCCAATGGGTCGTCTTCGTAATAAGAAAGGCACCAATACATGGAATGTCTGGTATAGGAAATCTGCATCTATATTCCTAATGGCAATAATGTATAGGGATAAGGGTGACCTCTTTCTTCGCAGGAAGTATAACAGATACATTAGTTATCTATCCGATCAAGGACATACTATTCGAGAAAAGGAATTCATTTCCCTTCTAAACGCACGGCTACCTCAGAAAGAGGTAGAAGAGATAGTCCATTCTCTTGAACAAGAGAAGCAGCAAGTAACATGGTGGAAACCAGTTGAATCCGACGCGGACAAACTAGATATCGATGATATTTCAGGTACGATAGTTGGATTACAATAGAAAGTCAGTAGACAAGCGTGTATGGACAATATAAATAAAGATGCCTTACGGACCATTTCAGTTTGGTAGTTTAGAATCGGGGCAAACCTTCTCCGGGGTAGATATTATTGCTACCCTACGGGGACCAGATATACCCGGAGCTATTGCTATGACAAACCTAAACACCGTAAGTTACTCTATACACAGGGAGAAGGCACCCGTCCGTCGACTCGGGCGGGTGTACTCCCAAGGCTACACCAGAGGCCCCCGCACAATCGCCGGCAGTATGGTGTGGATAAACTTTAATAAGGCAGCTCTCTGGGAACTAATTAGAACGGCCCCTGGCGAGGAATCGCCTGTTCACTCCATCATGACAGATCAGCTCCCCCCTTTCCATATGGGCTTTACCTTTGTCAATGAGAATGGGCTGTCAGCCTTTATGAATCTCTTTGGCATTGAGATTGTGGACGAGGGAATGGTGCTGGGTACGGATGAGGCTTACCTAGAAACGACCATGCAATATGTAGCAGAGGATATTGACCTTATGTACCCAGGAGATGATATTAACGAGAAGTGGGATGAGCTTATGCGGCAAGGTATAGACAAACAACACCATGAAATCTTTAATAGTAAAGAGGAAGCCAACCAGTTTGCTGCTGAGTTAAGGGGTAAAGGAATAAGAATAAATGTTGGGAAAATAATGAGTGGAGAAGATAAGGATAAGTGGAAGGTGTACTTTTCCTTAACAACAGGTGAAGAGATGTTCAACGTCTTAGGTCCATCAAATAAAGACTTTGTTCGTATGATGAAGGCAGCAGGTCTACTTGATTTTGATCCTTGGGGAGAGAGTCTTGATAAGAAGGATCTTGTATACTATGACGCCCATGGAAATCCACACTACGATACAACCCATACATATCAACACTATACACCACCACCACCTGAACCTGAAAATGGAGATGATGGTTAATGTACTATAGCGGAACACAAGCTACAGCTTGGGTGGCCAGTAAAAAAGGTAGCCGGCGGCTTACATTATTTGAATTAGATGTAGCCTCCTTCCAATTCAATGCCTCTGTAGTTAAGATGCCACTCTATGGCTACCGCTCCAAGACTTTTGATGCCGTAGCTGTTGGTGAAAAGCTGATTCAAGGCCAGATGATGATTAACTTTAAGGAAGCAGATCAACTGGAGCTTCTTGAGGAGGAGATAACGTTTGAACTTACCCTCAGATATTGGCATGGGGTGGACTTGCACCTCGCCCAATATATCTTTGAGGATGTACACTTCTCCACCCTCTCCCATGGGGCCACACCAACCGGGAATCCAATTATAGAGGCCGTTGACTTCATAGCTAAAGACTTCCGGGCCAAGACTACTGCGCGTCCACCTATTGCTATTCCTGAGGATGAAACGAGCGTGGGAGAAGATTCTTTAGGTGGTGTTCCACCCCCGGAAGATATACCTTTAGATGTATTTGTAGATAAAATTAAAGCAGAAGCCTACCAACTTATTGTAGGTTCTATATCAACCCACGATCGGTTTTACATACCCTATAGTAGTATAACACGCAACTCACCTTTACTTACTAGTTATATAACTGACTATACAGTGAAGGCTGGAGATTTGGTATGTTGTCGGCCTTCATGTGGGGTTGAGACAAGAGGAGGCGATTTCCGGATAACGGTGGGCTCTAGGGTGAAGCCCCGCTGGGCTTTTCAAATTAAACAGGCTGTAGAGGCATCCATTTCGCCGGAGGGGACTTCCTCCTACATTGGCCCATTTAGTAGTAAAGAGGCCGCCGAAAGTTTCTATGAATTCTATCCTATCTTTGGAAATGGTATGTGGATATGGGGTACTCGGGATGGTCCGATGGTGATCATAAAGGGAAATACTAGATTCCCTGATTTTGTTGTGTTTAAAGATTCGCAGGAGGAATCATTGGGGGTCATAAGTAATCAGCTGGGGGAGATTATGTATATAAACTCCGATGATATAGACGACTTACTCCATAATAGGACGACTAAAGTAGAAATACTTAATCACTTATTTGCCCACCTTGTCCAATCATAGCCGGACATAACTAAACTACAAACAGAATTAAACTCATAACATACATATATGGAGGATAAACCATAAATGATTGAAGAACAACAACAGCAAGAAGAAGAAGTAACGGAAGAAGTAATGCTCCCAGAGGAAGTAATATCCCCCGAGGATTTATTTGAGGGAGATGATTCCTATCCTTACGGTCCTAAGGGGCCCAGCCGAGCTGAAATAAATACCCTCAAGGAGAAATATGGTGATCTACAACTAACTGAAGTTGCTGGCAATATCTATATCTACCGCCTTATGCTCAGGGGTGAGCATATGAAGCTGGTGGAGAGCGGCGCCCTGGAGGGCGATGATTCAGAGATGATTACCGTGGAAACTCTCCTTGTCTGGCCTAATCCTAAGGAGATCGACTGGGATGCTGTAGGGGCCGGAGTGGTACCCACCCTATCAACAGATATGCTTCAGTTCTCGGGCTTCATTCGCTTAACCCAACCCATCAAGCTATAACCTCCCCACACCCATAACGGGCCGCTGTTTTGGCCTGTAGGATGGTTTCATGCCATCACTAATCTGTGAGCAGACACCTCGAAATAGAATGACTCATAGGAGGTGGTGAGGTACGCCTTTAATGGAGTAATACTTACACATGTCTTATAAGGAAATAACCAGTTGGAAGCAACGTTGGGGCACCATCCATCAGATTGTTCTGGAGGGTATTACCTGCTACTATCGCAGTCTTACGGCGTGGGAGTTTACAGCCCTCAAGGAATTGATGGACCACAATCCCAGTGTCGACTGGGATAGTGTTATATGTTCGATGGGCCTGTTAGGATCCGATGTTTCACAATTCAAACTGGCTGGTACAACAACAACTATGTCCTCCCTTATACTTGAAGCCTCCATCTTTACTGAAGAGACCATAGGGCCTAGCGTGATAGAGGCTAGGGAGTGGGCCGCAAAGGTAGTGGAAGACAATTTCCTCATAGGTCTGGCCCTTGCCATCGGCAGTATATATCCAGGCTCTGATATTATATCCCTACTTAATGAGCCGGCTGAGAGACTTATTAAACTTGGTGCCCTCGTAGAGCAAATCACTAAGCAACCCATCTTTAAGGATTCCAGTGGTCTTAAGGCTATGCCTCTAACAAAGACTGGAGAGATGGCAGCACAAAATAAGGGTAAGCAAATAGCGGAGTCAACGCGTGCCCTAAGAGAGGAGATATCAAAGCAGCGTAAGAAGAAATAATCTAATGCCGGATCAGAGAGAGACATTCGAAGAACTACAGCCACAGGAAGGTGGTGGGGCGCTGAAACAGCTTGCTGGTTTAGGCCTTGCCCTTGTAGGCTGGGGTATAGGCCTCACCCTGGCCAGATTCGGATTTACGGCCGGTAAAGCAGCTGCCTTGAAACGGCTGGCTGGTATAAAGAAACCAGCCACAGAGGTTCTTAAGCGCTATAAGACAGCAGCTATTTACGCACAGGACAAGGGAGGTAGCTTCTCCCATTTTGCCTCCAAGGCAGGTATGCCTGGTGGTAAAGCATTAGCGGACATACGTTATGCGGCTGAGGAATCTCCTATAATCAAATCCTTTAGGACCTCAACTAAGAATAAGAGTATACTACAGAAGGTTGGAACCTACCGTAGTTTCCCCAGGGGTCAGAGAATAGAACTTGGACGGGGCCTTGCTGCTCACTACGGGCGGGAAATGGCTTTTGTGGCCCCTACCTTCTATGTTGGGGAGCAGATGCTCGGACGTTTGGGTTGGGGTGCACACCAGAGGGATGCTCATCAAGGCCCTGCCTGGTGGAATATACCGGGACACGCTGTCAACTTTGCCAGGTGGCTTCCAGGATTCCTGACAATAGACCTGGGTGCTCGCCTGGGCTTCGGCCTGGTTGGTGCGGCTAAAAGGGCTACATCAAATGCTGTTTTTAAGAGTCAACCCCTCCGAAGCCTTCCGGAGATAATTACCAACGCCCGCCGTTACGCCAAAGACAATCTAGATTCCCCAGTCGTAAATCTCATTACCAGCACACTCGCTTCGGTACGTGCCTTCAGTCATTTTGTGGGAGGTAAGACAGATGCCAATAACCAGACTAAGAGATTTGCCGAGCGTAGTTATAAAACTATCAGTGGGTATCGGCGCACAGGGGCTACTGCTAATGAGTATATAACCGAGAACACACGCCGTCTCTTTAAGGATTATAGACGCTTCAAGGCTAAGGCTAAGAGTGACCTGAAGCGGGCCTTATCCACTGACTATACCAGGACTGGGGCAGAGTTAACTCGCTTATTTGATCCTGATGCTGCAAAGTCATCTCCTATACACATATTCAAGAAAGGGTTTGGCGTTGAGTATGGAGGTATGAGGGAAATGTCCAGGCATCTGTTTGAGCGCAAGATGCCTCTGGTGGCCAGGTTATCGGGGTTGGAGAGCCTTCGGATGCGCCATCTCAAGGGGATTGGGCAATCCGAGGAGTGGAAACGCATCTTCAGAGTAATTTACAAGGGAATTCAATCGGCTAGGGAATTTGGTGATGCGGGAAACCAGGTTAGAAAATTAGTCAAGGGTGGATATTCTGAGGGTGGGAAACGTTCCTTTGACGACCTCATTGTAGATTCCAGACTCTTCTTCGATCCCGTGACTAAGGAAGTTCGTAACCTCTCCGGTTTTACCTTTAAGGACATAATTGGCAGGTCCCTACACTATGCCTCTAAGCGCCTCACCTTTAACACACCCCTCGGTAAGATTGATCTGGTTAGCATCTTTGGCGGACGTGCTGTAGCTAGTTACGGTATGCCCAGTATAGTTCGCCTGGAGCATGGACGTGTACCGACCAAGGCTATTCAACGGTTGTATGGTGTAGAGGTATATCCTACCCCAACAGACCCAAGCGCAAAGCAATTTACTCAGGTACTAGCAATAAAGGATAGGAAGAGCGGCTACACAGTCTGGGCTGATGTATATGGTGGTGATGCAAGTGGTGGAACTGGGCTGGAAGTGGTGGCAAGGAATATGAGTCTTGTCTCCAGTACCGATAGCACGAAGATGATGAGTGTCTATGCTATGCGGGAGAGTATGTGGCCTCCGCTTGATAAGAATGCACTTAATGAAAGATTTAAGGGTGGGGGTATAACCCCAACAATTAGAAAGTGGCTGCATAACAAGTTTGACTTGTTTGGGGGAGGAAAGTTTTATCCATCTGTGTGGGAACTTGCTCTACACCATATGCGCGGTGATTCAAGGGTGTGGACTATATTTCATCCGGAGGGTCTTCCTGCCAGGGTAGCCAGCGGTATCTACAAGATGAAGGACCTTGCCGCCTCCGGCGGGCAGAAGGCAAGCTATCAGATTCAGTATTTGGACGCCGCCTACAGGAAGGCGCGCACAGAAGCAAGTAAGCTGCTCACAAGGGATGATATACTGAGTCGTATATTACGTAAAGCTTATGAGGGAGATACCATAAAACTATGGGGCGTTAAGACAGAATTCAAGATTAAGGATATCATTGATGAGAAGATTGTGGAGGACGGCTTACCAGAACCTCTGCGTCTTGTGAGGGAGATACTTAAAATTGATGAGACTGCATCCGCTGATAGTAGACTCGGGAGAAATCTTAAGCAGATCATAGATGAGTTGACAGATAGGATGCCTGAGATGGGCGGTTTTCATAAGTATGTCTCAGAGGGAGGGGTTGGAGAGACAGCAACTGTAAAAGCCAAAAGGTTCCTGGCCGAAAGAGCTATACTACGTGAGGCGGATACCCTGGGGGCGGCCAGGCAACTAGATACTCCCCACGCCGGTGATACGGTTAAAAATATTGTAGATGATATCCTCGTGGCATTTGATGATCTGGCCAAGACAAATGCTATAACCACCAAGGACCTGCTGAAGGTTAAGATGGGAATGCAAGGGATAAGATGGGAGCACGAAGTACGCAACCTAGGCAGCCTGAGTGGAAAGAGTCAGATAACGGGGCGTGGTATTGATAAACTCTTTCAGGCAGTAGGCGAACGGGGCCTCATGGCTAAGGAGTATAAGGACGTTGAATCGTTATTTGACTTCCTCAGGAAGGCTAAGATGGAAGATCCAGAGCTGTGGGATTCCTACCGGCGTATGACGGGCAAGTTCAAAACCACAATGATGGTTGACTCTCAGAGACATGCCCTGGAGATGATGTCTGATGTATTTGGGGAGAGCCCTTACCTGCTCTTCGAAGGGGGCCCGATGGGATGGGCCAAGAATGTCTTTTCATGGGGTTATGATACCTTCGGACGTACTATGGACCTGGTTGGCCTGGGCTGGGATCGAGGACGTTTCCCGAAGTTCATGGGGAAGGATAGTATAGCCGGACTCTGGACCAAGAGATTCGCTCTCATGGGTGGTGTTGCAGCCGCTTACCAGACGGTAGACACTGTTACTGATACCACCCCCATATTTGCTGGTTCCTTGGCCCATGACGAATTAGTCGCTGTTAGACATAAACGGACTGGACTAGTGAGCCTTGTCAAAATTGGTGAGTTTGTTGAAGATGGTAGAGCCGATAATAATCAATTTGAAGCCTGGACCAACCATGGCGGCAAAATCGGCTGGTATGACATTACCCAGGGCATTAGACATAAGCGTGAGACCACATTAGTGAGGGTTGAGTTAGAATCCGGTGCCGATCTATTTGTCACGGATAACCACTCTCTATTCACGGGATCGGAGAGCAACCTACAACTTCAAGCGCCAGAAGTTGGGAAGCATATTGTCGCGTTAGAGTCGCAATACCCATCAGGGGCAGGTATATCAAGAGTTGACATCAGTGATCTTGTAACGTCGTTGCCAGAGAAGCTGTACGTGGCTGTTGAGGACCCGTCCTTAAATCGTGGCAACTACAAACTCCGCGCGGATGCAGAGGATATTTGGGGTAGCAACTATGTGAGGTGGCTACGGGACAGGGTAACATATCATAAAGCTGTTTATAGGACCACCTATGAAGCCTATACGGAGTGCCCAAAGAAAGAGTTCACTAAGATTCGTCACTTTAGATCTCCTGTGAAGATCCCGTCTGGGTGGGAGCTAACTAGGGAGTTTGGATATGTGTTGGGTATGTTTGCTGCTGAGGGGTGTGCAACTAAGTCTAATGGTAGTGTGTATGGCGTTCTCTTCAGCGCCAAGGATTATGGTAGTCTTGGCCACAGATATAAAGGCCATATTAGATCAAGGCTCGTCTCTGCACTCAAGACTGTATTTCCAGATGCCAAGATTTCACATTCTCACAAGAAAATAATACTCCACGGGTATCTATACTACTGGCTCTTCCATGACGTATTCAAGATGGGCCATGGCGCGTCCAATAAACGCCTCCCGGACTTTGCACTGAATGGCCCGGAAGGGTTTAGGAGAGGACTCATTGATGGATATATTGATGGGGATGGATATCAGAAGCAGACCGGCGACACCATCAGACCGGCCGGTATTGGGAGTACTTCCCGCGAACTCGTCACTCAAGTTTATCTATTACTCAGGATGGAGGGCTGCCAGGTAAAGCTGTCTAGCAGGGAGCCAAGACAGGGACAAATTATTGATGGTCGCGTTGTTAATGGTAACTATCGAACCTATGCGATTACCATCAGGGATCTACACACAGATTTGTATGATGTATCAAACTCCAACCATGCTAGAACTATACGAAGTAACAGGGTCTCGTCCGCAATAGCAAGTATGTCCGCATGTGAGGAGCAGCCAGACTTTGTGTATGATATCTCCGTGGCTGGTGCGGAGAAGTTCATCGCTGGATTTGGTTTCTTGTATGCACACAACACTGCCCTCGATGAGGGGACTACGGTTTTCTTAGCTGACCAGGCCGTAAGGGCCAGGTTATTCGCCGGTTACGTATATGATATTACAGGCATCACGGATACAATGAAGTATCTTGAGGGTCTTATGCCGAAGAGTACACAAGTTCTGCCAGGGGCAGCCATGGGTTTCGCTATGGGTGGTGTACCAGGAGCAATTACCGGCGGTATTCTTAATGCCTGGACCCAACCGGTCCTCAAGGAAGGCCCCCTCTCCTTCCTCTCCCTCTTACCCCCCACTGCCCCATTTGTCTCTGACATGACTAAGAGCTTCAAGGAGCTACAGGATTTATATTCCGGGAGGGAGCTAGAAGCCGTTAGAAAAGGATCGGGCTGGCCTTTTGGTTCTGTTCCTATTGAGGGTTGCCTCACCGAGAGAACCGAGGTCTTAGTTGCTGACGGTGGTACCACGTCTATAAGGGCCATTAAGGTTGGGGACTGTGTTATTGGGCCGGCTGGTCCCGTTCTTGTAACAGCTACCAAGGATCGATACACCACTCCTAGTGAACAACTCTACACAATCATCTCAAGATACAACCGATCTGACGAGGTTGAAATTACAGGCAACCATCCTGTACTAGTAGCAGAAGATCCTTTTAGATGCTCTGTTGTATCCAATGGGACCTGTTCCCCGAGGCGTAACCAGAAGTGTCACAAATGCAGCCATCCGTATTGGCAGTCCTACAAACTCGGCTGGAAGCGGGCCGATGATATTACCAGTGATGACTTACTAGCAATACCACGGCGCAGGTTCAATAGCAGCTCCGAACATGTTATCCGGTGGGTGGACTTCCTTGGTGATGATTATAAATACGTTGGTGGCCACGTCTGGGTTAATAGTAAACTGGGCACTTTTGGCAATGAGGCTCTCAGAGCAATCGTTGACCTGGTCCTGGATGATCTACCACATAAGGATTCTGAGAAGCAACGTAGAATTGAGGCGATCGCTACACAGTCTGGCAGGATGCCCAGACAAGTTCGTCAGAAGATGGTAGATGTGCGGGACAGACTTAGAGATGGATGCCCTCGAGATTGCATTGATTATGTGGATCTTGGTTCCTTGGCAGAATATCTGCCACTCTCCTATGAGACGGGGCGCTTTCTTGGTCTTTACGCCGCCGAGGGGAGTGTGTGTGATAATGGCACTATATCATTTGCTTTCCACGCCAACGAAATAGAGTATCACCAGTTTGTTGAGTCGTGCATGCGCAGATACTTTGGTTCGGACACAGTTACTCATGTGTCGGGCCCACAAACCGCAGGGACAAATCAGTGGGCTGTTCAATGCTTCTCCACACCTATAGCCAGCATCCTGGGAAGAATGTTCAACCGCGGAGCTTCTAGTAAGGACATCCCGGCCAGGTTGTTTGAGGCGAACGATGATTTCTTGCGTGGGTTTCTGAGGGGACTATTTGATGGGGATGGACACCACAATTTGATAAAACCAAGAGTGGAGATGCGCCTGGCCAGTAAGGATCTGATTAATCAAGTTCAGTTGGTACTGGAGCATTTCGGTGTCGTGGGATTTGTGTCCCAGGTGGACAATAATGGCTTTGATGCTTACGAAATCCTTGTGAGCAGCTCTAATGCCCGTGCCCTACTCCAGCTTATGGAGGGCGTACATGAAAGCACATTCTACGATAGCCTGCCTGGTAAAGGAGCCTGGGTTTGCGGAGACTTCATCTTCACGGAAGTTCATAAGATTTCATCCAGGTCATGTCCTGAAGGAACCCATGTATATGATATCGAAGTCGCAGAGGGTGAATCCTTCCGCACAGTTGGACTCCATCTTCATAATTCAAGAATTACAGCATACTCTCCTAACTGGTACCCCATGTTGAAGGCTCAGTATAAAGCCACCCCGGCCCTTTACGGTTCCAAGCTTGAGCAGTGGGCCTTTAAGGACCTTCCCTTTGTCGACTTCAGCTTTGGTGACCTTATTGACCCCGACTACCTAACCAGGAAACACTATTACGACAGGCCCTATATTTCGTGTCTAACTCCAGGTACCTTAATTATAGGCGATAGAATTACAGCCATAGATAAAATCAGGGAAGGCTCACATGTTTATACTAAGTCAGGAGAACTATCAAAGGTTACCGAGGTACATAGAAGAAATGTAAAAGAGCATATCACCAACATCCGTATTGCTAAACACTCAGAGCCGCTGAGACTTACCTGGAATCATAAAGTGATGGTGATGCAAACTGAAGTATGTAGTCATAGACACAACAGCTCTAAGTCTAGACGAGTGTGTAGATTTGGGTTAACAAACAGTGATTGTGTGAAATGTACAAACAAACTTTATAAGAACTATGAACTCGGGTGGGTACGAGCTAAGCATATAGAACCTGGGGACATAGTAGTTAAATCCATACCAGATACGTCAGAAATTGTCGAATCAATCAACATAAGTGATTTTGTGCTAGATTATCCAGTTTATGATGGTTCAGTATATTATGCGCCGAGAGCAAATAAGCTGTCAGCTAAACTAGCTTGGATTAAAGCTCATATCCCCCAACACAAAGATAATGAGAAGGGAGCACTAAAGAGATTATCTGCTGCTTACGATATACCACTTGGGTATTTATATAATCACTACTATACTTGTAATACTAATCAGTGGGAACGTTGGACTATACCAGATGCTCTACCTCTCGATAAGAACTTATTTACCATACTAGGATACTACCTTGCCGAGGGCTCACTAACAACCAAAGGGGTTAGTTTCGTCTTTCATGAGAAAGAGTTGAATACATATGTTAAGGAACTAATCAATGCTGCTTCTAATCTTGGATTCAAATCATCGTCGTGGCGATATAAAGAAGGCTCAAAGGCTATTGAATTAACCATATACAGCGTAATTCTCAGGAAGATGGTAGATAGCTTATGTGGTAGGGCCGAGCAAAAACACATTCACTCGTTATTGATGAAGGCCCCGAGGGAGTCCAGAATTGCATTTGTTAGATCCTATATAAATGGAGACGGTTGTTATACGGCCGTAGATAGGGGTATTTGGACGGTAACATATACGAGTGTTGTACCTTCAATTAGTTATCAGATCCAGCAAATGTTGTCAACACTTGGTGTGTTTGCTGGTATCCACAAAAGTGAATGTCCCCCATATAAGATCAAAATAAATGATAAAGTAAATGGCATATCCTCTGGTGTATACTATATAGGTACGATAAATGGTGTTGAGTGTAGAAAGCTTCTCGACTTATTTGAGATGGACCATCCACAAACCAATCCACCAGCTCCGAATAGGTGGGGGTGGATGGATAATAAGTTTATTTATTTAGCTGTTAGAAATGTAGACCGTGAGTATTATGAGGGACCAGTGTATGATATTACAGTTGATGGTGAGCACAACTACCAAACATCATCTGCAATAGTTCATAACTCCGATATTCCATTTTTGGAGGTACCTCTAGTAGGACCGGCCCTGGCGGCAACAGCCGGACAGGCATTCCGGGCCATTCACCCCATGACACTTGATCACCCTATGCACAAGGAGGAGGTGCAGAGGGCTTTGCAGGAGGGCGTGGCCTACAGTTGGCGAGGGGAGGAGGAGCCCGGCTTCGGTCCCAGGTACACTGGTTCCGTGTATACAGATGAATCATACAGTCAGGGTCGTATTATGGGGACACTCGAGGGTCGCAGTCCTACGATCCGCAGCAATATGGATGTACGACAGATCATCTCCGAGCAGATTTACAGGGGGTGGATTGAGCCGGCAGGTCTGGCTGGCTTCTGCCTACCAGAGGGATCTGAGGTTATTACTTATGGGGGCCTTTATAAGAAGGTGGAGGATATTAATCTCGGTGATAAACTTATCACCCATAGGGGCCACCCTGGTAAAGTCACTAGGGTATATAAGAGATTTGTGGATGAGGATATTATTGAGCTTAGTGTTTCCCACTATGCCGATGTCCCTGTCCAATTGACGGGGGAGCATCCAGTCTTGGTAGCAAAAACGAAGCCCTGCCTGAAAACCCACGACAAACAACATTGCCTACCACTTCATGGATCTTCTAGGTGTTATTGTTGTCCAAGAGAGTTCAACACCAATCTGGAGTGGGTTGTGGCGAAGGATATTAAGGAGGGTGATTTTGTTGTTCAACCATCCTCTATAGGCCTTCCACATAGCGGTCTTTTGGATTTAGGTAAGATGGATGAGGTGGTAAATTATAAAAGGGTAAATAACAACAGCCGGTGCTCAAGAGATAGGGATCACAAATACTTTGTTATCGAGCATGACAATATTAGGTGGTGGAATGGTTCCAAGAAACGATTTCCAAGATACTTGGAGCTAACCAAGGATCTTGGGTTCTTCTTCGGTGTATATTTGGCCGAGGGTAGTTTGGATCCTTCTCCCAATAAAGTAAATAAACACAACAGGGGCCCGGAGAGAATACAGTTCGCCCTTCATAAAGATGAAACAGATGCCATAGGAAGACGCCTTATTCGTATTGCTCGGGAGTACTTCAATATTGATCCATCTAAATGCCACATTACACCCAACCACGGAAATGGCATAAGATTAAGACTCCAATCTCATGCTCAGCTGGCTATAACTATGCATCTCCTTCTAGGATCAAAGGAGAACAAATATCTACACCCATCCCTATCCAACGGTCCTACTAAGTTTATTATTGGTTTATTGGAGGGGCTACTAATCGGAGACGGTTGCGCATTTAACAATGAGAATTTAACCACTATAACCCCTACAATTAGCCTAACAACCACTGCTTATGGTATTGTCCAGGCAGTACGTTATGCAATGACTAGAATAGGGCTACATCCTCCAGTAACAACCAGGGATGATAGTATAGTTGGGAGAAAAACAATAATTAATAGTCACGTAGCGATCCATAAGCTCCCATCATATAGACTGCGGTTATCTGGGTATACAGCTGTTAAGCTAAATCAGTTAATACACCTCTACTCTGGGGACGGGGATTTCAATTATAAGCCTATACGCAAGAAGGCCCCAGAGGTTTTTACCTTATATGATTACACTTATTTAAAGGTTAAGAAAGTAGTTAGCAAGAGATATAAAGGTCGTGTATATGATTTCGAGATTGGTGGGGATCATAGCTTTATGACTACTGCTTGTATAGTTCATAACTGTACCAGTGCCCTGTTATGGGATTCTGATGAACCATTCGTAGATGAGCCAGTCTTTGCCCCGGCTAGTGAGATGGACTCAATGGGACGTGCTTACTGGGATATGAATATTGGTGATCCATTCTTAATTGGCGAGGGTATACGTAGAATGATCCCCCGGCCCAGAACAAGTTATGAGAAGGTTGATGACTTACTCAGAAACGATATGCCAGGATGGCTTCCTGAGAACTTTCGGCGTGGCGACCCCTTTTGCATTTCTCCGGATACTATGGTAGAGGTTTATGATGGTCTGATTCGGGCGGATGGGGTCAAGGAGGGTGATTTGATTCGTACTATTAGGGGCCGGTATTTCCCTATTAACAAGATTGCTGTAAGAGAGGTAGATGAACCGGTATACAAGATTAAACTTGCTGGTGTGGAATATATAACCACCGCAACAGCTGAACATCCATTTAGAATTCATCCTGGAAAATGGGCACTAGCTGAGGATTTAAGGCCAGGTATGTATGTTGCTTACCCGCGGCTGAAAATAGATTTCCCCACAGAGTTAGAAATTCTAGGTAGAAGGTTTCAGCTTTCCGGCCCACTGGCTTACATACTAGGTAATGTACTTAAGTATGGCCGAGTGGGTGATTTGTCCCTGGCTGTTACAGGTGTGCCTGAGGGGGACAGTTTTGCCCGGACGGTACAAAACATATTAGGAATTAAACTTAGCAAGCAGGGTCATAGCAGAAGTAAAATATTGCTTAGTCTCTTCAAGGATCTTAATCTAAGGCTCCCTCCCATGTTTTATGGGGGCCCATTAAATATATTCGCCTCATTCTTAAAACCATTTACGGACGAGCCTCTACCGGGCCGCCGATTCATTACCCTAACCCTACCCAATATGTCATTAGCATACCAGGTATGGAATTGTCTAATACAACATGACGTCATAGGACAAATCGATGGATGCCAGATAACAATACCAAGATGGATGCTTGTGGGTTTCAATAAGAATGCTGTTCTCATAGACTATTTATGTGGAGATAGGGAGATATTACGCTACGGAGATATAAGTACCATACCCTATAAGAAACACGAAAGGGGTAATGATGATCACCTCTATATAAGAGTGGATGAGGTTGAGGAAATACATTATAAAGGCCCGGTCTATGGTTTTGAGGTTGATAGGGATAATACTTTTTGTGTTGCGGGCTGTATAAGTCATAACACCCGTATTCCCAGGGGCGAGGCCTTACTCCCTGGGCCGGGGTACGAATCAATGTTTAACATGGTTCTTGACTTCCCCACCGGGGCCAGTAGGCTTGGTTATTCAGCCTATGAACAGGCCTTGCATATGATTGGCCTTAAAGATCCCCTCTCCGAGGATGAGGAAGAGATCATGAGTGAGGGAACTGCAATCCACAAAATGGTACAGGCTCAGCTGACAAAGGAGGGGGTACTAAAAAAGGTTGAGGCATATGTAACAGATCCCTACAACCGTGTTTCATCCTATGTTGACGGTGTTATGGGGTCCGCCTACGGCGACATTCCGCTGGAGATTAAGAGCATCTCCAGTAAAGGTTTTCAGCAACTTACCCGGCCGAAGCACAAACATAACATCCAGTTGAATGCTTACCTGCATATGATGAAGGCACGTGAGGGTAAAATCTTGTATGTTAATAGGACTGACCCATCTCAGACTAAGGAATTTAAGGTCCGTTATGACCCACGTCTCTGGGCGCAGACCCTGGCTGAATTGGAGACTGCTAGGGAATATGCCAGTCAGTTCCTGGGTGAGGGATATGGCTCCTCCACGAATGGCTACTCATATGTAGATAGAATGCAGGTACTCATGAATGCCGCCCCCTTTTCCACAGAGTATAGAGAGGTAGCTCAAATTGTAGGGCAGCAGTCTGAGCTCGGACTCTTATCTGATGAGCAGGAGAACCACCTGAAGAGAATGAGGCGTTATCACCAGAACATGATGAGGCGCCATGAGCTCTATCCACATCGTTTCAAATGGAATCAAATTCTCGATCCGGATCCACAGTACCAGCAACTTAATAGTAATGAACTAATCAAGGCAGCTGCTGAATATCCACTCCCGGCCAGAGTAGCTGGTTCGATCTGGGAATACATGACCCATCTCCGTTCGCCACTTCATAGCAAACTTATTGGCCAATACTCCCCCGAGGAACAGTATGAGAGGACTGTGTTATATGGGAGTACACACAAGAATTGGGCGAATCCCATATCCGATTTCGCTGAGCCTTATATGCGCGGACTTAAGTCTGTAACTGATCCGGTACAGGGGGCTCTCTCTTTTGGCCTGGGTGGGTCCCTCTTCGGCGGACTACCTGGGGCCATCCTGGCTGGTACGTTTGGAGCTGTGTATGGCTCGGCTCATGGTATATACCGAGCAGCTACTGACAGCCGCTATGTGCCGGAGAGATTTGAGGAGATGCAGGAAATGGAGGAGTATTTTGATCGCCTCAAGTACTATCGCTCCCATACACTGTACAAAGCCACCGGAGACAGACGTTTCCTGGATGAGATGGGCCGAACTGCAGTTGGTTGGTCAGCAAAAACTCGTGGCGGGAGGATGACCAGACAACGGAGGGAGGATGATACCAAGCGGAGCCCGTACGCCAATTATGCCAGGCAGCCAACAATATATGATATTACAGGTAATTCATCCATATACACCAGGATGATGAATTGGATGGGCGGTGTATTACCACCAGAGGGCATGACCCAATCCTCTCGCTGGGCTAATCAGTCATACTCTACAGCTGGTGGCACAAACAGGGGCCATATGTCCCCCTGGTCAGGTCAGGATACAGAACGTGACTTGGGATTCAGTGCTAATGAGGAAAACCTGCTTGATTATAGTGGCGCTTATGCTGCTATGCCTTACTGGGACAGACCCTTCTTCAACGCCTTTCTAACAACTCCTTATGAAAAGAGGGAAGATATCCTTGGGACGGTGGACAGAACCTTGGCTAGTATGTTACAGGCAGCCTGGGGTCACGGTGAGCCGGATATTGAGGGTATTGGCAATTACTTTGAGGACCACTATCAACCGCCCGCCGGTCATCCTATAATGCTTCCGGGGGCTGAGTTTGAGGACTACAAATATGAGACCATAGATCAGGCTGGCCTGGCTGCTCATGACTTTGGTCTTGGCTGGAGAGATCAGCTGCGAAGAATTCAATCAAGCCCCATAGATATTAAACCCGTTAACATTAATGCTGAAGGCCCATCGAAGAAAGGCCTATCCCTGGATGCCGGACAAATTAAGCAATCTATGCACCAGATACTTGCTAGACTAGGTTACCAATCCACCCCTGTCAAGGTGTCAACAACAGAGTCTCTTACCGATTCAGTCTCTCTACGTGTAAACATCAAGAGGGACTCTACCAATCAAATTATTAACCTACATACAGAGTCAATGCGTTATGGCGGATAAAGAGAAAGATACAAGAGACATACTGATATCCTGGTCCCTAATTCTCCCTACCCTCCTGGGGATTGTAAAGGCTAATAAGAATCTACCTCGCCTGGCAGAGCTACAGGATCTACTTATCAGATACCTCAGGGGTAGGGTATCTATGTCTGATGTTATTTCAGGCCGTAAGGCTATACGGGCCGTATTAACTAAGGACGTGGAGCTTGAGAAGTTTGTCGAAGCCCGTAAGCAAGCATGGCAGGATCATCTCACCGGCAAGACTGGAAAGGAATTTAGTTCAAACATATCTGCTAAGTTTGTTGAGGACATAGAGGGCGGAAAAGATTTAGTTGAGACCAAAATTGATATCCACACCAGGGATACTCTGGCAAGCAGAATCGATGTTGTTAGGGAAAATCTGGGGAAACGGATTGAGGATATCAAGAATAGAACTGGTATCAAGACCTCTGTATTGAATAGGAAGGACGCTATCAAGGCAAGGTCCACCTTTGACTTATTTGGAGCGCAGGTATGGTATGATATGTTTGGCAGTACAGGTCCTATATCTGGGGGTTCTGCCTGGGATATGATGGATGCACATGCGTGGTTCAGGGCCTATAAAACTTCAGGGCATATATCATTTACCGGGAACACACAGGACCTGGAGGTGAATAGTATTAGAAGTCGACTTTCGTCGTTTGATACATCACCCGAGAGTGCTGATGTAGACATACTTAAGAAATATGTTACTGAGCTGGAGAGAATTGAAAAGCAATTTGAGGCTCCTCAGCTAAAACCCATAAGTGGCAGCAGAGTCAAAGATCCCATATGGACCTCAATTATTGGCAACAGAGTGGCAACCTCGAATGGTAGGATTACTACTATTGGCGGAAAGGAGGTTATGGGGCTTGGTGCTATTGAGAGTAGTATTCAACAGAGCTTACTTGGCGAGTTGGAGCAGAACCTCGCACCACCAAAGCAGGGATTCCAAACCAGATTTGAGGATATATTCTATAACTATTCCCCCCAGACACAAAGATTTTATGATGTTGTATTATCACCTCAGTCACAAGCTAAGGAAGTTGCTAAGGTATTCAGATCGATGTCTGAACACCTGGGGAGATTGAAACGTGGTGGGGCAAATACTGTGGCTGCTAAGCTTGCGAAGGATGAGAGCACACAACGGGCCCTGACAAAGGTTATAAACAACATGGAGCTGCGACTGGAGGTTACTGAGGAGCACGCCTTAGGACGTCCCTTCAAGTACTTTAAGTTCGTACTCGATTCCTCAGGGGCCGAGGTAGATAGGAGTATAAAGGTAGGGGATAAGACACTAGACAAACTGGTTGGTCGTATGGAGTTCTACTTCCCCACCGTCCAGGAAGGTTATTTAATTACACGCCCCGGCGTTCATCCTCTAACATCTCCCGCCACATGGCCAGCAGGGGCTAAGGGGATATCCCAGTTCATGTCTATACCAAGTACCGTAGCCTTGGATATAACTCAGCACATGCCAAAGTTCTATAATGAAATGATGGATGCCATGCTCAGAGGTGATAGGGCCCAAAACTATCTTATGAGACGCATTAATCATGCCATGGAACTGGCATCTCCTGCTAAAGGCACCGTAGGAGATATCTTTCGTATAGCCGCCGCCAAACATGTCGAGGGTAGAATATATGCTGGGTTGGAAGATTCCAGGATGTATATAAACGCCCTAAAGGCAAAGTCGGCTGTGGAAAACGTTAAAAGGATGCACACAACAGGTAAATCGCGTATCCTGGTATTTGATACTGAGTATGGTAAGGAAGGCCTTCTCTCCAGATCTTTGGGGGTACAGCGTATGGCACGGGACCCGGGCGTAAAGGTCTGGTCCATTGGCTATCAGATCCTTGATTATGAGGCCTCTTCAGGGAGGATGACGGGTATTATGGGTAAACCAGGCAAGCTTATGATAAAGCCCAAAAACTGGAATAGTATCAAGAGTAATGTGGAGCAGTGGCTACGCAGGCAATTGCCCGATGAGAAAGCTGTGGAGAAGATAATTAATAAGATTCAGGAGGGTGAAGGACTACGGGAAGCCCTAAAGAAGCTGGTTGATGATATAAGGACCTATGGAAAGAACGATATATATGTCTCTGGTTTTGCTAGTATGGATGCGGATTTGAAGAACCTGGCCCAGATGATTGATGCTGAATTCAGTAAGAAGGAGGCCTTAGAATGGAAGACGCAACTGAGTTATCTCCTTGATGTAGATATGGAACACGGGGCCCGTAGACAAATTGATGTTATGCGTCTTTACCAGGGCTTTTCCTTTGCCAGACCTGAGACAGCTATATCAAATGCCGCAGTATTTGAAAGCCTGTATGGTATTGATTCAACGCGCTTCGGTGAGCTATTGACAATGGTAAAGGGGAAGAAGCAGGTGGAGCTAAAGGTCGCAGCGAAGAAGTTGTGGAGCAGCAGTTCAGAAATAGCCAAGGCCGAGCACGCATTCAAGACCTTTGAGAATATGAAGCTTGGGGTGACGGAGTATCATTCGCACATGGCCGAGTTTGACTGGACAATACACGCCATGAGTATGAAGAGGTTGTTTGGCCGCGTCATGGGCCCCAATACACTCGATCGTGAGGCTCTGGAACGCCTGTCAATTGCTGCTGAGATACAACGTAACAGGTTAGCCGGTTACAAATCACCCTGGCACTACGTAACAGATACCATTCTGAATCCTCTCTTCGCCTCTACTTACTCAGTAAGTTCGTTTGATGGGGCCGGTACAAGTTATTCAGATCCCAATATGGCCCAACTCTCTCTCCATGCTATGCCTAAGGCACAGGCCGCGCGGATGATTGGGAGTTTACTGAACCCGGATCGTGTTTTACCTGGTGGTTTACTACATAATCTCCTCCGCCAGAAGTATCAATCCTTCTCAGGGCATATCCTATCTGTTAATACAGGCCTCATGTTCAAGGATATGCACGCAGACATGACCCAGGTCATGAAGGAGGCAGACCTGCCTTTCCTAGGTATTGGTGAAGTAATGGGTACTCCCCACACCACCGCAATGCGTCAGCACATAATTAATACCTATATGGGCAGCTACGGCAATTATGCAAGGAACAATCTTAGAGTAACCCTAGGAGACAGAGCTGCGGAGGCGGCCATGAAAAAGACTACGATGCACATGACCGATAGTATCATAGGTCTTGTGGCTTACCTACCGGATAGGCATGGTTACACACACGATGCCGCCCTAAGAGTTAATAAGGCCATATTCGAATCAGTTAATGTACTTGGTCATGGAGACCGACCAGGCATCCGGAATATAGAATTGGAGATACCAATTCCTGATGAATGGAAGAACAAGAGTGGTATGGCCATAAAAGATGTCCTGAAGAGACAAGGTTTTCACCCTGCCATACAAAGGCTTGCACGTGAATATGGAGGAAGAGTCTCCGGTATAGTTGACAAGAGGTGGGAATATTTCAAGATGGATGTGCTGGGTGAGGGGGATATAAGTGACCGCATCATCCACCCAGGTGATGAACTAATTAAGGAGGTACAGGGTAGACGTGAATATCTCCGGTTGACTGATGTAGGTAGGAAATATGATAAGAAGTACCCTGCCGCTGTGGTTGGTATGAAGGTTGATCTCGAACAAAATAATATTATAATTACCGTCAGTGAACACTCTCGCCCCATGCTGACCACCAAAATATCAACCGGATCTACTAAAACACTGTGGGGAACTGCCAGCTCAAAGGTGGAGAATGTAAATACAAAGGGCCGTGCTGTGGGTGGTGGTATGCTCTTGTTGGAGGGGTCAATAAAATCCCTAAAGGACTATGGTGCTATTGTCATGGCACAAATCGGACGTGTATTGAGGCATGTGTACAGCAGTAACCTCGGGCCTCTTGGGCAGGAGGGAGCTATTAAAAAGGCTTTGACACCTCTTCTCGGCAAGGACCTGGTTGAGGATATAACATTCCAGGATAACAGGCTGTTGACTACAGGAGGTAGGTCTATAGTCATCAGAAAACCTGAGCTGGGAAACAAGATACAGACCCATCTCTCCCGTCACAGTGCCTCCGTACCCAAATTATATGACATGGTGGAGGCAGCTGGTATAACTATCGGTGAGGTGCGTAAGTTGTTCAATATCATAACGAGTAATATACTGGAGAGTGAAACAGAGAGGGAGAAGCTCTTTAATCAATTAGGCAGGGACCACCTGAACTCTCTGGAGAGAGAGAAGGACAGGTTACTAGGTAAAATAGCAACAGCCGGTGAGGGGCGAAGTAAGAAAGAGATTGAGAGGAGTAAGAACATGGTCTCGAGACAAATTAGGAGTTGGAAGGCCTTTGTCGAGAGACAGGATGAATCTGGGACAGCCCTATTTGATTTTATGGCTACCAAACCTTTTGCGGATAGTGCTGTACTAACCTCACATAATGCCATAATTGCTCTCGAGAGCTTACATATCGTAGAATCTGGGCCCATCGACTTTATGAGGTCCTTTGACAGGATGGAGAGCTTCTACGGTTTTCCACTGGGCCCACAGAAATTAAGTCCGGCGGATGCTAATGTCCTGGAGGATGCTGTCCGGCGTGCCGCTGGAGAGGATATAGCAGCACTGGAAATAATGGTCGAAATGGACAAGATGCGCGGCTTTGCCTATATAAGTAAAAAGACAGGCAGACCTATAATCAGGGAATCCATACAAGCTGTTAACCTGGCTATGAAATTTCTTAGAGAAGGCAGGCCGGCCCTGGCAGCGGCCCTTGGTGAGGAGGGGACTACCAAGATATTGAATTATGAGGCTGTGCAACAGCTAGCAGAGAAATCTGGCTTCATAGAGCTTATGTCCACCAAGGATATGGAATCTGTTCTGACAAAGCTGGATGCTATTACCGATGAGAGACACGTAGGACGAAAGGTGGCTGACGCCCTGGTGGATATGGGCATCCTCGGCGCGAAGGAGGGTATGAGTGAGCACGACCTGATGAAACTATTAAATGACTTTGGTATCTCGGGACCAGATGTAGAATACTTTACAGACGTGATAAACCAGGACAGGATTCACCTTGTGGACAAGACTCTCCTGAATGAGATCAAAATGTTCCGCACTACAAAGGGTAGTATGAAGGACATAACCTTGCTGGAAGTTCAAAATACCAGCAGCGCAATCAAGGCTTTGAAAGCTCGTGTGGGAAAGAGTAGGGCAGATGTAAAGAGAGTAGAGAAGCTTGAGGGATGGCTGAAGAATACAGGTCGGACTAGCTTGTATAAGGAAGGCTTCACCTTTGATCTTAGGGAACATCTATTTGGCTATCTCATGGACAACCCGAATATGGCGAAGGGAAAGACAGATATACTTCTACGGCAGGTATCTAACTACCTAGAGCGTATGGCGAAGAGGGGATCCCTGCGGGTCGGTGCAGATTTCATTCCCATACCAAAGGCTGCCGTACTGATGTCTATCCTCCAATCCTCTAACCTAAGTAACCTCCTGGGAGGAAAAAATGCCTTCCTTGGAGGGGCCGCAGTGTCTACCCTGGAAGTAATGAGAGATGTGATGCAGTTCAATCAAGCAACCAAAGATATTGCTGGTCTTGGTGATGGTGCAAAAAAATCTGTGGAGGAGTTAATTGAGAACTGGACGTCTAAGGTACAACAGCTGGAGCATTCCATAGGAGTGCTGCAGGAACGGGTAATTGGGCCCTCCGTATCTCAGCTCATCAAGAAGGCCTTTACCCTATATGCCCCCACCTCATACGGCAAGTTGTTACACCCCCTCCATCTGCTTCCTACACTCCAGAATAAGTTGTACGGAGCTCCTGGCGGCCTGGAGAAGGCCCTGAGTAACTTTCCTAAGTCCGAAGTTATCAAGATAAATAATAAGGTGTTTGCAGAGATAGATATTAAGAAGGCCTTTGCTAATCTAGTTGATGCACCCTCCGAGGGGGGTTCCCAGTTGTTTGGACCTATGGACGGCGGTCTGCAGAGAATAAGGTTCAAAGGCCTGGGAGTCAATGAAGCGATCATGCCGATGCATGTGGCTAAGGAGCAGGTAATTAGAATAGCTAAGCAGCACGGCGGTTCAATACCTAAACCCAAACTGGTGAGGGATTGGCTTATGGGCAAAACTGCCTCCCCCTTCCCAATCCACCGCGGTAAGCAGCCAATTATATATAGTGGTACCAGCTTGGCCAAGGTGTATGTAGTACCAGATGTTCTGTGGGAACTACATGGAGGGCTTGATATAGATGTCAAGAAACAGTCAAAGATGGGCAACTTACATGGCCTTGTCTATATAGATCCCGTGGCGGCTATATCAGACCTGGCTGACTGGGATGGTGATTTAGGGATGATGGTCTTCGCCGGCAATACCCCAAGTACAAGGGCCATACAAGCTGCGACCAATCGGACTGAGGAACTTGTGAAATATCTAACCTGGAAGCAGAAGGTATCTGGTGATGCCCCGCTGGATAGGGTAACTGATGCCGTTACTGTCGACCTTGATCCGGAGAACTTTAAGAAGACCGGCAGGGTAACTTATATGGTACCTAATAAGAATTACAAGAAGGTAATTGATACAACTGCTACGTTGGACATTTTCCCTGTGAAAGACTTCTACGATCGCTCCAATCATGATTTCACTGTTCTCAAGACATCTCTGATTGATGAATATATTACCAACGAATTGGTGACCGGCAGGCTTGGAAATATGCACAAGTACCTACAGTCACAGGTCCTTGGCAAACCATCTGTCTGGGAGCAGTTGTCACATGAACTCTCCGACAATAAGAAATTGGCTAAGTTTCTTAAGGAGGAAGGCATCTCTGCCTTAGAGGTACAGGAGGCTGTGCACTATATCCTTAATAAGGAGGCCAAATCGGGTATGAAATTTGCCACTGCTGTTGAGAAGTGGTCAGGAAACCTGGTTGAGGTAATGACTGTCCAGAAGATCCTTGGGGGTGAACAGATTAGTGGATCCTCCGCAAGATTGAAGAAGGATCTTATCAATAAAATACTTAGCAGCAATCAAAGTCTGCTGAGTGGCTCAATTGTAGATGAATCTCAGGGTGTTGTGAATAGGCTGGCATTAATGCCGGAAAAGCCGGATGCATCCCTGATGCAATTTATCTCGCCCGACAAGATAAGCAGGTTAAGCGACGCAGATGTAAGGGATATGGCTAGGGTATCCAGGAAACTGACAGTGGATGTTGGCCTTATAATACTTGCCTCGCAAAAGGCAGCTGAATTCTTGAATAAACCGGATGCCTTCGGTGTTACCTATATAAAAAAGGCCCTGGACTCCTCCACAGCTGCAATACAGGGTAACATAGGATTCCACTTCTCCCTTATGGCGGGGCTGGGGGCCTCGGCAAAGTGGGAGGACTTCGCCTCAGGTATATTTGGTAAGGACAATCTTGCCTACAGCCTAAGTGAATTTCAGCGGGGTATGCCGATGTCCGGCCGCCGCACAATATTAGAATCCATTAAGACAGGTATACGTGAGCATGTAGGTGAAGAGGGTTACAGATCCCTAGGTAAGAGTGTGAAATGGGCAGGCCTCGCAGCCTTAGCCCTAATGGCCCTTGATCCTAATGCTAATAGTAAACTCCTAGGACCTACCCCCGGTGAGGGAGGTGAAAAATATGATCTCCCAACCATCCAATCCATCTTGGATGTGTATAAGCAGAAGAAGCCAAGGCTGCTCGAGCCCAGTGCTACTATGATGGATAAGTTGGCTACACTGACAGGGCTGCCAATAGAGTCCTTGCCACAACTAAAACAAGGGAGGAATCTTCCTCCACGACCGAGTATACGCTACAATAATAGAAGGAAGAAATACAGCCGTCATAATATCGGACAATACATCCGTGATGGAAACGGAGTACTACTGACCTAATTATGCATATTACTATAGAGGTTGACCTAAATAATATTCCCTATGATGTTGATGTCACTGAGATTATTGGCTATCTACAATCATATCTTCAAGAGACATACCAGGTTGATGTGAATATGATGGTGGATGACTACGACTTCGTCAATAAGATTGACCTGGGCCGGCAGATGAAGGCTATGAAGCGTTAATGTCTATTTACAACACCACTGACAGAATCAACTATCTCTCAACCGTTGAGCGCATCTCCAAGGAAAACGGCATTGATCCTGACTTTGTAGATGCCATGATAGGTGCAGAGTGCTCCTGGGACCTCAATTTGGCTGGCGGGACAGGCGCACTTGGATTAATGCAACTTATTTCGGACAGCAGTATTGTGGAGATTATACAATGGCGGGAATCTCAATTCCATGGACAAGATCTGAAGGAATTAACAACCAAAGCAGGAGAAGATCCAGAAATCAATATTCGGATTGGTATTGACTATTTGAGGTATATTGACCTTCACCCCAGCACTTATGTCAGACCGAATGCTGCTCTCCTCGCCGCATCATATAATCAGGGTTGGCCCACTGTGGGGGACGCCGGCTGGACGGTCCCTACAGATGCTCAGGTCTACGTAAATAATATTCAAAAGCAGATGCGTGTCTTGAAGAATAACAGTAGCTTCCTGCTGGCTGAGTATTATCCCATCGAGCTTGAGGACACCTCCGCCGACGATCTCGAGAAGAAGAAGCTATACTACAAGATGAGCGACCCCAAGGAGTTGGGCCTCCTGGTTATTGGTGACCTGCAATTCACCGTCCCACCCACAGCCATTAACTTCTCCTCAGACAGTCAGGCCATCTCTATTCCCACCCTTCGCTCCTCAGGTGATCCAGTCATTACCAGCAACACAGCAGTACCAAGGGCCCAGGTGGTTCTTTACTTCACAGGTGTGAATGCAATTAATAGGGAACTGAGACCCCTTTACGCTATGTTCCATAAGGCACCCTTCACCACGGTGCAGAACAACACCCTCCACAAACTTATGGTAGGTAAGAAGCAGGAGCAGTTGATGAATACATCTACTAAAGATTTTTCCCCTATCCCTATTATGCTGGAAGGAATTACCCTACACACCGTTCCAGGATTTCCTGGTACGATACAGGCCAATGTCTCCCTGGCATTTATAAATCACTTCCCCCATGTATCGGAGATGAAGTTCTTCAAAAAGACAGAAGACGCCAAGGCCCAAGCCAGGTATATGACTTACCGAAGTAGTAAGGCCTACAACACCATCAACCTTAGGGAGGATGGTAACCTCACATACATTACAGCGGAGGGAACCCCTGGTACCGCAGGTAAACCAGCGGGTGGTAAAACTACTCTCTATCCCGGGGGTAGTTGGCCCTTCATACGTCACTACAGGGGTCTCCTAAGGGAGTTTAAGGAGTCATACTTTGCTGATATGTCTAATAGGGTAGAACCTTGGTGTGAATATAATGCAACTTCTGCGCAAGGTATAAAAATCCAATACAATAGCATCTTAGTCTACGACACAATGGAGCAAAACCTACTACGCAACCTGCGAGGAATAAGTGACATGTTGCACCGCCTCAAGGTAATGAGGGCATTGGCCACCAAGGACATTGCCATTAACGCGGCCACGGGAGGTGGGCCTAAGAGCGTACTTATTGATGGTAAAGAAGTAGACGTTCAACCGACTGATATTGGAATGTTTACCTTTGAAGGTAGAGGAGCAGAAATATTAGAAAAGTATTTTAGTTTCTGGGAGCATTATATCGATGCCTTCGCGGGTATAAGATATACACTTAATGAGCTGAGGACAGAGATTACACAGGCTTATAACCAATTTAAAACGATAACGGAGGAAAAGGCAGAAGGCATCGAGGTTGATTTCACCTTCCTAAGTGATGACGACCAACTCACAAATAACAGTGAGGTGATTAAGAAGAGCCTGTTACAATATGTTTATCTCCTACGTAAGAGAAAAGAACTCGCCAGTGAGACGGGAATGGATGAGGAGAAAAGTAAGCTAAATATTGCAATAGATAAGTATCATAAACTCTATGAAGCTATGGGACAGCACTTTAATGATTCCGTTGAGGACTGGGCAAAGGAGGAAAAGGTTAATCCTAAGATAGTCCATCCCATCGAATTTACTCTGGGGTGGGATGATACACTTAGTCCCAAATACAATGAGAATGCACTAAAGGAGGCACTAGAGAAACAGAAGGATACGGCGGTTCAGAAGGCTAAACTACGATATAATACTGTCGTCAACTCTATAGGTGTTTCGTATCAGAATAATATTACTCCTATTCCTATTCTCGCCTTCGAGAACCCAACTTTCCAACATATGGGAATATCTAACGCAGTGGTCACTATCAATCTCAAGACAAAAGACGAAGATCTCCTTGCCCGTTTGACTGATGTAAGGCAAAGTATAGCTCATATCTCACGTGCTGTTGCGTCCGGCGGCAATAACGACCTGGCTGATCTGGAGCTATCAAAAATCACCATCACTGATGGCCTATTGAACTCCCTCGGCCTGAACGAATTTGCCCTCAGGGACCTGGATGTACGGAGTATCTCCGGCTCTCCGGGATGGTACGAGATTACTTTGGAGCTTGTACAAAATGAAATGGATCTTACTAAGTTTGAACAGTTAAGCAGTATTCCCTCCTACCAACTTCCGAGGGATGCAGTGGCAACCCTCTTTCCATCCAAGGATTTTGAGCCGTATGACTTTTTTGACTCGCTTAAGGAGGAATATAATAAGAAAAACAAAGCACTTCGTGAGCGTATAATGGATTACAGATTCTATACGTCAGAAGTATGCAGGAGGGTGATAAAGAAACATTATGCAAGGCCTACAGCGAAAGACGCATTTGGGGAATATGTACTTGGCTCGGAGTATGGAGTAAGTGTCGAGCTAATTAGAGAACTGCCGGGGGGTAACCCATATTACGAATTCATTATCGAGGTGTATAATATCGATACCGGGGTGAAAGATACCTCCAGGACAAAATTCTACAGGAGTATGGTTGGGCCATTACTCAGACGAGCAACCATTATCTGCCAAATGGCCCGTGCCTTTGAGAATGAAAAGAATTACGAACTAGGTGTCGGGTCCTTAACTGTTCAACTTGAAGCTCATTACCTAAGATATATTAGCAGGGTTGCTAATGGTATTGATACCCTCCTAAAGCTTGATCCAGAGGTAGTATCCTTACCTGCTACTATTTTTGGAACGGAAGTTGCCGGGGTCGGTGATATTGAAATTAAGTTACAACAACCGGGGATAATAGACACTACCCTCGATCAGATGAGATTAAAGAGCCTTTACATTCTCTTAAGCCGAAAGGACTTCCGCGATTTCCTTGATTCCTGTGAGGATTTGAATATAAGTAGCTTCGATACACCAGGTTATTTTACAAGCAGTACACCAGTAAGTAGCTTCGATACACCAGGTTATTTTAGTTATCTTACAAGCAGTATATTGGGGTTTGGACAACAATACCTTGTTGGACCAGAGCCTCCCACCACATATGATAAATACCTTACCAACGAGGAGGAAGATCATCTCACCAAGCTCGCGAAGAGTATAGGCAAATATTTCGAAGAGGCACACAAAATGATCAAGGGTAATTACCCTGACCTGGATTTACCTCCGGACGTGCTTGAGGAGAATGGCCATTATATCTTTGGCCCGTCCTTCTATTTGAAGGCTAAAGGCAGTCTGCAAGAGGATGCTATGAAGAAGACGAGTGAGCTTTTATCAGGTTATCGCTTGTCTGTGGCTTTACAGCTTGCCATTATCCAGGGTCAGATTACCAATAAAATGTTTATTGATAAACACAACAAGATAGGGGAACGTATAAATGACCTTCTCACTAAACTAAAGGTAGATGAGAAGGTGAAAGATATACTTAAGCTAGAGAATGTTAGGGATGAGTATGAGCAAATCAATAATGTGATTGGCGTTGAAACGGACACAGGTGGCAATATAACAAATGAAACTGTATTAGCCTATAAATCGCTAATAGATGCTGATTTACTAAAGGATATAGGTGTAATGGCCGCCGGACGTGTATTTGTTGATGAGAATGGGGTGGAGCGTGATATAACACCACAAATGACAAGTAGGCAATTCAGAAGACTTATAATACGCTCCGCGTGTTTTGAGTACGCTTACTTTATGAGTATACTTGAGGAAGCCTTGAACGAGAAGATAGGACTTAACGGATTGAAGATAGTATATTTTAATGCGGAGGGGGAAACAACCGAGGCTGGTAATGCGGTTAGTGCTGCAATCGGAGGGTCCGGTGTTAATACAGAAATAAGTCTTGTCAAATTACTTGACAATACACTAAACTTCCAGAACAAGGGCCTCGCAAAAGGCGCCGGTGAATTACAGCGATATATAAGGATCACCTCCGCTACCGATACCGATGGGGTTGATTTTGAAGGGGAAGCTATACAGAATATACTCATCAAACTTTATAATGATGCTGTACGCCTTATCAAGAATGAAAATCCTGAAGCGTTGATGAATTACTTTGGCTTCAGCGACCTCGGTTCTGCGAAGGAGCGTTATGAATTAGATAAGAAGTTAGCTAAGATTGTAGATACATCCACCAACGGTACTATGGATAGGGCATTCCCAACATTTAAGCTTTTCTTCATTGAGGAGGATACACCGAACTGGCTCTTGTTTGATGATTTCTATACTTATGACGCTGTTAACTCCATAGATGTTGTCGAGTCAAAGCACGCTGCTAGCTCGACCGCTGTTATTAAACTTTCTAACGTCACAAACAAACTCACGGGGGATCCTTTTCAGGATATGTGGAAGGATTCTGATGTTCCCGCCACCTTGCCACGTATTCGCCTCAGGCCTGGCACACCAATCCTGCTTCGACTTGGCTACGGCCCTGATTATCGTCATCTTCCTGTTGTTTTTATGGGCACAATCACAGAGGTGAAGCCGGGGCCTGTGCTTGAGTTCACTGCCCAAAGCTGGGGAGCAGAACTAACAAATTCCGTTGGCTCTAATAAGGGAATGAAATTTGGTGCTTTGTCTCCTGAGAAAACTATTGGTAGTGTTGTGGTCAGTGTTTTAGACCAACTACCGGGGATGCATCACTTTGGCCGCTGGACAATGAAGGCGCTTGATGATGCAGACCCTAATATGATACCAAATTCCTTTTACAAGATGGCTCACTTTGCTAAGAGTGGACCGGCAAAGTGGTTAGCCGGCTGGGGATTGGATTTTGCTGGTGTAGATACGGATATGTATAAGAAACTAATCGGCGATATAACTTCTTCCCAGAAGGATTTAGAGAATCTTCTCTCAGGCAGAAGACCAGACCACCTAATGCTAAATATAGGTAATGAACTATATGATAATGTGTACCTGAACGGGATAAGGTCTTCGGGGTACGGATGGGCCAATTTCTTGGGAATAGGAAATTTAGATCACCTAAACAACAGAGGTAATTTTGACTGGGTTATATATAACCAGACAGGCTGGGATGCTCTCTGGGAAGCTTGTCTACATCTGGGGGATTATATTGTACGGCCACTCCCTTATAATGAAGGAACTAATATGCTTCAACAACCCCCGAGGATGACCCTTTACATTGGCCCGCGTGAGGGATACTACCAACACTCTGACCAGATGTTGTCAAACATGTCTTTAACTGACCAAATTACTGAGGCGATGGAGAAGGAACTTAAGGAATTGTTAGATGGGAGTAATAATGGCCCTACTACTACTACAGTTGAACAATTATTTAAGGAGGAACTCCTTGCCCACGCGGCTGAATTATTTGAGGGGTATACCAGCCCAGGTATTATGGTAGGCATCTACTGGTTAGCAAAACAAGTGCTTTTGGATATGCACCCCGTAGCTCCATGTATTACCACAAGAGCTCTTGACATACTGGAAGAGATATTTCCATCTATGCGTAGGGGGCAGCATGCAGGTGTAAAAGTAGGAGGTTTTACAACGTCTGATAGGGCCGGAGTTTGGCGAATCCTTTGTGTTCTCTTAACGGGTAATCTTGAGGAAACTACTTTTACTGGTATGATTAACAAATACCGACCACAGTCTTTGAAGAAGTTTACTCAGAGGAACTCAAGTTCCTTTCTTGACTCTGTAAATAAGGAGAAGGCTGAGGTGTATTTCAGTAATTACACAGATTACTACGAATCTGACTTGACCGCTAGTATTTCCGATCTCTTTACAACCAACTACTCATCTCAAGATACAACCGACTCCCTTATAAATCGTGTTATGAGGAGGGCTAATGTCGAAAAGTTTGCGGCGAATAAACACTTTACCCCTGTCGTTGAACATCATTTCGTTAATAGCTGGGAAGATATTATGTCTAATGACATTATTGCCACGTCTGATTCCATGTACAACCACGTCAGGTTATTATTCAGTGGTGAGCCAACAGCCCATAAATCTTTAGAGGATCAGGATAAGCTTAAATCTTATGACACCTTCATTGGTTATGATATTGATCCTAACCATATCCGAACCTATGTTAGTTATCAGAAGAATGTTGATCCTAACATAATATTCAACTTTTTGGAGGCCAAGAACTTCACGAAGTATGAAAATGAGGTCATTCTTCCTAACTACATGAATATTGCTAACCAGATATTATCTAATGTGGTCAAGCCTATGTATCAGGGCAGCCTTACATTGGTAGGTAATCCACATATCCGGCCCTGGCATATTGTTCATATGTATGACGACATAACTAATATGGATGGGCCGGTGGAGGTAGAAGAGGTGGTTCATTCCTTCTCCTCAGAGCGTGGATATACCACAACCATAGTTCCAAACCTGGTTATCTATGATAGAGATATTAATACCCAGGCCGACCTTCTCTATCTTGAGATGCTTGGTAGGTACCGGAGTCATCGCCTTGGTTGGGATATAGTAATTGGTGGAGGTAAAGCACTAGGTAAGACGGCAATAGTAGCAGCCACAGCTGCTCTGTTTTCATTGGCCGTCCCAGCGGCTATACTAGGAGGGACCTACTTCATAATCAAAGGGGGTTGGAATATATTCGAGAATTATGCAAATCAAACAATAGGCATGGCCGGCATTATTGCAGGGAATAATCCCCTTACCTTTGCCTATCTTAATTATAATGGTAAACCTTACATAGCTGGAATGGAAGGTATTTACGATATGGGTCGCAGTATATCCAGTATTGTGGTTGGTCAGTTACAAAAAGATGGTGAGAAGACTGGTATTTCTCCTTTTGTGTGGAATAGGCTCATGTCAAATATAACGGAGTGATCCTTTATGAGACGAAATCTAGATAGGTTACAGAAGGAAGTACAAGAGGGAACCACAGTAGATAGTGCTGCTGTGATTGTCTCGGAGATTATGCAGGAGACAGAAGATGGAGGTCACTGGTCTGATTGGTATAGCCCCCGCACCAATATTGTTTCCGTAAAGGGTGAGCGAACCGGTGAGAGATACTTGATCTGGCTTATAAACAAACCGGAGAATGGTTACCCACACCCCCACAAGGATGTTGTGGAGTGGATGCCCTACAGCAACAGAAGTAAGGCAAAATTTACAACTCACAAAATGCCCGCTGCACAGATTGGTGTAGACGGAATAGGCTTCATACGGCAAAAGACAGACTATCGGGTGGATATTGTTAGCACCACCTCCTCCCTTCTGTATGGTGGAGATTCTAGCAGTCCCCCTCACGAGCAGAAAGTCATTTCAGGGCGACAGTCGACGGATATTAATGAACGTACAGGCATCTCTTTTGATCTAATTAATGGGAGTGTTTTAATTAAGGGGCATGACAGCGCAATTGAACTTAAAAGTGGTGGAAGTGTGTATGTGCAAGGACCTATCAACACAGAGGAAATGAATTCAACAGGACCACTGACAGAAAACTGGCTCGGCAAATTACTCCCCGAGTGTCTCCCTATCTTTCCAGCATCTCTAACAATGCTTCCAGATCCTAATAAACTACTTAACATAGCTGGGAAGGTTGCAACAATAATTGAAGGTCTGAAGACAATGCAGAAACTAGCAGAGGAAATGTAGCTCTGTGTTTAATATAGCGGACAAAACCCTAGGCTGGACAGAAGATGGTGATCTCCTAATACACAAACCAAGTGATAGGCTCGCTTCTGTCGTAGGTTTTGATAGTTTGAAACGGAGAATCATGTTCTATTTAAGGACCCAACCTGGTGATTACGGCTATGATGTTGGGGCGGGAATAGGTCTAGAGAACTTTGCCGGCCGTCCTAATACAGACGAAAATAGAGAAATGATATACCAAAATATCTTTGACAATTTGTATGACGACAGCGTTACGTATCCATACCATTTTAGTGTTGATGTGAAGAAGGCTGAACGCCATGATGTAAGTATTACTATAAATGTAACAGGACCAACAGGCACAACAGAGGTGGCGCTCATCTTTGATTTGGAACGTGGATACATAAGAACGAAGGAGGAATTTATAAGCGACATAGAAGAAATTACCCTACCCTATGGGCAAGAGGAAAATGAGAATATATATCTTAAGAGGAAGAATAGCTAAATGCCACTTGTAACACGAACGAGGAGTGAGGTCTTAACCAGGCTCCGTAAACACTTTGAGAATGCCGGGCTCAATGCCTTTAATGAGTCTGGAACACCGGAACACGCCATCTTAAACATGATTGCTGATGAGATGTCGAGTATTTATTCGTTTGTAGAGCTGAGTTACAATGGTCTGCAGATATCAACAGCAATAGGTATAGATTTGGATAACCTGGCTGCTATTTTTGGTATCACAAGGAATATATCCCAACCGGCTATGGATAATAGTGACTCCAATTTCAAATTCTATATTGACCCCATCCTGGGAATTGACGCGAGTACTCTAGCAGCACAACATGGCCTCAGCTCCATAATTATACCGGAGGGGACAATTGTGTCCAATGCGGGTACAAAACAGTACCGCACTACAGCGTCGGTCTCTATGTCCGGAAGTGATACACAGGTATTTGCCCCTATAGTCGCAATGTCTGTCGGATCACAATACAATGTTGAGGCGGGTATACTAACTGCGCATAATTTAGGGTCTATGCCAACACTTAGAAATATTGCTACCAGTATTAGATGTACTAACCTCCTTCCTATTACTTCGGGGGAAAGTACTGAAACAGATGCCGATCTGAGAGTAAGAGTAACCAGTGCGTATTCCATAGGAGCCACCAGCAACCTCCTGGCAATTTTGGAAGCGGCTCGGGGAGTCGCGGGAGTAGCTGATGCAAGTATTGTGCCTTATGTCTATGGCTCTGGTACACTTGCTGTCTTTGTAGAGAGTACTGCCCCTGTTGTTGCTGTTGGTACAGTACGTGCTGTGCAAGAGGCGGTCGATAATGTTGTGGCCGTCGGCAACCGTGCTTTTGTTAGGTATCCAGATTATAAGGCCTTGAAGATTAGGGCTGAGGTAACTCTTGTTGCTGGTACTGATGGAGACTCTTACATACAAAGTACCAGGACACAGATCACAAACTTTATAAACAACCTCCCCCGGGGGACAGCATTTAACCCTGACCATCTATTATCCATCCTAGAAGGTCCTAATGTTATTAATGCTACTATCCTGCGGGTTCAGTATGGTGATTTTGATATTTACACCAGGAAGATACTGAATTTACAAACCTTCCTACCAGTTACACAGGAACTTGGACAGACAGAGAAATGGTACACTAATTCTACAATGATAGATATTTGTTTCCCTGGAGCGAATGAGTAAGCTTAATAACAGAGATAACCACAACTCCTCTAGAACACCCTTACGTCTGTCACGCCTTCCAGAGTGGATCAAGAAGGGCACAGATTCAACTATCTGGTCAGTAATTAATCCTGCCTGCCTATCTGTAGAAGATGCTATTGAGTACATTGGGTATGCTTTTGGGGACGCCACACCAGCCGCATTTGACCCACATAACCAGAATCCTACCTACGTTGCTGGCCCCCTAACTGGAGATATTAACGCTACTTACCATGTTAGTGGGGATATAGATATTATTAAGACACAGGAATTAGAGGAATTCTTCTTTGGACCACCTACGCAGGTAGTTGCGGAGGATGTTATAAGGCCAATCCCGTATGCAAAGCGTATACCTACCGATATTCATTATATACACAATTGGCAGATGGACGGGACTGGTGAGTCATTAAGTGCTTTTGCTTTATTACAAGAGAATGCTTATACCGATAGGGATGCCTTTCTCTTTTATGATACCAACTGGACCCCTGTGGGAATGAGTAATGTTGACAAGAAAACACAGAATTATAATAACACCGGCGCGGATGAGTGGTTAGGTCTCTCCACAGATGGTTTACAAGCAACACTTAATCATATACCTATATCTGGTACCATTCAGGTGTTAAATATTATGGATCTGGACGATGGTGGACAAGCACAGCCAATCAACACCAATTTCTCTGTTCAAGGGTGTGATATAGTGTTTGATAACCCCATCATAGGATCTGGTATGTATATAGTTGAATATGACTATGTACCCAATTACACACTTCGTTGTTTTACCCCATACGCCTGGGTAAGTGATAGTTACATGCAAGAGTCTCCAAGCTTCAAAGCTAGTTACCGCGGAGTTTCTTCAGACGATATAATACTTGATCCCGATGTCTCAACCTATTTAGCTAGTGGAGACTTACACAGCCTCGTTAAGCTGAGAGGTACAACTACCACAATTCATCCGAGGGAAATACTTTTTAAGGACAGTATGCCCTACCTACGCAGCCATGCTAGTGTTCTACGCCCTGGAATGTCGGCCCTGGTAAATTATTCAGGGACACGATACTGTGTTGAGGAGTGGACGAACCCAACCTCAGGCGATTTTCTGTACGAGGTGGGAATTTTAGATGACTTTGTGAGTACAAATGTTAATATGGTGAGCGTCTTTAATACTGGCGGGGCCGATATTACTTCAGACAATGCGATAAGTATTTCGGGTGATTGGGTAGTTATTGACTCAAATGATACCCTTTTGGAGCCGGTTAATGTAAGAATCAATTATGAGTATAGTAGTAGTGGTTGGTACACGGCAGAGACTTTACCGGGGGCTTATGATATTTACGAGGGCTCCTTAGCAATATCAGGTAATTTTGAGGGCGCTGTGATGCCGGCAGTTGGAGTACCTGTTGGAGAGGTTGTATCGGGAGCTATATCTGATCTTCAGGTGCCCAGATTCACACTAGAGAAACATCAGGACATAGTTAGTACATCCTATGGGAAAGAACCTATGCTGATAGAGGATATATCCGCCGAGATACCTGTTTATACCCTGGACCGTGTTGGTCAATATCTGAAAAGGACTGCACCCCTTAGTATGAGGGAAGAAAATTATATGGCAGCGGTAGATATAGAACCGTTCCCAGGCCCCTTATCTGGCTTACTATACCTAGATTATCCAGAGGTGTATGAACAGCTTGAGAAATGTAATAACTACCTCGACCCAACACTGAGGAACAGGGAATTCCTTTCAGTTCGAAAATGGAGGAAGTGGTTGGTCCTACTCTCAAAACAAGGCCTTCCAGAGCCAGAGACTAATTACTGGACCACCAGTAGTACTGATACTTGTTACCTAAACTTTATTAATATGGATACCAACCAAACGGATAGGCTGAGTAATGGAGACAAAATGGAATATGAAATATCAGTCCCGAACCTTGAGATAACTTCCTTCACCTTTGACTGGGATGGCAATATATGGATTGTTGGTTTCAAAGTAGGAGAGGGGGGTAATTATACTTCCCACTATGTAAAATTACAGCCAAGATATGATTACTGCATTAGTGTCCCAGAGGAGGACGATGCAATGATGGAACGGGTATACTTCCGCGAGTATTATCCAGAGGGCGTGGAGAGAACATCAGATGTCTAACCAGGAAACTATCCAACCTAAAGAATCACAGGTATGGAATTCTCTCGATGATTGGGGACTTGCCTTTGGTATTGAACGCTTACCCGCCGAGGAAAATAAGGAATTTAGGGAGAGACTGTACAAAGTAGCCGGGGCCCATGGAAATGCTAGTCTCCAGGGTATTGTGGATGGAATTTCAGCCAGTCTTGGATTGGAAAGTTGGAAAACATCTGGTAAGAAGCATTTTTACTTACGATTTACCCCTGTAGAGAGGGACGACGATAGTAACACCTTCCCCATCACCGTAACTATTGATGGAGTTCCGCAGACACAACTCATTGAGTATCTGGAGCCTCCACGGGATTGGATGGCGGGCTCATATATGTATACAGCCCCCGCGGGGTTCATTGTCTGGCGCGATGATGAGGGATACTACACCAGACACCTGGAGTTTCTGGAGGCACCAAAAACAGGAACTGATATTACAGTTACCTATTATACCAGAACAGAGTCTGACGAAATTGTAAAGGTAGTAGAGACTGAGGCCGAGAATAAAGATATTATACCGGAAGGTGTGGAACTACCTGCCGACAATCAAATTAAGGTGGACATACTCAGTGATTTTGATTTTCAGTCCAGACATATGGCTATGAATAATATGATCAGCAATGATCTGATGAGTTATGTGGACGAGGTTAATTCTCCTTACCCCTTTCAGTGGGGTACCTTTGAGTGGGATAACTTCCGCTGGGAGGTGGGCGGAGATACTTCTGTTATACCGTCTTATTTCGATTGTGTATCCGCCTCTGGAGATCTAACCTCCGGAACCGGGTACGGCAATGATCTTAAGGTTGTAGGAATAGATGACTTTACCCAACAACCACACATTATGCCGGGCTTTGTATACTACAGGGATAGAGAATACTATTTCTACAACTCCCTACAGATGCAGGATATTCCATCCGGGGATATTAGTATAGTCCTATCTGGTAGTATTAATGCCTCAGGAGCGTATGGCCCGCCAATCGATCCGGCTCCTGTTGTCTGTACTGCCGGACTAAGTACCGAAGGGCTTATAATCGGCCATCCCAGTCACTACATAGATGGAGATAGTCAGACATTTAATGCGTCAGGAGAGTATATCTTCGGACTTGATTCAATACCTTCTGATATGTCCACCATAAGAGCACAGCGCACCACTCCGGGAAGTGGTGGTGAGCTGGACACTACTAAGCCGGAGCCTGCTGCCTACTTTCCCTGGAATAATAGTGTCATAATAAGATCGCCCCTGACAGCCGGACAAACACTGAAGGTTACTTGGGCTACTGAAAAAACAAGGCTATTCCTTAATGATGTTCTCGATGGTGCGGTGGGTGGCTATAACCTGGCAATGAACTACCGCTATGATCATCGTATCCCATCTGAATCTCTTACCACATTAGATACTGTGGTAAATCCTGGGGATGGTTCTCTCGGCTGGCCGGCGAGTGGCGCACACCACCATACTGTGATCTTTAGTAATACTAAACTACTGAGAGGTCGTTTACTTCCTACCATTTTGGTAACTGAGGATGAATACGATCAAATCTTCGACTATGCTGACGAAGAATTCACCTCCGGCCTAATGTCCGAATATATGGCCCTCGGTGGATTCGATCATGAACACAAAATAACTGATGGTGGTTATATTAGTTACGAGGTCGTTGCTTTACCTGATGGCACAGAACTCCAACATACACACACCATAGTTGTGCCGGGAGATTATGGTTGGTATGACCCCACACCAAACAAGCTCCGCAGACGTTCGGACTTAACCACAATCGACCTGGGTACAAAGGCTGCAGAGACTTACTTAGGGCACATAAAGGATCAGGCTAATGCTATACCCAGAGTTGAGGCAGATTATTTCACCACCTACCCAACCTCCGGGGGATTACAGGTATCTTTTGACAAAGAAATTATTGAAGGCACAATACAGTATGAGGGAGCTGAAGAAGCAACACCCATACCAGTCCCACCTAACCATTGTCCACCGATAGATGAAAGTGCCGTTGGTAAAATACTTGCCATAGGTGGAACCCTAGCAGCTACCCGACTTGATTTGTATCCCAGTACCTCAGCCGTAGCATCAGGTGATTTCGCCCTTACTATACGGGCCACGGATTATGAGAGTGGTGGGGTACCAGATGCTCAAGTTACATTATCCTGTCCCACTAACAGTTCTGGGAATTATTGGGTAATGGATTCAGATGACGGCTCCCCCATAGAAGGAGAGAATGTTCCAAAGACAAACACCGCCGGCCTACTTCATAGGAGGCTGGTACTCAATCCTTCTGATCCAGCCATAACTAAGGGGGAGATATTACCTATTAAAGCAACAGCAATATCTAGGACTCCTTACGAGATAAGACCACTACCAAGTGGCATTAACGAAACCGGGACTACACTTAATGAAGCTGAAAATATTACATATTATATTTATGAGGTCTCTAAGACCATACCAATTTACTACGTAGGAGATTAACAATGGATAACATCCAACTTATTAGTTCAGGACAGTATTTCAAAGAAGATGGCACAGAACTAGCTACACCGGGGCGCTTCAATTCCATCTTTGATGAAATTAATACTAATGCGACTAAACAATTTACTCCTAACCCAAGTTGCGATGCGCAGTCCGACCTCGTGACTTATATTGAAGACACACTTTCACCTACAACTTACCCAAGTTCGGTGGTAATAAGAGATGTAACTACCTGGCCCATACGCATGCTTAATAATGTTAATATCCAATTCAGTCTCGCCGACGGCCCAGGCCGGTTAGAAGTACCAGCGGGTAATAATGGCCCCGGAGCATACGTCGAATGGGATATAGGAACATACACAGGGGACCTGGGTAGCCATGGTGTTCGGGCAGTGACCGTCCAGATGACAGCTACCTGGGATGATAAAACTAAGGTGTCCTACACAACATTCAACCTGGTAAGCCCTCCTGAGAAAGGCGATCCGGCACTTACGCAAATTCATACTATGTGTCATGTTAATGATACTGATATACCTCTTAATTCTCCAGTCTCAGGGGAAGCAGAATTCACCTTTCAGGATATATCTTTATACCCATTTGGTGATACCATAGAAAGAGCATGGCAATTATACCGTGCTGATGACTTTTCCACCGAGCTCTTAAGTACTGCCCCTAATTCCTATGTCGGGACACTAACAGGTACACCAGGCGACCCAAATTTCTCGGGGGGTGTCAATGGTACTCCAACTTTACGGGTTCCTGTAAAGATACCAGGGGCATACAGGCTTCGGCAGGCAGTAAAGGGAAATTTTGATGAATCCTCAGGGGATCCATTCACTACAACTATGCTGGTTGAGTCACTTACTGGCGTTAATGTTCATCCCTACGCAGCATTTACCTTAACAAATGTAGGCGGTCAACCTATATCTCCCACGCGGTTGTATATAAACCAATCCAAGGGCAGCTCCACCATTGAACACCCAGACTATACAAACGCAAAATCCCTTTTTCAATCTAGTGACCAATACCATTACATCGAGGTTAGATGGGGCAGAGACTCCGATCAGGCAGGTAATAATAGTGATGCCCGGCTTTTTTCAATGTCGGTATTAGACCTTGGGGACCTCAATATAATTCCCGAGGATAACACTGATTACTTTCTGGTAAATCTTAACGACGGCGGCAGTGGTTCGGATTGGTGGAACGGTAACTATTTCTGGATCCTGGGTCTGAATATTTCTGGCTACTCCATAATTGATACGCTTACTTATAGTGAGGTTCCTGCTGGCGGCGGTAAAGTTGGAAGCTACTATCAAAGTAGTATACGTAGTGATAGTTTCTTCAGTAACCTGGTCATAAAAGTCCCAGCGGGTACCTTACCCGCCACAACTATAAACAACATACACTCTATCTCTACATGGCAGATAGGCCCCGGAGCTGAGAAATATAAGGTGGAACTAAAGGTAATCTCCTCGGAGGGTGGGACTTCGACTATTATTGAACCATGGAAACAAGTTTCTTTTCTAGGCCTGGATGGGTTACGACCCGCCCCAATTAGGTACCGCTTCCTCAATATACCTGAGGGACTAGAGTTATTCGCCTCGGTAACTAGTATTAATGGTTCAGTTGCTTCTACTCCAAATACCACAGAGTCCCTTATTGTAGGATATTCCACCGATTGGCTACCAGAGGCTCCTACTAATCTCTCTTTCACACCCCATACCTTTGGGGTACAGCTCTCCTTCGATCCTGTTGCTGGTGACCCAGTTGCTGGTGTCGATTATTATGAGATTGCTTATGGAGATAATGCTAATATACAGTTTGATAGTAGTAACATGGTGATCTGCACACGTAGTACTATGGTCAACCTAAATGCTGAGGCAGGCTCCAATGTGTATGTTAAGGTTCGAGCAGTTTGCAGTTCAGGACTAGCAGGCCCATCAACTTCTGGTATGCACAGTGTTGCTGCGGGGTATATGGATACTCCCGCAGTTCAAATGAATACAGGTTCCCGGGTAATAGATTCATCCAAGACATCAAGGGAGGAAAGGACAATTAGCTATCATGCAAATAAAAATCCCGGGACCATAATAAGTATGGGCGTCTATGTTTATAGTATGACTAACAACACAGGGCTCGATGATTTTGTCACTATCTATAATGGAGATAAAACCTCTTACTATTCCATTCCTATCTCCGGAGTCGGATATTATACGGATGATAACTTCCCCGAAATGTCTATAGGAACAAATGAGAACGTATGTATTGCCAACTGGCATACCTCATGGGACAATACTGTACCTCAACAGTTCAATGATATTGAGGTGAGTGTTGATTACACAATTAAACCCCTAACCCCTCCCACTGTTATTAAACAGTCCAGGTAAATGAGCCAACTACGTTTCAAATTGGTTGATAATGTAACCTCAACAGCTTCACTTGCTGCTATTTACTCAACGGCGGGACAGGGCAGTTACTCCCTAAAATTAGAGCCCGGAGTGGCGGCTAAACTACGAGCCGCACAGAGTTATAATGCTTCCTCGGGGGAAAGCGACTACGGACATTTTGAGTTCGGGAATAATCAACCGGCGAGTGGTTACTACAGTCTTCCCTTTCCCTGGCCAGTTCCAAACTCAGATAGTTATGATGATGTTAAGTCAGATATGTTGGTGGGGCCACGAGACCAAAACGTTTGTTGGGTTATTTCTGAACCTAATGGTACCCATATAAAGTGCGGAGATATTAGTAATATACGGGTAAATAATCTTAGAACAGGGGGTTATCTACCAATAACAGAGACACAATACCGAGGAACTCAAGAGGATCTATGGGATAGTACCCCTCTCAATACTACCTCTGGTCAATATGTCAGATTGGTAATGGGCGCTGATCAAGTTGTTGATGCTGTACCGATGGCTTCCTTCACCGAATATGTTGTAGAGGATAGTTCTCTCGTAGATAGACAGCGCCTCTTTCAACCCATACCAACCTTCACCGACTGGAGTCTCGAGAATGTAGAAGGCACTTGTGTTATGAAGGTAGAGGAAAATTATGTAGACGAGTTTAGTATATCAGGACAACTGAGAGATATTACATGGCAAAACGATCCATTTAATCTTATAGAGGTTAGAGTCCCACGCAGGAACTGGTATCAGCCATGGTTCGCACAGGTTAAAAAGGCATCCGAATTCTTTAAAGGCACATTCATCTCTACAGAGGATATTAACCAATCACCAAGACCTCCACTCGTTGTGGACGAAGTTCCATCCTTTGTTAATCGTTCCCTTCTCGCCCTCTGTCAGGGTAACGTCAATATCTTGGGCAATGGGAACGATATTATAGATCTTGAGGGGGATGGTAATTGGGCCGCGGGAATTGTGTTAAAGATAAATGGTGTAAAGAGGAATGACCTCATCAAAGATGTTCTCGAAGAAACAGGACACGTACTTCTCAGGCGGCCAATTGGAAGGGCCAGCCGAGTTACTACATCCTACGCGGTCGATCCAGACTCCTGGGTCGAGATATCCTCCGTGGACCTAAATCCCAGACCTAACCACCTAAAACCACAATGGATGGATGGTTTCACCATTAAGGATAGTACTCTCACACTTTATGTTCAGTCTGGAGAGACAGGGCAACTTCTTATAGGGGCCTCAATTAAGCCCGGCAGCCTTTACTACTACGACGCCGATTCTGGTGATCCCAGTGACTACCTGCAAGAGGACAAACATATCTCAATCGCAAAGATATTTATACCTCAAAACTCCAAGCCTATCCTAATCGATGTACGCCAACAAGGCGGCGGTTTAAGACCTGAAGATCAACTACAGAATCACCTTTATGATATTAAAAGCCATACCAAACTCGGTTTCTATTACGGGTACCCCATTAAGGGTAATGCTGTTATTATAACTCTTCCACAACTGTTATTCGAATCCTTTTACCGTCGCTTCCTGGATAAGAAGGTAAATACCGTAGATAACAAAACAGACACCAGCAATAGACCCCTGGAGGTGTTCGCCCTTACCGAAGAGCCTTACCTCGATTATTCCCAATACAACTGGGTAAGAAGAACATGGACTACCCAACCATTTACAGTTACCATAACAAAAGAAGGTACAAATCACATAGCCCTTGATACTACTGACTATTCCAACCGTACCCAATTACCTACCCTCGACCCTTATGCAAACACAGAAGAGTATCTCTTTTACTATAGAGACGGAAAGATATATATAAATAATAGTGACTACGATAGTTTGGCTGTCGACTATACCTATCTATCCGAGGAGGAAGAGATTATTGAGGATGCATACGTAACAACCAGGAACTTCATAGCCGAGGCAATTAGTAGGATGTTTCCAGCTGGCACATATTTAGTACTACGTTACGAAGAGGAAAAGGATTTTGGCCCGCAAGCTAAGGCTCGTATGCAACAATATGTATATACCACCGATGACTCCGGCAACCTTATAGATGTAGGTAAGATATAATAGCTTATGCCTGTTAGCAACAAATTAAAACAAGTCCGGGATGAGGAGATTCTACGCCTGGCCAGTAGCATGGCTCGGCAATTTGGGGTTACAGACCCGCTGGAGATACAAGAGGTAACAGAAGCCGTTCAGTTATCCTTTGACACAACAGGGCCCCTATTAAAGTATTCACCCTCCACCATGGCCGACAGTGGGAAGTTTCGTAACGATACACGTAATGCACTGATTAATATTATAGCCTTCCTCATACAAATAGAGGAGATAGAAAGAGGCAGGACAGAGCTTGAGAGTAACAGTCGTAAATCCTTAGATAGTAACGAGACACAGGTCAAATTATTAGAAGACTCCTACATACAAACTGACAGAGACTTGCTTCAGATAGAATCCTTCTCCATTAGAAAAGCACGAGGTAGTTATCAGGGCGTCCAGGTTGATGGAGGTGTCCTTAAGATAATCTCCCACGATGATGCAGCTGCAAGGCGGGTAAAAGGTATTGAGGCGGCAATCTACCCAACAGCGGCAAGTAATCAATTTATAGTACACGAAACCGTGGGTGACATTAATTCTGTTCTTAATACCGAACCTGGTTCAGGAATCTGGGGAGTTAATGTGTATACACCTGCTCAAGAATTAACCACGTACTGGAGCCAACCCCTCTCCAGATCTAGTATGTCAGAGGGAGCGATGCGTGCTTACCATGGAATATTAATTGATCTAACACTAAAACTAAAGGACCCAATAGACGTAAATTACCTCGGAGCTAAATTTCTTACGCCTAGTAAATTAATAAGAGTATATACATACAGCGGACAGGGGAGCGACGACACCCCCTCATGGCAACCAGCGGTAGACGCCGGGAACCGATTTGTGCAGTCTGAGGGGTATGAATATGATATGGAACTTTACAATTTCGGGGAAGTGTCTGGGGTCACTGATGTTCGTATGGTATTTAATGTGGCCCGGCCGGAGGACACGGTTCCTCAACTATATTTACTGGAGAAAATGTATACTCGCGGAGAAGTATTCCGTGGTATAGCTACAGATGACTTGAATTTTGAGGAGTATATACGCATGGAGGATAACTTTCTTTACCATTTTGGCCTACACAACATTAAAGTCCGTAATCGCAAATTGGGTGCAATAACCTCACAACCAGCTCCGACTCCGAGCCTGAAGAAGTACCCGAGGATGATATAATAGCGATGAGCGGTGGAGGTACAGGAGCGGGGTATAGCTCAGGTACTACCTACATATCCCCGGGCCATAAAGTAGAGGGGAAAGCTATAATAGGCGCTGGAATCATAAATGTACAGGAAAGCAACCAGGATATATACGGTGCGCAAAACTATACAACCCTCTTCCAGACAGAAGAGGGGGTAACTATATCCTCAATGCCTTTACTACCTGAAGGACGAAGTGTGGATAAGATACAAGAGAAGATATGGGTACGGGGTGATGGGTCTTTTGAAACCCTTTTCCCGGTGCTCACACTTAATCAAGGCGAGTCAGACTTAACCACTCTAACCGGTCGTTTTTCACAAGGAAGCATTTCTACGAGGACAACATTTCAGGCTCCCCCTGTTCACAAAAACACCTATATTACCCTGGTATACAGTACTTACCTAGTGTCTAGTTTTGCCTGTTGGGATCAAGATGATGATGAGATTGTGGCGCCGTCTGATGTAATGTTATCTGATCATACATATAAGGTAATTAGAATTACCGCAGGGTATGCTGATGTTGTTTATGACGAAAGCGGACCCGCGGTTTCCGTTTATGACGCCGCTGCGCCTATATCCACAGAGGTACAGGAGACTTTTGAGTCCTCAGGTTCAACCGTTTTAGAACTTAGAACAACACCATGGATAGACTTCCAGAGGTACTGGAGTGGTGGTGACAGTTATACCCCCATAGAGGTTTTCCTTACTCCCTCCGGAGGAGGCGACCCAATTTCTCTCCCGGATAGAACTTTCTACTCCAACCGATTACTACAGCCTACTCTCTCAGGTATTGACCTGGAATTCTTTCTCCGGGGTAATTTAGTCTTCTTAAACACGGCAGATTTCGCAGGAGCTCAGGTCATCTACCACACGAAGTGTGAGAAGGCCAAGGTCCAAATTGATATGCATCCTAAGGGCGACATGACACCATGGGTTAGTGAATATACCATTAAATTCAGAGCACAAATTGACTAAGCAGATCATAAAAGCACGTGAGCTATACCTGGAGAAGCTGGGAGAGTTCCTGGCTGAGAATAAAAACCAGAGTGAGGAGGGTAAGTACTTCCAGGCCCTACGCCTATTAGTTGAGGCATTTAGGGATAGGCCTTATATTCACCTCCCCGTAGAGGGAGAGCGGGCTACCAGCAAGCCCTTGGATGATGTCTTCCAACTTCTTGAATCAGAGCACGGCGATATTGAGGGTAGTGTCGACAGCATTATAAACAGTTTGGAGGAGGTAGAGAGTTCCTTGGGGCTGCAAGTTGATGAGGTTCAAGCCCTCGTAACCAGTCTTGAAATGGATATAAATAGCCGCCGTCTTAAATCAGGGGCCGGAGAAGAGGAAACGGACTATATAGAGCTGGAGGAAAACTTTGCAAGGTATGGCCTTACTCTGGAGGAAATTAGTTCATTGGATCAGACTTCCTTCATTGATTCTGTCGAGTGGATACCAGCAACAGGGATGGGAGGTTATCTTTGGTTCGGTGATGTCTCAACTAATCATACCTCACCAACAACACAGGGACTCATTGATATTAACAATGAGGTCGTAACAATTCAACATTTATGGATGACTGGTACTCTAAGTACTTCTCCACTAGAGCAAGAGCTTATAGCAATTATAGGAGACGATACCGGGCTTGGACCGGAAGATGATATGGAGTTTAGTACAGATGCCACAGAGTCAGAAAACCCACCCCCATTTGCGGAGGGTGTTTTGGAAGTCAACCTAACAATCCCCAAACAAATTAGTACTGTATCTCTAGGTACTGACCCGACGGATATGGTAGAGAAGGTTATCATCACTGATTTTCAAGGAGCGGAACAGGTTTATCCAATGAACAATGGTACTGTGACCCTCCCTTCTACAACAACCTCTAAAATTGCGTTTCATATTAGTCGTAGTAATAGCCTATCTCCAATGCCCTTCTGGCTTAGAGCCCTTATTATTTCCATCAGTGACTCTGATGGAAACTCTTCCCTCTATGCTCAATTTCACGATGCCACAGGGGATCTAGTGACATCTAGTGGCACGAACAGGAGTATACCAAACAAGAAAATAATACTCCCGGGGCTGGGATAATATATGAAGCAAGGACCTACATATCAACGATATAATATACCGCCAGATGGAAGTTTCACTGAGAATTCTGGTTATGGTGCAAAATGTAAAGTAGAATTTATTTCAAAATCAGATCTCTTGAGAGCTCGCGGTTATAAAACTTGAAAAATCAATGAGAAATTATTGCGATGCCTATTTTTAATTGTCCAGATAATAATTGTAATCATTGTGGAACAGATTTATGTATTTGTTGTCCAAATGGATATGAATCTTTTGATGCTGGTGATACAATTGAAGTAAAATGGCAAGCTCCATATAATTCTACTGATTATGTTGTAAATGTCACACTTTATAAAGGAAATGAATTTGCAGCAATAATAGCAGAATATTTTAATGCCCATCCAACAAGCTATTATCGTAAAAGCTCAATTCCTTGGACAATTCCAACATTTCTTGAACAGCGAGATGATTATAGAATTAAGGTAACTATTATTGCTGGAGACAATCTTGGTCAATCGGATTTTAGTGATAATTATTTTGAAATCGTTAATACTATAAATCAACCTCCTGTAGCTGATGCTGGAGATGATCAAACTGTTGTGGAAAATAGTATTGTACAACTTGATGCTTCAGGTTCATACGATCCAGATGGTGATACAATAACATATGCTTGGAGTGCTCCTGTTGGAATTACACTTACCAATGCAAATAGTGTGAATCCAATTTTTACAGCTCCAGAAGTTACTGAAGATACAGAATATCAATTCATACTTGTTGTTAATGATGGGGAATTTGATTCAAGTCAAGATGCTGTAACTATTACAGTAGAAAACTTCATTCCTAATCAGGCTCCAACTGCAGATGCAGGGGAAGACCAGGATATCAATGAAGGTATGTTTGTTACTCTTGATGGTACAGGTTCATTTGACCCTGAAGGTAGTAATCTAACTTATACTTGGACTGCTCCGGTAGGAATTACATTAAGTAATGTTAATGCTGTTTCTCCAACATTTACTGCACCAAATGTAGATGATGATACTCCTTACTCGTTTACTTTAGAAGTATCAGATGGAGATTTAACAGATACAGATGATGTAACAATAACTGTTCTCAATGTAGCAGTACCGCAGCCTCCTGTAGCGGATGCCGGGGATAACCAGACAGTTGATGAAGGAGATTTAGTTACGCTAGATGGGTCTGGTTCATATGATCCTGAAGGTGAAGATGTGACATATATGTGGACTGCTCCAGATGGAATTACTTTATCAGATCAATCAATTGTAAATCCTACATTTACAGCTCCGGAAGTCATTAGTGTTACTGATTATATATTTACTCTAACTGTAGAAGATCCACACGGATTGTCAGATACAGATAATGTTACAATAACTGTAAATCCAGTTGCTGATCCACCAGTTCTTGGTGGACAATATAATTATAATAATGACGACTATTATACTGCTGTTAGCCTAATTCGGACTAATAGTGGTGTATATAACTTTACGCCTGAATACTTTTTAGGTCCTGGTAATCCATGCAGCCATTGGCGCATTTGCCCTGATGGCCATGAAGGTGCTAACTACGATATTAGCGGTTCTTTCCCTTTCCCTGAATGGGAAGATGTTATCTACTTCAATCATACATATACCGACATTCCAAGTGGTGACTTACTTGGAACGTGGCGCTCATATGTAAAATATATAGGTGATGACTCCTGGACGGAATTCCTTGGAGGCTTGGAGATTACCCAGGATATGTTACCTCAAGCTCTCCCCGCGGAGCTAACTATTGAGGCATCATCTATCCAAAACCACGTTAATATCACTCTTGGAGATGATTTTACCTGGATGTATACCGCCGGGGGTGTATGGAGTGATATTACACACTGTATATACCCCGAGGAGTACTCTAGTCCTTACCTCCTTGCTGATATAGTCCCTGATCAAAGTAATTGTGTTAATTATAGTGATGGGGGTCTATGTCATAATCCTAACGATCTGATGGCAGGTAGTGTAATATCTCAGTATAACTTGTCTACGACGGCGTATGGGCCTTACAACTTAGAACTAACAATAAGGGGAATGACACAAGGATCAATAACATGCCGGCTTGGGTTGGAATCTCCAAGTGCAACATTTAATTCTAACGGAACACACTCAGGAAACATAGAAGCATCCTCTTTGTCCCCAAACACCTTCTATATCTACCCTACTCCCGACTTTAACGGGATAATTGATAATGTCTCTCTCAAACTTTCTGGAGGAGGAGATGAATTAATAAGTAACGGTGATTTTTCCAACAGTCTCCAAGATTGGAGTGGAACTACTTGTTGGGAACATGCCTATTTTCCTTTCCCGATCCCGAAAAATACTGTATCACAGGAAGATTGGTGTGTGAATACCCATGGTCTATGTTTACACACATTTTCCGACGATGTAACGACATGGCACGTTCCCACTTATTATGCCCGGGGGTATTTAGCGGGGGCCTTTTCTGTCTTCCTCGGAACCTCCTCCTATTCTTCGTCAATAAACTATGAAAACTATCCCTTAAACCCTTATGAACTCACAATAACCTGTGATGTTAGTGATATACTTACTGTATACTCAAACGCCCAATTCTATATCTATAATAATAATACTTACCAGAGCGAGGCACTTACACCTGGTAATGGTATTATCACCTACACAGAAACTGCAACTGCAGGTAATTCAGCTAACTTGGAGGGTGATTGGACAATAGAATGGCAGGATGGTAGTGGTTCTACACTAGAATCTATTACCCAATCTGTTCCAGCCGACACCTTCTCACCACCACCCGATTTCGGGAATGTAGATTATTCACTTGAGCATCCAAATGATTGGAACCTCACAATTACCTGTGATGTTAGTGATATACTTACTGAACACTCAGACGCCTTATTCTATATCTATAAAGAGGGTTCCACAGGTACATCTATACAACCCAATGATAATAACACGATCAC